GTGCACTTGCTGACGAAGAAGAAAAGAACTCTCATTAATGAGAGTTCTTTTTTGTTCTGTTATTGTATTTTTTGTGGTATATAATTTTCCACAGTTGCATGAATCCAATATCCACGAACATCTTTGTCTAAGATCACTCTTGTTCCGACATGAATAAATGGAATGATTTGAATTGTATTGTTTACATCTGCAATAGAAGCTGTCTGACTCTTGGAAACATATAATGTGAAGAACTTAGTATATGTCCCCGTTGTATGAATCGTAAACTTGTCAAGACTTTCGGTGATGTGAAGTAATACATACAATTGGTTTGTTGTCATACTTCCATCAAAATGTGTCATGGGGAATAATGGATTTGTTAAAATTTCTTTTTTCCATGCTTGATCAAAATAGGGGAGAATCTGATAATTTGGAATTTCTCTCATGCCCAAATCATCTGATGTGGGATGATAGATCGAGACACCATTGATTTTGGGGATATTATAATAATCATTATAATCGTCATACTCCTCTTCATTCAGATATCCGTTATTCCAAGTATCCATGATATTTGGTTCCACATCTACATTATTCGGATTTGTAATGAAACCCATACTAATATCTTGAAGGTTTGTATGATTGGGATATCCATAAAATGCATATCGCATGTCTTGTCCGATTAATTCATGATTGGACAAGAAGGCTTGTTGATAGGATGTGTATACATTTCCTTCCAAGTCAATATAAACACTATTCTTATTTGACAAGAGTGTGTCATTTACATCATCTACCAATTCAATTAATTCAAAATTCTTTAAAGAAACCAAATTGATTAATTGGAAAGATGTTGGTGATAAGATAATCAGATTCTCAACACCTTTGAGCTGACGACCGTTTACCCAGAACTCATATCTTCGTCTGGACAGGGGTGTTGGAATATATCCGGTTACATCAATGAATCCATTCTTGGGAATATTGTAACAACAATATCTACATACATGCAGATGATTAGAACGAACCACTTGTCTGTATTCTCGATCAAATCCTGATAAATATGGACCACCGTTATTATATGTTAATCGCTTATCATATTGCTCATGACGAATATTGGAGATGGGATAACGAAGTTTGTTAATTGCATCATAGTAATACTCGAAAGGATTCATCATATATGTGCCATCATTTGTAATCTGATCATCGGATGCTTTTTTGTATGTTACCGAGAGATTGATGTCGCATGTGCATGGTGACGAATATGGATGATTTGGAATAAGAACGAATTCATCTGGAATTTCCATATATAATACATATTCCGAAGGTATCTCAATCCATGCATCATCGTTTGTTGTGTAATTTGGTGTGATCATTTCCTTTGACACATCAATATTGATGAGACCACCGATGCAACCATAATCGGAATCATGTAACACTGTACATGTGTATGAATTATTGTGATCCAAGTCTACATTCGAATCGATAATTCGAATGACTTGATTCTGATTTTCATCCACATCAGTAATTCCATGGAATATGATGGATGATACATTCCCATCATATTGAGATTTTCGATTGTCAATACAAATCAACTTGATATCCTCACCAGATAAGAAATTATCAATCGGCTGTATGATTGTTGCAACATATGTGTTCTGATACAATGGCATTGGCGTGTGTGTATCAACCAATGGATTCTTTACCAATACATGATATTCTTTTGCTGTTTCATGGATCGTGATTCTATCACTGCCATAATCATGGAGATATACATCCATGTGACAGAATCTTGGTTTGGGTGTATATGGTCGATCTCCTCGATGTGGCAACCTGTTCCGTTTGATTTTAAATACCATTACATTCTCTGCATCATCGAAATCTGGTTTGCTATCATGAAAATATGATTCCCAGTTTTCTTTGGATTCTTGTGCTTTCGATGTTCCAGTTGCATCATAATGATAGTTTTCTTCCAAGTCCAAATGCTTTCTAACACATAACTTATCATACACATCTGTTTTGATTTCATCCGGATCATCTGGAATATTGTTGTTTGTTGACAGAATCGGTTTGAAACGAACATTGCATGTTTTATCATGCAACGTAATTTCATCAAATACATCTGCTGTTTGATATGCGAAATAAATGAAGATTCTGTCTGCCTCAGGGAACTCTTCATTGTTAATACCTTCGATATATACACGATTGAACGTGCGTACACGATAAGCATCATATGCATCTGTGTCATCAAAATTGGTATAGGTGTATGTGCCAGCCGCGACTGTCTTGACAGTATACGATGATGGTTTAATCCATTCCTTCTTGTCCCAATTATACAACAACACTTCTAATTTACTGGACATGGGAATGTCACGTACATCAAACTCATATGTTCTGGGAAGTCTGGTTCGGTCATTTGTCATATAGGTTTGTGCAGCTTCATATGATGTGACATTATACCACGTTGTTGCATGCTCTGGTTCATCCAAATAAGATGCTAATCTGGAAACCTTATCTTCCATGGATTTTATATCCAATTCCGATTGTTCAATTTGCCGTTGTAATTTGATACGTTTACTTACCGTGGATGTCTGATCCAATTGTGTATGGAACTCTTGTAATTTGTCTTTTTCCTTTGCAATCTTCGATTCTAACTTCTTCATCATTTTTTGATATGTGAGCTTTTCCAAATCCATCACATTATGATCATTTGGTTCGTCTCTTAAAATCGGATACAATTCTGGATCTGTTAATAAAGAACGATTTACATTCATTAACTTCACGCACATATGTGGCAATTCATTCTCATAACGATGCCAACAATTCCATCCCATAAAATGGAAACGATAATGTTTATGTGCTTCATCTGGATATGGATTTGGAATGATGTTATGGAACATGCCATTCACACGAGTATATACATAATCCCCATGTGTGTAAACATACACAGGGTCCCCAGGTACTGATAACATATCGGGATAATCTTCATCGTAGAATTCTAATTCTGGATCATAAGATGGATTATAGTACATCTTGTACTCTGAATTGGAAAATTCATCCAAGAAGTTGGAAATGTTATCATCCAATACTGTACATGAGATATTAGTTGTAAGATACTGATGAATCAATGTGGGATCTGTAATGGGAATCCATTTTGCATGACGGTGATCTACTCGTGCTTCCACGAATCCACGAGACTGGGAATGATCAATTGCTGTGATATAAGCTGGGAAAGTATAATGTAACTCATCATTTGTTGTGATATAAATCTTTTGATTTTCAAAGTATTTACCACCGATAGATGTAACATCATAACCGATTGCGGGATCAACTCTCATTGTGATCTCCGGATGCATAATTTGTGATGGTTTGAAGAATAATTCTGTTGTTGGACAGCTACCGATATCGCTGAGAATGAATCGATTGATATCCTGATTTGATAAATAGATACGATCAATCGATCCCGGTAACATGGTTCTCTTTTGTAGAATCATTTCTGAAGTATGCTGTAATTGTTGATACCGATTACCATATAACATCTCATAATTGGAACCATTCACTTTGGATACAACCGTGCATCCATTGTTGTTTACACGCATATCTTCATGAATGTTTTGCAAATCCACATGTGTATTTGTGGTATGATATAACATTTCCATCGATTGTAATAATTGTGCAGAATTGCTGATTCTACGGAATGTGATACGACCATGACGGTCTCCGATCTTGGTTCCGTCTTTTCGATAGAATGAAAACGTCAAATTTTCCAATGTAGTTCCGTTAAAGAATGCATATTCACAATTCTTACGAATACCACCATGTCTTTTCACAACATATCTTCCATCAATATATTGGGATGCGACATTGAAATATAAATTCTTTGTGCTTGATGTGGACGGTTCTTTCGATGGGGGATATAGATGATTATCATTTGAAGAACTTGTTAACGTGACCATCATGTATGATGGCTGTTCATCCCATGCCGAAATTGTGGTATCTCGATCATCTGGTAATTCTATATCGTCATATTCTTGAATCTCATCAATCACATACATGTCGAATACCTGATTATTCATTACATATGCCACATGTTCTTCCATGTTTGCAATGTAATTATTTTTTGCATCTTCAATGGATGTTAAGATCTCTTGATAAAGATCAAAATCATTTAGATTATTTAATAATCCATTACGGAATAAAGCCAAGTTTTTATACATTGTGGATGGATGATCTTTGAATGTCGTACGTGCAGGTGATTTATTTGTGTCATCCAAATCAGAAACGGCATTTGCAATGGAATCACGATTGTAAAAATACCCATGGTCAATCTGCAAATGTAATTGTTTGAATTGATAAATGTTTTGCTGCTTATGGAATTTCTTGAAATATAAATACAGATTCCGAACACGACGAATGGTATTTGTTTTGAATCCATATCGATAATACATATGCTTCAAACACTTCAACCACCAATCAATACTCCGATACAAGTTTTGATACGTGTCACGTGTAATGGAAAGTGGATTTGTCCACACCCTTGTTGTACCAAAATTCCATTTATAATCAGATTGCAATTTTAAATACACATCCAACAAATTGTCCAAAATACCATTCGTGGTTCCATGTTTCAAAAACGGCTCATTCTCAATGAAAGAATGCAATGTGGTTTGTGCATACAAATCCAGTTTTGATGCTGCCGTATTCTGGAATTCCACCAACGCATCATAAATCTTTTCCAATGCTTCTTTGGAAGATTCTACGACGAATGTATGGTTTACACCAGTCTTGTAATTCGTTTCCAAATAACTAATGAGATCGTGAATACAGTTCAAATATTTCGTACACAACTTAGCCAATTGCGTTTCATAATAATAAGAAAATATGGTATCGGCTGGAGATGTTCCCATGAGCCAATGTTCTTTGTCAATCGACATGTTATCAATTAACATATACTTCGTGTCTGTTCGTGTATAATCTTCAAATGCATACGTATACGCATTATTATCCACATTATTCAGTCCCCTCTTAATACCTGGGATTCCGTAATATAGATGCACATTCCCATCATTCAAAGGATTTGACGTTTCTGAATCAGAATTAAAACTTGCGTGGAATTGCGAAAAGTTCATGGGTATGGTTGGTTGATTTTCAAATGCTTTTGATATGTTATAATCCAAATATCTTTCATCAAATTTGTCATTTGTTAAGATATGATAGAACATCGCTTGTGAATTATCATCACCATCATTCAATACAGAAAGTGTATAAAATAAGTAGTTCAATGCAAACGGTGCTCTTTCGGAAGATTCTGTATACTGATGGATCTGGTCAGATGTGATATTCGCACGATCATATTGTATCTGAGACCAGTTTGTGTGAATCAAATCCTTTGTATCAATCTTACCACGTAACATGTCAGACATGACTTGCACAACGGTTTCGTCCGAATATGTTCCATATAAGATCTTCGACAATTTCATCAATTGATTTTCGACATCCCAATATCTGATAAAGCCAAGATAACGTTCTGTCTCTGTGATGAAGGTATCATAATCCAATACATCTGTCAAGGTAAATGTATCATCAATTTCTTGTGCACTTGGATAGAAGGTATCCGTATATAATACGAAGAATTTGAACATATCATCTTCATATAGATTGTCATTGATATAGAAGGTATTCTCGATTCCTTTGAAACGTTTAATATTGGGATATGCAAATACCCATGCTTGGTCGTCTTTAGAATATGCCAATGAAATGAAACACTGTTCTGCGATTGGTCGATTGAATCGATTTGGTGATGCCTGCTCTAATAAGAAATTATCAATATCAGCTTGTATGTTATTGAATACTTGTAATGATTTACAACCACGATATGGATCCGACAATCTTTCCATAAGTGCCTGGTATCCGCTTCCATAGAATGCTGGATGAATGAGATCACGATAATCATATTTATTATCCCAATCATCTTTTGAGTAGAATGTTAATTGATCAATGGATTCCATGAAATCCGAGAATTCTGATACCAAGTCTGAAGAAACCAGATTTGTCAACAATGCACCTTTCACATATGCTGTATAATATGGATATAAAGACTGGTATACATTCCTTAATGGCTCAATTACTTTCGTTTTGAACTGTTCATATGTTTTAAAATCCTTCATCAATAATGCTTCTGTTACTTTGGAAATGGTTTGACGGTGTGTTTCCATATACTGATACAGATTGACACATTTCACCAATACGTCAAACTGTAAATCATATGTTCGATCAATACAGATTGGAGGTGTGCAGATGGGTGGATCATAAAAGGGTGTTGCATCCTGTGTGGAAGCAATGATGGGATTTCCATCCAAATTCACAACGGGATTATTTAGATCCGTATAAACAGGACGATTATGTGTGAAATTCATATAGTTTAATGCGGGAAAAATACCATTGATTTCATGTAAGAATTTTGTGTGATAAATCATCATTGTTAAACCAGTAGGCTGATAACGTTCCAACATTTGTAATGCGGCAGTCTGTAAATGGGGAATCCATAGCACACCCTTCTCATCAATCGTACCAAAGTTTGGAACAACTTGTACTTGCTTGGCATAATCATCCATATAAATATCAACAATGCAATTCTGGGATACATCAGATATTTTACAGGTGTCAAACTTGAGATAGGTTCCATTAATGTCAGATGGGGAAAGTTGCATTATTGTCACATCTGTTTGGTCGAGTTTATAAATGATGACTTCCGCATCGCCCAAACCGCCATATGCAAACTTAAAACGGAATCCATAATCATTGAATCCCACATAGAATTCATTACAGATTTTGCCATTGATGGTACACATCAGTGAGAAATCCAATAGTTTCGTATATGCATTCGTGGTGAATTCCGACACGTGGATGTATTGTTGATTTACAGAATCATGCATCTTGTTTAACTTTTGACGAATGAATTCATCACGTTCTCCAAAGTGTAATTGATCATATGGAACATCTGCAATGTAATAAGAGGATCCACGTTCCATATGAATGCTTTTATCACTCAGATTATCAGCATGATAGATAACAGCATGTGTATTTACCAACATCTTACCCATGGCTCTACGTAATGTTTGTTCATACGTTTTTACCATGGCATCATCCACATCTTTAAAACTATAATTGGATTTGGACAATAACTCCATTAGCTTTTCAAATCCATATTTGTTACCCATAATTCCGAATGGCTGTTGCTGTAATAATTCAGAATGGGTTTCTTGTAAACGTTTATAACGATTTCCGATATCTACCCAACTGGTATCATATGCTGTGAAGTATTTGTGAAACTCATAAAACCAGTCGTTGTAATTCATTTTCATATCATCATCTCCTACAATAAAAGTTACAGATTCGTGAATGGGGGCTATTAGCCCCCATTTTTATTCTTCCCATATTTTCTTGCAAGCCCTTTTGAGCTCAATCAAAAGTTTGTTACCAGCAGCATTTACCACAAGTGATGGTACCATACGTTTTAACACAGACGTTGGTGCTTGGAACAAGTCGATTGGTTCGTCCGGACGGAATTCGGAATATGGTTCCAATCCATCAGGAATGATTTCTGAGATAACTTGTTTACATGCGGAATAGTCTGCGATCTTATCTCCAACAGATACTTCATCATCATGTGCGATATAAATCTCCACTAAGACATCACAATAGATACCCTTGATGGAAGGAGTTTTCAATGGTTCAGTTGGACGATCATACAGTGTTCCCAATTTGTAAACAGTACTTGTACCATCATACTTATCCAAGATCTTACGCTTTGCACGATTTTGTTTAAAGTGTTCAGATACAATTTTAAACAGAGAAGGAGAGAGTTTATCCAAACTCTTATTTGTATAGATACGAACATCTACAACCTTACCTGCGTTCTCTGCTTTTTTAATTCGTTTAAAGGAATCATCTTCTGCAGTTGCTCCAAATGCTTTCAAGAAGTTGTCGACGGATTTATCACCGACATTACCCAAGCCAAATGTTAATAATGGATCTCCGACTTCGATTTCATCACCGACTTGTACAATCTTATCCACATCTTCTGTCGCATCTAATTTGATGATTTCTTTCATAATAACAGTCGTTGACATTTTTTTGGACAGTCTTGTTGTCATCGCACCGGCATCTTCATATGTGAAATAGTTACCATAGAATGCCACTTTACCAATCGGACCAACATTCATACGAACTTGTCCCATGGAATCTTTCGTAAAGTATTTTTCATGATATGCCAGAATGTCATTCTTTTTAAATGATTCACCGGGTTGGAAATTTGGAACCAATTTGTTATTCACATAGAAGCCAGAACCAGAGTTGAATCCCATCTTATCTCCCACAGGAACTGCTTGTTTCTCTTGGTTCTTATATTGGACGATCATGTATCCATCTGCAATCTCCAATACTTTACCATCATCTTCTGCCATGACTGAGAATTCCTCCGTTAAATACGCAGGTGCAATTTCATCAACCCCATTTGAAATTAATGCTGGTTCGGCACCAGCTGTGGATACAATATGACCAGATTGTGAACAAGCCATGGCAATACGAATCGCATCATCTCGAGATACTGTTCCGGGTGTTAATAATTCAGAGAAGGAAGATAATTGTAAATCATCAAATTCCGTATCTTCTACAGAATTTGTGGACGTATAACCACGAACAGATTCAATCTTAGGGTCAGCGGTTAATTGTCGTTGCATACCAACATTAGCAGAGTTTGGTGAAGCCATGGCAATCTTACCAATCATGGAGTCATTATAACTTCTTCTCGCTTTATTGTAAGAACGTGTATTGTTGATACCACGGAATCCTTTTGTGGAAACAACCTCACGTGCATGCAGTTCGATTACCGGATTCAATGCAGAAATTTGATTACATGTTTCCAAATTGGTTAATTCTCCAATGATACAGTTTGGATTGAATTGAAATTTGGATTTACGTGAACGGGAACCAACCTTATTGTTGTACTTAGACATTTCTACCGCCAAATGATAATGTATCATTGCAGGAATAATTTCCGAACAACGAATGCGATATAATGAAGAATTAAATTCGCTCGTGTAAGTATTATCACATAATAGATGTGTTGCATACAATAATAATCCACACAATGTATCTGGCATATTATAATGATGGCAAACATCTGCAGTGATTGCATCCATGAAGAAATTATAATACGTAATGAACGTTGTTAATTGTGAATATTGAGAGAAGAAATGTTGGTTGAATAAATCGACATAAATAGAATTCGATTCCATAATCGGAATATCAAAATCGGCAAAGTTATATGCCTTTGTATTCAAACGATAGAATCCATTGAATACCAATTGTCCATAAATGGTATTTCGAATGGCGATAGATTTATCTTTGAATGGATATACAATGTAATTGGGATCCTTGAATCGTGGTTCCACAATCCGATATTCCACACCAGATTGTTTTAATAATGAAGAGATACCTTCCCACGCAGCAATTGCAACACCCATTGGGACTGTACCACCAATCTTAATGGTAGCATACATACTTGTCTTACCTGGCTTTGTTTTGTAGAATTCAGATTGTAATGCATCTGGTAATAAATCAACGATTGTTTGTACGATTGTTTTGTCTTGTCTGGTCTTGGAAGTTTCTGTATTGACAACAACTGGAGTTTGTCCAATCATACCACAACAGAATTCATCTTGATTTACAGTAACGAATTGCCATTTCTTCAAACAATCATTTCTATTGAAACAGAATTCTGCATTTGCTTCTGGAATGGTGAAAGAATACCACATTTTTGCAAACTCATCATATTCAATGGTGGATACATATTTCATATTGGAATTGATGTTAGAACCTAATTTCACATACTTGTTTGTACCATCTGGCTTCAATTGTTTTTCTGCCAATTTGCGTAAAGCAGTTAAGTCAACCAATGATTTGGTATCATATCGAGCCAATGTAATCTTATTGTAATTGCTTGTGATAATGGCAGTCTTCGGATTGATCTTTAATACTGGAATCGGAAAGTCCTGTTTGTCAATGGTATACCATGTGCCATTCACAAAGAAACGACCATTAAACATCTTAGGAATGAAGATATGAATGATATTCTGCAATCCACTTTCTTTGCTTTTTAATGTAATCTTCCAGTCATTGATCATGGAAACTGCATTGGATTTATCTTGGATATCCACATTTGTGACAAAGAAACCATCGGCTGGTTTGGACAATCCCATGAGTGTGGCAACAATATCACGGTCCATCAACTTGGATTCATATTCCTTGGTAACACGTGAAAATTGTGTACCACGTTTTGCAACACTCGTTGTGGTTGTTTTTAATGGACGATATGGTGCGGGTTTCGGTACATCATCCACTTGTACCAACTTATTGAATGTGACATTGTTCAGTTTCAGATTACCCATTTCTTGACGCAATTTCTCTTCACGAGGACTGGTGGTGGTATTCATCACATCTTTGTTATTCGCTGGAGCCGCGTCAATTTTCTGTGCCGCTTGGTTGATTAATTCCTTTTCTACGGGAGAATCACCAAGCTGTGACAAATCATCACGAAGCTTTTGTGTTTGTTGTGGATTGATTTGTTGATTGGGATTGATGCGTTGTTGTAAATCGGCATTAATGGCAAATGCTTTTGCATCATATAATTGCTGTTTATTTCGTTTTACAAAGTCATCTTGAGTTTGTGGTTGTTCATCATTTCCATATTGATCAAAGAGATTGTTGATGGTAGAACGAATATCACGAATGGAATTCCGATGTGTATCTTGCAATCTTTGTAAGTTCTCATCTAATTGATTGATACGGATACCATCATCCTTTGGTTTTTCTTCGATGGATTCTTTTTCATCCAATTGATCCATCATGCGATCTTTCTCTTTATCTGCTTCTTCTGCTTCTTCGGCATCTTGTTTGATTTCATCTAACGAAGCCGCTGCTTGTCTGGACTCTGGAGAAGACACACCGGGGGTGCCAACAAATTCCACACCGATCTTATTTAACATTTGACGAAGACGCATGCGATCACGGTCTTCCCATGCGGATAAATCAAACTTATAATCTTCATCACCAGAATGGAAGATAATGGTCCATGATGCCTTTTTAATTTTCTCCTTTGGAGAAAGTGCATATGCTGTTAATAATGCATTCACCAAGTCTGTTCTGAATGTCTCCATTGTTGGATTCTTATAGATACGGAATCTGCGTGTATCAATCCATAATACTTTCTTTTTGGAGAAATTTAGTTTATTTGCCATTAAACCAAATAACATAAAGATTTGATCTTGAATCACATTTGGTGCCATTTGTTTTAATGATGGAGAGATCTTACTCATTAACTCTGATAATGGAATATACAAATTCTCTTTATATGTTTTCTCATAAGGAAACCTAATTGCAATGAGATTTGGTATCATCTTCTGGTTTTGTGCATAGACAATCTTTTTGTTATATTCATTTTGTGTTAGAATATAACGAACAGGTCTACCACCGATTGTGTCAACAAAACGACATGGTATCAACAAATTCTTATAGTTCATCTTTGGTTGTGGAAACATTTTAATCATTTCTAAGTCATACTCATATGAGTCAGACAACAAAAAAATGGAAATATCCGAATTGTCCGATGGTAACCGGAATCTTTGTTGTGTGGGTAAATAACTTGGTCTGGAATTGAAATCTACAGCCATGATATATCACTCCTTATAAATTTATTTAAGATAAGAAAGGAAAATTTGTTATGAAAAAAACGTATTATTGGACATGCCCTACTTGTGGAGCTTCTTTAGACCCAGGCGAACGTTGTGAAGACTGCAATCCTCGTGAACGAATTCCATACCCGGATGCAAAGGGTTACAAATCAGTCGACCATTGTGATCGTAATAGAAAGGAGATGAAAAGAGATGTCAATCTTCATCGATAAACATGTTCGAAATGTATGGAAAAAATCAACATACTCATTCCCCGTTATACCAAATAAAGCATTTAATACAGAAACAGAAACTCCTGGTGAGTTTAGTAAGAACGTTCCATCCTACAAAGACAAACTAACATTTGTTACAATGGAAGATGTATTCGGTGGACAGTTTGAAACAAACCATGTCTTATTCAATCCCAAACTGTCAAAGGAACAAAATGAACGTATCTTAAAAAATGCACATTGTTATCATTTCAAACATCATCCCATTGCAGATGATGATTTGGATATATTAACTGCATTTGATGAAGATTCGTTGGATGAATTTGTGATTGCATACAAAAAATTTCTTGGGATGGAATAAGATATGAATGAAGATGGTACGGGGGCATATGCCCCCGTACATTATTCTTCCTTGAATTCCACTTTGATGGTGTGGTCAACGATATTTGCCAATCTAGAAATCGTTGTAATAGATACCACAAGTTCGTCTTTATGTGTGGACATTTCATACTTGACCACGAATTGTCCAATGTTATTTGCTATTGTAGGTTTCAGCAATTTGGACATGCGTTCACGAACCATTTGTGGTGTAATGTCGAATGTCTTAACTACGAATTCAAACATCTCGTTGAACTTGCAATCTTCAACGGATGTGAATACCCAGCTATTGACAATCTCCGATAAATCCGCTTTGCACAACTTAATGCGACAAACCATCTTTGGCTGTGTTTTGCGAATTTGTGTGAGTATCTCTCCAAGCTTGGACTGAGATACTGTGTTGGTGGACGAGTTCAACATCTTCACGATTGGAGTGGACAAGGAATCGATGTTGATGATGTTCTCGTTGATAGCTCTGCATAAGGCAACCATGATTGGGTCACCGTTCACCTTCTTGGACATATCAATCTTCTCCTGTGTGGAGATGACTTGTTTCAGGTGTTGCATTGCTTCGGGTTTCATTAAAGCTTTTGCTTCTTCAATTGACATATTGGACATAATCAGTCCTCCTTTCTACGTGTTAATTATATATGTTTTCATAAAAATAAAAATTCTATTTTTTTAATTTTCTATCTATATATAATTAATATGATATAGAAATATATCATCATAATTATTATAAGTCCAGCTCATGACTTAAGAAACCGAGCGTAATTAAAGGAGGAATTCATTATGACAAACTTTAATTTTGAAAACATGACAATTTCCGAACTCGAAACAATGGCAAAGTATTATAGTAGCCATTCCGTTGATTCAATCAATAGAATGGTTAGAATGAACAGCAGAAGTTCGTTAGTATCTGCTATTAAATATTCTGCAAAATTTATGACAGAACAGCGCAAAGGTGTATTTACATTCAATGATAATACTAACACTGCTGATGCCAATATTAAGAGTGCTAGTGCTGCCACAGAATATGCGGATGCAATCATCAGAGGTGAAAGCCCTGAAGTAACACAGGCTCTGCTGAAAAAAGTATTCGGGTATTAATATTTAATATTTAATCAAGGAGGAACTTATCATGATGAAAGAAAATAATTTTGAAATCAAACTCCCAGAGCATGCTCTGGGAAACTACTTCGCACAGAAAGCGACTGCTGAGGTGTATACCCAGTATGCCGAATATTTCGGTGAAGAGAAGGCACAGGAAATCTTCCAGAAAACATGGGAGATCTTGGCAGAAGTCGACAAGCTCGAAGCAGAAGGCCGTGTGGCTGAAGCAGATGAGCTTGAAGATGAACTGGATGAATACATGGAAGATATCATGGATAAGATCGATATGATCGAATCCATGGAGGATTCCGAGTATGACTAAAACAATATCCCCCGGCATATGCCGGGGGATTCTGCTGATAGTTGATTTCAATATTAAATCATTTTTCTTTTATTTTTTACCATTTCAAATATCTATCAAAACCGTCTTGCTTCGGATTCTGTTTAAATAAACCATCCATTTGCACGATGCAATATTCGATAATAGCACGATTCAGTCCTTCTTCGGTTGACATTTTTCTATGTTCCTTGACGTAGGACTCGGTAATGATTGCTTCACTCATTTTCAGAATGACAGACTCACTCTTGACTTCTTCATTTGGTGTTTCGGAAGCTTGATCGGGTTGTTGATCCTGTGTTTCAGGAAGTGTATTTTCTTCGGCTTTTTCTTCTTCATTCTCCTCTTCCTTTTCGTCTTTATCTTTTTTCTCCTTGGATTTCTTATTTAAAGATGCATCCAAGTCATCGAAGACGGGAGCTTCATTACCATTCACAACAACATTTGTGACATCATCCACAATGTCTTTGGAAACCTTATTCATGAGACGTTGACGGAATTCGTCATAGTTTTCACAACCATCCAACAATTCCTTTGTCTTCAGAGCAGCTTCTTTTACAACTTTATCTGGATTCTTATTCAGTGTAACTTCTTCTTCTGCTTCATCACATCTGTTATTGATTTCCATGATGATATCTCCGATCAACGGAGATTTCAGTTTATCACAAGAAGATTTCAAGTAACCATAACAAGAACCGCCATAATTGGTATTGATATGTCGCATAATGGTTTGGTCAATCATACCATCCAAATCTTTTGTATCATCATGCATCATGGCAGAAATCAAATCCTTCAATACATAGAGGGATAGTTTCTCACGGAAATTCACTTTATCAAACTTCTCATGTTCAGATGCATCTTCGGGTGCTTTGTGTTTATCTTCGAATGATTTATCAGTTGTCTTAATAATATCATCCAACAAATCTTTGATATCAGGCATTATGTTTCACCTCACTTATTAGTTTTAACTTTCTTGCCAGAGGATTTTGACATATGTTCATCACATGCTTCTCTCAATTGTTCTGGTGTTGCATTTGCAGTTGCTTCAATATTCGGGTCAATTTTATATTTAGCATTGATCTTCTTAACATCTGTCAATACGTTCATAACAGCAGCCATCTGCATTACCAGTTTCTTGAGAACAGCAGCTCCTCCTGTTCCTTGCATGTTGCTTGATATGGATCGTGCTTTCATTGCTGTTTCTCTCAATGGTACTAAAACTTTATACAATTTCTTTTGTGTTTCAAGATCAGCATTAAAGTTTTGAGCATTAATATTTTTCGCAAGATGTTTTAAAGTTGTATTGCTATCCTTGATTAATGCATCAAGTTTCTTTTGGAATTGTGGAAGAACTGATGTGGGATCACCATTTGTTTCTTTCCAGATTGTCTGTGAGACTTCTGTGATGTCTTTTGTAAGTTCAACTGCTGCAATTTTTTCAATACATTCAGTTGATAATTTATATAAACGAACACCATCGATGATACCAGCGATTTGTCTTGCAAAGTCGAAAGCACCACCAGTTACAATAGTGGCTAATGTTAAAATAACCTTTATCGGACTCCATTTATATTTGATGAAAATGTTTGTCAGTTTATGTTCTTCACCGATATTTTTCTCATCTACTGTCCATACACCAAGAATCCATGCCCATAATGTGTTACCCAGAATTCTGGAATTTACGGATTCCTGGACGTATTCTTCATTATCTACATAATCCCATAAGTAGTATTCTTGTGTGACAGCTGCTCCGAGATCAACAACTTTCGATACACGTCTTGTTGCTCCAGTGAAGTTTTTGATGGCTTCCTTGATACCAGCAATTTCTTCTTTCATCGGATTATCATTCAATTTCAATACTAATTCATTGAGAGCATGATTCAGATTCTCCAATTCTCGTTTTGCAGTCTTATCGAATTCTGCGGATTTTACGGCTTTTACAACCGTATTATTCAGATGCTTGGAGTCACGTTTTACATTATGGAAGATTTCTTGTAATGAAACTTTGTTGTCATTCAAATCACCGAGCACTTTTCTGACACAAATATTGACCTGTTTAGAAAGAGAGCCGGCTGTTTCCAGAACCATTTCCATTTCATCATTGGTTAAATCATCAATGGTATATTCCAAAGCACTCAGATCGTCATTTGTATCGGTTGGTGTTGTACCAATAGCACCACTACCATCATTCAGAAATTCTTTTAACTGACCCATTGGCATTGTCTTAATCTTTTCAATACCCTGTTGAATCATATCATCCATGGACATATTATCGATATCCATATTACCCATTTCCGCATTTCCATCTGTATCTGTAGAAGATGTAGAAGAAGTATCATCAATATCGGTTTCGATATCATCTAAGGAAGATGCTGGGTCTGTTGGATCTGTGGGAGTTGTACTTGTGTCAGTTGTATTACCAAGATCCATTCCACTTGCATCAGATGTTGGTGCGTCCATATTTCCCATATCTGGATTATCTGTTCCACCCATTGCATTATCCAATCCAGCAAATGTATCATCCACATTCTGATCAAATGTGGGATTTTGATTCATCACATCTGTCTGACTGGCTGCAGCTTGGTTTGCTGCTGTTGCATTTGCAACATTATCTGCAATCTGTTGTGAAATATCATTTGTTGTTGCTGTCGATGCATCCGGAGATGCGCCACCAGCTGCATTGGGATCTGCTCCAGCATTCGGATCGGGAGCAGCACCTGCAGTTGGATCTGCACCACCCATGGGATCACCACCGGCTGGAGCTGCGGCTGGATCTGTACCGCCACCAGCTGCTGCATTCGGATCGCCACCAAGAGGAGGGGGATCTCCAGAAGGATCACCACCACCAAAATCAATTGCTTCTTGAAAGAATGCAGAATTTCCAAGCCAACGATTAGGTGTAAAGTCAAATGCTTCTTTGATTGCTTTCTCTTCTTTGGCTTTGAAATCCTTTTTGCAAACAAGATTCATGGCATTAAAGTCTTTATTCGCAACCTTGATATTCGGATAAGTATTGTTTTCAGAACCTTCAAGCTTCTTCATGAGTTCTTCCTTATTTTCAATCTTGCCACCCTTGGATTGACGAACCAATCTGGTTTCTACACTCCACATGACAGGATATGGCCGACGCATACCTTCTACGTCAAATTCAATACCAACAACGAATTTATCCATGACAGCTGGAACGATTACTCTTCTAGGAGTTGCAATATCCCAGATCTCAGAACGATATAGTTCGCGACGATAACCATCACGAATCAACAATCCTCTGAGTGCTTCACCCATATGTTCAAAAGCTTCCAAATTGGATGCGACACTGAGTGCATGGATTTGATTCATTGAAATCTTGTGATCTGGTGTGGTTTCAAAATAAACGGGAAGTTTTGCAACATAGTGTCTGGAAGAACCACCTTCATGAAGAGGTCCAAGATCCACCATGACATTAGAAGGAACACGTTCATCAGAAACACTCATCATGTCATTTCCGAATAATCCTTCTTGCACAATATAAGCATGATATTTTTCATATGCTTTCATTGCAACTTCTTGTACACGTTTCAAATAGGATTCCCGACTCTCTCTGTTGAACATGGGTGTTCTTGCCATTGCTTCTTGATAGAAGTCGTCGTAGGTTCTTTCTTGTTCAAATGCTTCACTGGTCTGTACATCCATAGGGATATCGACAATTCTTCCGGTTTTGACATCCATTTCCACCAGATCTAATTCGATATCATCCTCGATGGGAATGTCGATTACGGGACGTTCACGTTGTGCATTTGTACCAACAATTGTTAACTCTTCCATTTCACTGAATAAATGTGCACATTCTAGAATGGCCTCATCCATTTCTTGAATGGGAGCATCTTCCTGTGCATGGAAAGCTTTCTGTCTTTCCTGTTCTTTTTTGGCAATCTCTTGCCTTAAGAAGTTAAGCATAAATAAATCACTCCTGTATTTTCAATTTGAAATATAGATATTGTTATGTTGAACACCGAGATACGTGAGGCTCGATGTTATTATAATATGAATCCGAAAGTCTCCCGATATAATTCAGCAACCATTTCAGGTGTCAACTCGATAATACCAATGTCTTCGAGTTCCATGTCACCTTCTAATGTTACACCATTAATTTCGGGACGATTCTCCAATTCATTATAATCCTGAGAAGGCATAAGATCACCTCACTGAAAGGAGAAAAGATATATGGGTATAGTCAATCAATATGAAACCATGGTTGTTGAGATGTATCAACAAACACATCCAAATGTTGACCCAATTCGTTTGAGACAGCTTGTGTCAAATATGGTTGAGAATCATTTCCAGGATATTCCAGTTCAAATGGACAATAATATTCGGCATGAAACATTTGATACCACAATGACAAATGTATTTGATTGGATGGATGAAAGAAAACCAATTATTTCATCAAATGGGACATTCTTCAAACAGCACTCTGAATATCTATCACCAACTGTATTGTTCTTGGAAACATTACAGAAGGACAGAAAAGATACCAAGAGAGAGATGTACAAACATCCAAAAGGAAGCATCATGTATCTAAACTTAAACTGTGCACAAGGACAGATTAAGGTAATCATGAATTCCGACTATGGCGGAAGTGGTACTCCGCTTTCACCATTTTACAGCATGTATATTCCACCGGCTACAACGGGTTCTGCCAAGAATATGACAACCACGTTAATTTGTTGTCTGGAGCTATTATCTGGGAACAAGGATAGTTGGGCAAAGTTAAATGGAATCAATGAATTGTATGATTTCATCAGAAAAGTGTTAACAACAGATACTACGAATCGACAGCTAATGGTATTAGACTCTTACAAGGATGAAGAAGTTGTTGATCATTTAATTAATATGACAACCAATATTAGCTTGCAAGATATTAAGTATTTGAAAATGTATGTTGCAACATTAACCAATCCCCAGAAGACAAAATTGATGTTGGCGAATAATCTGCGGCATGTTCTGAAAGCATATCTACATGGTAGAGTTGGTTCTATTATGACATATCTCAAGAGCCATCGTTTGCATGTGGACAACATTACACAAGAGAATATTGATGAATCCGGATATGGTGTAAAGCCTCCAAAAGAAATCTTAAGTGATTTGGAATATTGTAAGCAGTTTGTATTGGACAATTGTGTGTATCCATTCATTCCCAATGATTGTGAAACTCGTGCATGGAATATGCATCGTGATGTTGTATGTGTCACAGATACTGACTCATTGATGGTACACTTTGCATCCTATCTGGATGAGTTTCAAGCACATGTATCATCTTATCGTGATTCTTGTTTGATCGCATCTGCATTTGGTTTCCGATTATTCATTGAAGCTGTGATTCCCCAGATGACAGAAAACATTGTCATGTATCGTGGTATTCAGGATGAATATTATCGTAGGAAGTTTGTATTCAAGAATGAATTTGCATTCTTGGCAATGTCATTGTTTGCCAAGAAGATGTACTCTGCATCATGCTTTGTGCAAGAAGGAAATCCACGTAATATCCATGAAACAGCAGTTACTGGATTATCATTTAAGAAACGTGACTCAGCAGAATTCTTGGAACCCATCATGTTACGTTTGCATGACCAATATGTGTTAACGGCAGATAAGATTAACGTATCTGCATTATTGGATGAATATTATGCTTTACGAAATAAATTGAAAGCGGTTGTGAAAACGGATGCACATTATCACAAAGCCCAGAGTGTCAAGACAGTCAATGCTTATAAAGCATTACCAGCTCACATGAAAGGAATGATTATATGGAATAACATGTTCCCAGAGGAAGAAATCTTGCCGATGGATAGAGTTACTGTCATTCCATTATCATGGAAGCTATTAGAAGCAAATAGCCACATTCCCGAATTAGCAAAGATTATGCAGTTAGCAAGTATTGATAATCCAAAGCATAAGACAGAACCAGTATTGTCAATTCCAGAAACGTATCACGAGATTCCCAATTGGTTACAACCAGCAATTGATGAAGACTATTGTGTGGATAAGTTATTATCCCCATTCAAACAGTTGCTTGGGTTGTTTGATGTTGTCATCAACGATACTCGGGGTGGTATGATTCCGAGTCGTATGATATTCCTATAATATAAAAGTATTGAAAGGAGGTGATATGACATGTGGGAAGATATTACTGCTTGGCTGGAGCAATATTCAGGTATCGAATATGACTTCGATTTCTATCTTCGTCAATTGAAAGATGATGGGATATTCATCGCACCAGTTCAATGGAGAAACAATGTATCCATTGTATTGGATAAACTATCAGAAATGGTAGATGATATTGAAGATAAGAAGCATGAGATTCCAGATGATTTACCGAGTGCTCCGGAAATCAAAAAGATTGTCACGTCTAATATCTTGAGTAGTTTGATTGATATCATCGATTCTATCAAACAAAAGCTCAATATTGAACCAACCATCATTCGTCGATTTACCACTTTGGAAAAACACATTGATGCTTTATTCGATTTGGTCAAAGCATTGTCAGAGCATTCGATGGAATGGTTGATTCAAAAGGAATGGTTTGATGAATATGAGGATAATAATGATGATTTTCTACACGATACCTTTGGTATTGTGAAAAATGATTTACCGAATATGCATTTTACCGTCAACGATATCATCCAACTTCATGAGGATGACGAAGATTAATTATGAAATTCAGAAACAATATATGTTATTTCTGAATCATACAAGAAAATACTATTTTATATGCCGAAAGGAGAAATTATTATGGCATTCATGAACAACAACGGTGGTTTCAATAACCAGAACAACAACAATGGTGAACCGAAGAAGAAGGTAAACTTCAAGGTTGGTAGAGACTTATATGGTGATGATGGTCGTCTGACTGTTGGTACCTGGAATTCTGATAAGGGTGGCACTTATGCAACTCTTAGAATCACTGCAGCAGTTGGGAAAGACCCATCCACAAAAGCAAACGTGTATGAACAGAAGATGAGTGGTGAACTTCCCACTGTTTATCTGAATGGGGAAAATCTGCGTGCACTGATGATGGCAATGAATGATACCACACCTGAAACCTGCAACTTTGCAATTGATTGTGGTCGTTCCAAGATTACATTCAAAGGTGCTGGCACACAGTATACCATTACAATCGAAAACCAGAAGACTGGCAATCGTACCATCACACTGAAATCGATTCCTGCTGGAGATAAGAACTATCATCCATCATGGTCTATCCTCATGGATAAATTGAAGATTGTGGATAAGAAGATTGCATTCGGCAGTGTGGATATGGAAGAATTTGGAGTGGCTTTCACCGGCAATGATGCTGCTTCCGATTCTGATGATAACCCGTTCTAATGGTTGATTTAACAAATATGGGTCGGGCAGGACTCATCATACAATATGAAGATGTCATCTCATTAATGGGATACAACATCGTCGAATACTTGAAAGACAACAAAATCAATGATAAGTTTGAAAGGATGTCCCACGAGGACATCCTTTTGAGCTATTTTAATCGTGAACATTATGACATCAATGCATGGATTAGAGAAACATTTGATTTCGAATTGAATGTTTATGAATTAATGGAATCACAAATCATGTTAAAACCAAACATGATTTATGCATACAAAGTCTTTCAAGAATCTGCCAAACAAGGTGTATCGAACCTGATGATTTATTCCAATCATCCGTCTGATGCCATTACATCTTACTTGCCGTCTTTTAATATTCCATGTTTGAAACATGAGAGTGAGAATATTGTGGACATCTTAAATCATAATCCCAATTGCACGTTTATCACATCTAATCCAGACTCCATTCAATTATGTACGGAGGTAAAAGCTCCATTTGTATTAACAATTATCGATGAATTTCTTTACGTCAAAGATATACTATTAACAGGAGTGGATGAGACACTGCGTAAACAAAACAAGCTTGTTTTCTTTACTGGTATCTTATCTGGAGGACTCACAAACGTCAATCGAGATTAAATATATGAGAGGAGAAAAATGACATGAGCACGAAGAAACCCGACGCAATCGAGAAAGCCCTTTTCTATTTATATGACCCTGAAGCCACATATACGTACAATCTACGTCATGGAACTGAATATCCATATAATGGATTCCCAAAAGGTGCTGATGGTAGAGTGTACAAGAAGACCAGATTCATTAACTGGGAACCGATACCAGAAGACGTGATTATTCGTTATTCTGGAGCACAAATCATTGTGAACTTCGAAGCATTATTCCCTGATGTCATTGATGACCCGGCAATTCAAATATTCCAGCTTCGTTCTAAAAGACCCATCATTCAGAATTTGATTTGTGAACAAATTAACTTCTTCACCGCATTATATGATGAAGATAATGATTTGCTCACAAGCATGTTGATTGCAAAATACAAAACAGATTCCCAGACTTATACCATTAACACGTTCGATGAATTCTATGAGGATATCTATGATACACTCTTTCCTGATAGAACAATTGAAAAGATTGATAAAATGGTGGAGGAAAATAATGTCGGAGATGATGTTGTTGGATTATTCCCAGTTGAATTCACATATGACATGTACAAGGTTAGCTTCATGATTAAGATTATGCATATCTATGTGGAACACTTCATTCTGTCAACTGGTAATGTACCAAAGGATTTGTATGAGTTGTTTGCTCGTGCATTCACGCATATCATGAACAAAACAAATCCCAACATGTATCTCTTACTGTATAACTATGCCAATACAAGAGTATTACAGACCATCACATCCAATCAAGCCATTTATGAGATGAGAGCAATTGATGGTGTAACTGCTCCAACCACCACACAACATCTGATGCGAAAAGCATTGATTTGTGATGGTTTGATTAAGCTCACATTTGCATCAGAATGGGACCCGGTACAAAAGAGACCATCATACAGTTGTGTTGGGTTAATCAAAGCCATCGTTGCCAATTATACCAACAATACTCGCAAGATGCAACTGCGGTATTCGTTGGTAAATGTAGATGGAGACATCTCTCAATTATTAGCAGATAATGTTGGAGCGAATGCTCCCATTTCTGTATTAAGGTCTTTCAATCCTGGAGAATTCTGTTGCATGCACAAAGACCTGAATATCATCATTGGTCAAATCATTCTGGAAATCGATATCTCTAGTGTTGATTGGTATCTGGAGAATTTGGTACAGATGAATGATTTATCCACCATCTTGGTACAGACCGTGTTGTATAATAAGTTCCATTCTTCCTTAAACATCGATACACTGACTATGAAGCAGAAGTATATCATACTGCTGTATGTTCGCAATATGGTCATGAACATCTATGGTTTAAGCGAAGAGGATACCATTCATCATCCATTGATTAACATTCTCATGGGTAAAGTGACAAATACCTCCACCAAAACCTTGACTGCAAAAGACCTGAATGGCGTCAAGAAATATGTGAAGTTAAACAATCTGAGAGATTACTTGTTATCTGAAAAGAATGTCAACACCTATGTGGAAAAGATTATTCAGTGTGTCTTGTCCAACTATACCATTGTCAATCACAATGACCCTTCATTACTGAATACACCGTTGGTATATGATTCTGGTAATATGACAGTCATGTTACTGGAAATGATTGTGTCATTGTTTGAGTCGTTTCTATCATAAGAAAGTGAGGAGGATTTAATATGATTCTGAAACGTATGAGTCTGGAAGCCGAATACTATGTAGACATGATTACCCATAATGGATTTCGTATTGAAAACGAAGATGTGTATTCACCAACTGACCCGAGCATGTTGGTGAATTCTTCCAAGTTTACAGATAACGAATTTCGTTGTGATTGTGGTGCTTTTACTGGTCAAGATATCGTTGGTCAGAAGTGCCCGTTATGTGGTTCAGAGATTGCATTGCATTCTCTGAACTTCCGTTATACTGGATGGGTGGATATCTATCCACATCGTGTAATTGCACCAGCTTATTATCATCTGCTGAAACGAGCCATTGGACAAAATATGATTAACTTCATTCTCGGTAATTATAAGGCAGATAATGATGTCAAATATAATGAGAATGATGTCGAATTTGAGAAGAAGCAAAAAACTAAGAAACGTGGTCGTGTGGCAACCAATGATATTGCAAATATCATCAGAAAGATTCCACAAAATAAACATCAGTTCAAAGGAATCGGACATGATGCATTCTATCAACGCTTCGAAGAAGTCTTGACAGCATGTGATTCAAAGCCACATCACGATGATATCCTTAGACTGTTGGAGAACAAGAATGATGTCTTCACCAGTAAGATTCCAATCTATAGTACAGCCTTCAGACCAACCAATACCACATCTGAGAGTAAGTTCTATCCCACTATCAATAGATGGTTAGCAAAGATTGTTTCACTGAATTGTCAGTTAAAGTTCATGACGATGGATTTGCAGATTATGCATACGCTTAATTGTATGCAAAACAATTGGTTGGAAGCTGTTGATTATCTGGTAGAAAGTGAAATGGATAAGAAGACTGGGTTTATCCGTAGTGAGATTGTTGGTGGACCGTTTCAGTTCTCTTCCAGAGCAGTTATCACATTAGACCCATCCTTGAATATTGATGAGGTAGACCTTCCGTATAACATGTTGGTTATTGTATATCAGTTCAAGATTGCACACATGTTGAAGAATCGCTTGAACATGACATTGGAACAAGCATGCTTATATGTGAAAACGTATACAACAGCACCAGAAGTTGTTGCTTGTATGGATGAGATTATTGGAAAAGGTGCTTGGTGTGTAATTCTGAGAGAACCGACAAACAATCTTGCATCCATCTGTTTATGTAAAATAAGAAGATATAAGTTGGATGATAATGATGATACCATGAGCATTACTATTGAATGCTTGGCTGGATTAAATGCCGACTTTGACGGTGACCAGCTTGATGTATTCGTTGTAGATGATTATGGTAAAGAATGCTTTATGCCATTCCATTATTCTTGCATGACCAACTATGTCACTGGCGAATTCGACATCTCCTTGAGAGAATGGTATGCGATTAGCGCTGGCAGAATGAGTGAATGATATGAGATTGTCCCCCGCATATGCGGGGGATTTCTATTTTTTATAATTTTCATATAGATATCATTAATATGACAATAGATGAAAGTCTATTTGTCAACCCATATAATTCAAAGAATTATATGGGTGAAGTGTAAATTGTCATGGTGACAGCATGATGATTTCTTTGTATCAAGGCCATATAAAATAAAAGGAGGAAATTAATCATGGCAGAAAACAAAGACATTCGTTTACAAATCACGGGTTACAATGGAAAATATTTCCCGGTTGATTCCACCACCATCGTCCGCTGTGTAGTGACAGATACGCAGCATTGGAGACATGGGGTACATCTCGACAATGAGCTCCGTCTCTGGGATTACAAACCGTTCTACAATGTGGACATGGTTGTCCAGAAATGGGACAAAAGTCTCATGAAGGCGAAAGATAAGCCGTTGGATACATATAATGAAGTGACAGTTCATTGTATGATTTCACCGGAATTCTTCCAGGAATGGCACAGATGTAAAGGTGCGGGATATAATAATTCCCAAGCCAGAGCAGAATTCCTGAATGCCTGGATTCAGTATTATTCAAAGGAGGTGAACCAGTAATGGAAGAATTAATGGAGATGCTGAAATCCATACCAGAGGAAGCAACAATCCTCAAATGGGAAGACGGATTCGACGAAAACATGAAGCCTGTCAAAAAGCAAACGCGTTATATTGACCATAGTAAATATGATGCAAGCGAGCTTTATGACAAGATGCTCACATTGCTGCTGGAAGACGACCTCGATGTGCATCCGATTCGTGCACTCGAGATGATTGAGAATGGATTCAGAATCACAGTAATCCATGAATCAGAGTGGGAAGCAGCCGTCCAGGTAACAGTTCCGGGCATGGAACCGCCACTCATCGTAATTGCAATTGTCTAATATTATCAGGCTCCCTTCGGGGAGCCTACTGCTTTAATTTGAAAGGAGAAATCTATCATGAGTAATAAGAAGAAAATCGAAATCAATAAAGAAGACATCAAAAAGACACTGGGATACAGGGTGTCTAAGAAGCTTTTGTCTGTATCAATCCCGCTGTTGTATCTTATCAGCATTGCCTTCGCCCTCTTTAGAGGGTACACTGACAAAATGAATGCGACAGTATATGCGTCCTTAACGGAAAACATGGATGCATTCATGAACAAATTGATGATAGTGTGTCTGTTAAGTGCAATCGGCATCTACGGCCTCAATAGCTTTGCAAAGGCCGCAAGACTGAATGCAATCAATGCAGAGTTTAACAAAGTCTTTGACCTCGCACTGCATTCAAAAATCTCAGACATCAATAAGTTGACACCAGAACGCATCAGCGGTTTGGTGAATAGTGTTGCTGTCATGAAGGCCGACATAAAGTCATACATCATCGACTTGGTGAAAGCAGTGATACCTTTCGCAATTGTGGTATATCACATTGCAAAGATATCATGGTATGCCGCTATTATCATGGTTCTCGTGATGGGGTTGGTGATTATCCTCAATCTCTATTCAGACTTCTTATTCCATTTTGATTCGGAGAAGTCGGTGATGAGTAATGAGATGCGGGGAGTCTCAACCGCACTGTTCATGTCGGTACCCATGCTCAAATACATGAATGCAGAATCATGGGCTCAGAAGAAGTTAAAAGATGCGCAGAATGAAGCAACTCCTGCAATGCAGAGCTGTGCAAAACAGTTATACAATTTCGGGGTAGAGTTACTGAGCACAATCCCTGAAATTGTATGTATGGGGAATGCCATCAAAATGGGTGACGTAACCTTGGCAACATTCATGGGCTTCAATCTCGGCAGTATATATCAGATGATGTATCTGTTGAGAGGAATGGCTGAAGAAAAGAGTGAGCTGGATGGCGAACTCAATTCGATGGCCGAACTCAAGGGTGATGACAAGGCTTATTCTGACAAGCCGGCATTTCCTGACAAACTTATCCTTCAGAATGTCAGATTCTATTATGAGTCTGATGAAGATAAAAAGAAACCATTTATCTTCAATAACCTTGTAATTCGCAAGGGAAAGAAGTATAGATTCACAGCTTGCTCAGGAGCAGGCAAGTCCAGCGTGTTTAAATACTTCGCTGGGGAAATGGTTACTGACCGGCAGCCTGATTTCCGTACGTTCTACGTACATCAACAGGCTTGTCTGATTAACTTAGTATCTCTCAGAGATAATATCACATTGGGTAATCCGTATGTGCCCGATGGAGATATACAATATCTCTTAACAGAGATGGGCATGGGTGATTGGCTTGCCAATTTGTCCAAAGGCCTTGATTCCGTCATCGGTGTAGATGTCACACCGAGTGGTGGAGAAAGCTCTCGTATCAGCCTGATGCGGGCATTCTTGCATGTCCGTAATTATGGACCTGACCCGCTCCATAGAGTCAGAAATACGAGCGACTTAATCCTCATGGATGAAGTCACAAGTGCTCTCGACAAAAGAACCAGATGGCTGAAAGATGACGAACTCTGTACGGAAGAGAAAGTCATCAAACTTTGTGAGAAAGAATTCGCCGGCTGTACCGTGGCTATCATCTCTCACGAAGATGAAACCAGTCACGCATATGGCTTCCGTAATATTGTCGACTACGAGGTTCGCCTTGAAATCAGACAGAATGGCAACAAGGAAGAACATATTATCTGCAGTGCTGAACCTGTCAATTACGAAAAGACTCGTTCAACAGCACTGAGTCGTGTCGCAAAATAATCGTTAAATAACCCCGGGAGTTTTGTATGCTCCCGGGAAAATTATAAACACAATATGAAAGGAAAGAAATTTATGAGTAAGAAAGAAAAGAATCCAATGATGAATCAGGAAGTCATCAAAGCAATCAGACACCTCCTCGACAAGGATTCACTGACTCCTCAAGAAGGTGCTATTGCAGCCCATTATGTCAACAAAGGACTGCATGAAAATGCAAAAACCACAATGCCATATGCATTGATGGGATATACAGCAGAGCAGTGTGCCGCTGCCGAATATCTGACAAACCAGATTAAGGAGCAGCGCAAGAAACAAGCCCATGAAGAATTCATGGAAAGATTGAGACTTGCGGAAGCTAAATTTCGTAATGTCAATTTAGCAAAGAAATTCTTCAAACGACATCCAAGAAACCCCCAGGCGATTATTGAAATCGATGAACCGACAATCATAGTACTTGGAAATCTGTGGAAAGCAGATTTGACAACTGAAAACTTTCACTCAGAAGACTTCGATGGAATTGATATTCCGATGGATATTATATTGAGTGGACAGATTGCCCTCCCAGATGTTGAAATCAAATTTCCGCTTTATCTCGAGTGTGCAACAGGTAGTGAACTCGGATACAACATCGAAGACCGTGCAGAAGTTGTATCCGCAAGATTCATCATGAAAGAGGATTATCTGGAGACGATTCAGAATTCTACAAACCAACAAAAAGTATTTGCCGATGTCATCATGACATTTAAAGGCAAAGATGCGCATGGTAGAAATTATGAGTTTACAATGGGTACAGAACTCATGATTGATGCAGAAAATGAAACTCATCCGTTCTTCAATGAACAGCTTGCATTGAAAGGAAGAGTTCCCGGTAAATTGATGTCATTCATGGTGGAACGTTTACTAGTATACTATACAGCTGTATGGTATTCCATCATGTTGGCCTATTTGCATCCGTTGACAATCACATCCATTGTTGATGTTGGTAAAAGGATGATGGAACAGTATTCCCATGAACCGACAAAGTACAAGGCTCCGCTGAAGAATATCCGGTATCTGAAATTGGATGGCGATACACTGGAGAAGGTGTTGTACCATTCCAAACCGGGTAAAGGAAGAAAATACGAACGCCACTGTCAGCTGTGGTATGTTCGTGGATATATGCGGAAAGGGAAATGGATTGCACCGCAGTGGAGAGGCCCTCTTGCTAAGATGAAACGGCTCAGTGACGACATTATTGAAGCACGACAGCGTAAAATTGTTGGCGTGTCAATAGACAAAAATAATGAGTGAGAATTGCCCGCCATATGGCGGGCATCTCTATATATAATTCTTTTCACAGGAGGTGGTTCATATGATTGTATCAATAAAATTTATGTGAAAGGGGGTGAACATCATATGAACACAAATTGTGAAATCAATTGGAGTGGAAAACTCGAAACCGAAAATGAGAAAACAACCACATCCAATGATTATCCATATGTTATCGAGAGAATAGATTTATCATTCCTCAATAAACTATTGTCAACCAATTTCAAACCATTGGTTTGGATTGGAATTCCAAATCATTAAATGATAATCCCCCGCATATGGGGAGATTTTTCTTGTATTGTTTATGCAGACAGAGAATTCAATTCATCCATAATAGAGAATGGTTTAATCTTACCAGCTACATCCAGTGCGGGAGAAATCAGTGTATCCAATTCTTCCATTGCTGTCTGCAGGAAAGTTTTGTATGTTACTGGATTGGATTCGAAGTCTTCATAGATTTTCTTCCATGTAAACTTCTCAGATATCTCATTACCCTGTTTATCCAGTACTTTGAAGCCTGCTTTGTTACCTTTTAATCTACCTCTATCATTCAGGAATAAGACCAATGTTCTCAGGTTATCACAACCATTCTTAGTCTTATCGACAACAATACGGAATCCTAATCCAGTCTTCTTATTACCGCTTTGATTGGTAGATAATTTGATAGGTTCATAGAGTACAGTATTACCAACAAAGCCATCTTGCTGTTCGGTATATCTAGACTCATCCTTGATTTCACCAGTAAATCCCATGACAGAAGAAGCATTGTATTCAACACTCTTACCACCACTGATTTTGATATTGTGGTCACCATACTGGAACTGCTTCTTCGGTGTTGCAAATGCATTCATGGATACATTAGCATTTTCATGAGCGATGGTGATGAAAATAATGTTTGCTTCTTTTAACATAGGAAGAATATCAGAGATAACACCTTTCAATGTTTTAGCATTCTGCATACCATCTGTATTTCCTCTCATTTCTTTTTGTTTATCCCATTCTTTGGAATTCTGAATATCATATTCCTTAGAGATAACATCAGACAGAGAATCAAGGAACATAACAGTCGGAGGCATGAGCCAAATTGGTTGGTTGTGTTCATCCACGCAACCTGTATCTTTTAATAACAAATTCTTGAATTTCATCTTGGATTCATAGATGGCAGTTACATAACTCTGGAGTGTATCATAACCAATCGCTCCAGCACGTAATGCATATCTGGGATGATCTCCATCAAACCAAGAATCTGGTAATTGTGTTAAGTTCTTCAGTCGTTGTACGACTAATCTATTTTCTGCATCCAGATGTATCACATTACCATTATTGGCATATGCAATATTTGCACACATCTGCATGCCTAATGTGGTTTTAAATGACTGCGTGGCCCCAGTAATGACATTGAATGAACCAGCTTGAATACCAAGACATGTTCGTTTCATAATCAATTTACCGGATTCATCTTTAACATTGACTTCATATCCAAGCGAATAATCAATTACAGAAATTCCAGTTGGATATGAGAAGTCAATCAGATTGTTCTTTGTGAATACCTCTGAGGCATCACCCATGGAAAGAATTTCCATATAATCCTTATCAGCCATCTCAGCTTCTAATACAGCTTGTTTTTTCTGTGCCATAATAAACACCCTTTCATTTCATTTTGTAATCTCCAGTTTGAAATGGGATTGTATTTTATCAAAGTCAACCCCAAGTTTTTCCTCCATAAATTTTATCATAGAACATGTCTCTATTGTTTTTCCAAATGGTGTTCCTGGCATATTTAGTGTATCAACAAATTGTTCAAATACAAGCTTCAATGCCTCAGGATCTTTCAATGGAGATTTTTCGTTAATCATCATAGAATATAACAGAATAGCACAGGTTTGTTGCATTACTTCTGTAGAAATCTCTTCAACTGCTTGTTCTCTCAGGTCATTGTAATGGTTAATTAACAATTGTTTCTGAGTTGCCTTTGACATTGCTCTCATATTGAATCACTCCTCTTTATTTGAATGAATAATAATCGGTTACTTCTCCATCGATTGGATCAACTGTTGTATTATCATGAGATAATACCTTTATGTCAAAATCTAATTTAGCAGTAGAATTTATATTAACTGACACAGAGACTATATCATCTCCCCAAATGGTTGTTTCATTAGTATCAAATAAATGAATGTAATGGTGACCTGACAATGCATTATGATCGGAAAGATGATGTTTATCAAAAAATTCATTCTCAGAATGAACAATTGCAGTTTTTACGGACATTAATATTTCGAGATATTCAGGTCTTAATTCCACAATGATACCTCTATTTGTGATAGTACAATCAAAATCAGTATCTTTGATGGTAAACTCTACATAATCCCCCACATGTAGTTTATCCAAATCATACTGATAAACGGTCTTGGCTACAAAGTAATTCGACATAAGTACTCCTCCTTGTTATTTATCTAAAAAGCATTGTGCAATTGAATAGATAGTTGCTGGGATAATGGTAGATCCCAGCAACAGTAAAATGATAAAACGTGAAATACGTTCCTTCTTATGCTTATATTCTTCTGGAACGTATTTCCAATGGTGATGCTTTACATTACTTCTCTTCCGAGGCATTGCTACTCACCAACTTGTCTAAATAAGGTGAAACAGAATTCAAGAACTCCGGAAAAGACATGAACTGATTCAGCTTGTTTGTTCTATCCTTCGGACGTTCATCTGCCATTTCCCGAAGTCGTTGTAAACGATTTCGTTGATAATCTCTCATACGCTCTACATCTTCCGATGTGGTATGATGAATATTACTCTTCATGAGGAATACCTCCTTTCACAACAGCTTCATGATATCCTAATAAACCTTGTTCCTCAAGTACATCATTTGCTGCAGACTTCTGAGATGTTGTTTGCATCTCAGAGTATTTCTTTGCAATATTGATTCGTTCAAATTGATAATCATCTGATACAACCATTCCGGGTGTAACAGAAATCTTTCCATATGGTGTTTCAAACACAACAAGCGTGTCTTTCACCTCAACACATTTTCCAAGAAATGTATGTTCATATCTGGAAGAAACCGAATAGCTTTCTCCAATACAAAATACAGCTGGATTGAATATAATTACATCCATTCTTCATCGCCATCCTTTCTACATGTAAGCTCATAAATCTTAATCTTACCATTGGCTAAGTCCTCTTGATATACATGACAGGTACCAACCACTCCTTTATCAGATACAACTGCAAATACAATTGATGATTGGCCAGGTGTTGCTGGTTCATATAAGAATCTATAAATACCATCAGTCTTATTACCATCAATATCTTGAATACGATATGCTTCGCCAACTTTCAGTTTGTCAATATCCCATTGCAGTTTTTCTTCTTTCTTGAAGATGTCGTCCATCTTGATTTCATCATAAGTACATAAACTATCACCTTTGAACAATTTGAGTTTTGTCCAGTCAGTAGTAGAATCACATATAATTTTGTCATGATATAACTCCGCACTTTCACAAGTAACATTACCACATCCCACACTCCTTGCAAACGCAATATGCATGCCGGCTTTATCAAGTGTTGGTCCATAATACAATGCTTCGTAACGGTCATTATTGATATCTTTTATTAAGAAATGACGAACACTATTTGTCGCACGATAAAATTCTTTTTCATCGAATTTGTATCCTTCGATTTTCTTCACAAGTTGCATTGGTTCGGGAAGTGTGTTAGAACATGATATAGGATATGCCGAATAAATATCAGATGCTTTGATGTCTAATCGCTCATGATTACTATATTCAAAAGCTAGTGTGAAATCTAATCCATGTCCATAAGAACGCAGAAATGTTATATTATGCTCCACCCGAAAATCTGGGGCTTTACCGATGATATCATACTTATTCCCAACAACCATTCTTGCACGCCATCTTTTCTCAAACATTTCATCTTCATCAAAATTGTTGATATTAGTTTCCTCCTTTTTCTCTTCAGTAAGTTTGGAAATGAGATGGAGACCGCCCATATCAGATGCCATAATACGAAATACCGTGTCATCCATAGCTTTAAAAATCAATAAGAGGTCTTCACCATACCCTTCAAATCCAATCAACCTATATTTGTATTTCCATCCATGAGTGCCTTTGCCAAGGAAATTATAAATGGCTCCAATAACCATTCCATTACGATATTCTTTTTCAAGCTTTCTTCCATAATCAGTCATATTAAATTCCTCCTCAAATAATGGGAGTGGGACAACCAACAACGATTGTCCCATCTCCAAACATAAATAATGCAAACATTAATAATATCATCACAAATCCAATCATCCAATAAAGGTCAGTATTTGGCTTTTTCATTTTATTCATCACCATCTATTTCAAGATATGATTTCTTATGAGATACTTTATCAACAACCCACATGATTCCATTCCATACCAAAATGAGAATCGTTGTAACTACCATTGCTTTCGCTTGACCGGCGTAATAGTCTGCAAGACTAATCTTCTTACATATATTCTTTCTGACATATTGTTTCTTACCCATAAAAACTAACGTTCTTGACGATAAGCTTAAACCGTGTGTCGTCACGGCATTTATATTCACGAATCAAGTAAGTCAAGAACTAACCTACTTTCTTAAATATTTACGACACAAATGTTTCCTTGATTGTGAATTTTCTTATGCTCCAAGAGTTTACTTGTCTTAATGCTTCATTGCGCAGATTGATAGCAGCATTCCAGTCTCTATCAATTGTTAATCCACATGAAGAACAATTGTAAACTCTGTCTGATAGTTGTAAATCTTTCTTAATATTTCCACATCTATGACACATTTTAGATGAACAGAACCACATATCTGCTCTAACGACAATATGAAATGGTTGTTTGTCTTGCTTATATTGAAGCATGGTTCTGAACATTCCAAAACTATTATCCATTGTAGATTTACCTAACTTCAATGATTGAGACATATTTCGCATGTTAATGTCTTCTACACCAATCACATCGTAGTTCTTGGTTATTGAACTACTTAGTTTGTGTAAGAAATCATATCTTTGATTGGATATATGCTCATGAAGTTTGGATAATTTGATCCTGGTTTTATTCCAATTCTTTCCATATTTAGTTTGTCTGGAAAGCTTCTTTTGTAATATCCTTAAACGTTTTTGTGCTTTTCTGTAGTATCTAGGATATTCTGCAGAAGTACCATTGGAATCAACATATAATGATTTAAATGTTTTTTCTACTGAAACAGCATGTCTATCAATTACAAGTTCTTTATTAGATTTATCCAAGAATGCATGTTCTGAGACAATATCCCCATAATTGACAATTTCAAACACCATATCTTCATTAAAATATGTCTCAGATGCTTTTTCAAGTAACTTATTCCACATAAATCTACAACATCCGAATGTATCATTAATGATCTTCTTCTGTTGTTCATCTGGAAATATCTGAAACTTTCTACTGATATAAATGGTTGGCATATAATTCACCACCCCTTCATTTTTCATCCCTTCTTTCTTCATCATGTTTTTCATGTTTTTTGTATTCATATATCTCATAGATGTGGCAAGCAATTGTAATGCATGCACTGATTGCCCAGCAAACAAATAATACATTAATCATTCCATATCATCTTCCTTGTCAACAACGTGATATTGTTCATTGAACTGTTCAAGTGTTAACGTTTCCCAAACAGGAGCGTGAAGATGTTTCACCTTCACACTATCCTCTGTTTGTTCACGAATCACAACAAGTTCTTTCGTTTCATTATTCTGATACAGCTTCATTGTTATCGGTCCTTTCCAGTGGATATGCTGACAGTATGAAACATCCATCATCCCATGCATATCCACGATGTTCACCATTTATCTCAGTAAAATCAAAATGCCATGTAGTATCGATGTGTTTGTAATTGTTTAAATAACCATCAAAGTCATGTCAAGGAAACGGATCATCAGCTTCATCGAGCCAATAAAATTGGAAATGATATGGCTTATCTGGTAAGATGTCATTGATTGAGATTTTTTCTATTTTGGTTTTCTTTCTTGATTTTATCCTCATACTTTCTTACCTCTTCTCATCCTTCCTTGGTTTGGTAATCACAATTTCTCTCCACAGATAATCTTTTACATCTTCCGGATGTATGAAAAATCTGGCACACTCATCCTTTAAATCATTTTTATATATAACATAATAACCATCTGTCGTCAATTGAATATAACCGTGACCGAGATACATTTGACCTTTCCTGTTAACAAGAGTTCCATGTGAAGTATCCATGAAATGCTCATTGTTGGTTGTTAAAAGATTCGGTTTCCCATCAATATAGAATTCTTTTGCTATATCATAATATCCAATTTCAAAAAATGGCAACCTTTGGTTATTGTCAAAAGCCTCATTTGACAATTTACTTACTTTCTTTCTTGATACGATCTTCATACTCTCTTACCTCTTTCTCTAAATTCATGTGATAACGTTCATCAATGAAATTCAATAGACCTTCGATTGGTTCTACAATGGTGGATGTTGTTTCTGGTAATTCTAATCTATCAGATTCTTCCACAGGTTCTTCTGTCACCATCTTGTATGATAAGTTTGTATTCTGTTTGTTGATGTTCATGATTTCATGATATGTCTGTAAATCCGTGTTGTCAGAATGAATCACAAACCGATGTGGTGTTTCGATGTTATTGGATAATGCATCACGTAGTTCTTCTGGATTGTGAATCTCAATGGTTTTGAATTCTTTTGCAAATGGATTCTTAATCGTTGCGACTTTAAAATCTTTATCACACATGAAGAATACTTTGGGAACATCTTCTCCGTATCGGAATCGTAATAAAGAACCAGTATAGTATACATTCTCACCAAAGTCAGTGTATTCATGATAATGACCGAATACACATAACTTGGAATGTTGTGATAACCATTCCACAGAATGCATATATTCAGTGCCATGAGCAGTTACCACTTCTTTTTGTTTGGATGACATCGGTCCATGTCCAACAATCAAATCGAACATTTGGTTTCCATTGGATAGTTCGGAATAATCCACGTTTCCATATTCTTGCGGTAAATATAAGACCTTCATTCCATTTGTCCATTCCGCAGTGCACCAAGTATCCGTATAGAATACAGATGCTTCCGGAAAATGGTCTAAGAATTGTTTAAAGATTTTCATTTGTTTTCTATCATGGGAAAAAGTTCCTTCAATAATATGAACGGGGACATGTTTCATATCTCCCCGTCCACATTCATTCAATACCAATCTCGTTAAGAATTGAGCAGCTTGACAATTCTCTTCGATATTGAGATGTCTGTCAAATAAGTCGCCACATATCATGATACAATCACATGGTTCTTCATGTTCTTTGATGAGTTTGAAAGCATATTCCAATGAGTTCATGAAATCTTCCAATGGAAGTTTCACACCCAAATGAATATCTGACATAAAGAATATCACCGATTACCACTCCATCCCCATAACAAATCATCATAGTGTCTGTATTCACCATATAGATGTTCACAGTCGCTTACATCACCCAAGAACTGACGAGTTCTACAATCTTTCAAAGTTCCCATCATACCGGATGACGCATACAATAATGAATCTGTATCAAACTTCCATCTGAATTTACGAATTGCTCGTTCTTTTGATGTGAGCTGTTTTATTCCCTCTTTCAATGACATATCACAGAAATGGCATGTTTCTTTTAACATTGCTGGTTTATAGCTCGACATCATTTCTTGCCATATGCTTTCTATAAATAAGCTGTCTCTAATCCATTCATCAGTCATGTATCATTCACTCCTTAACTAAATTTTTCAATGATCATATGATCAAACCATTCTTCTGGTAAACTAAATATGCTATTCATAAAATCATCCCGAAGAAATTTGAGAAATCCCCCCACGGTTACCAACATACTTTCCTACCACAGGATATCCATCCTCATCAATTTTAATGATATACCAAGCATTCATAATGAGGTCTTTATAACTATGCACTCTGTTGTTCATATAACGTATACTCCTTAATCATAGAATGGGTCATGCACAAAGGTAGAACCTTCTTCCATTACCCTCATAAATAATGACATATTTTTGTCCAACAACTCTTGTTCTCCGAAGTGTTCGGGACATTCTTTAATGTGTTTGGAGAATTCTGGTTGTGCTTTAATCACTTTTGATAATTCAACCGGTTTAATACGACCACCCAACCATGCCACATCAATGTGATTCTTATAGGGTAACCAATACTGCGGAACTCGATTGTTCTCAGAATAAGGATCCTTCATTCCAGGACAATGTGAATGTATGTGGCCATGGATGTTTAAATCACAATCATTCTCAACTGGACAATGTGAAAACAATATATTGTGCCATTGGAAAGAATCTACAACATATAAGAATCCGCATGATTTGTAGAATGCATTGTCAAACAAATCATTATTACCACGAACCAATACTTTCTTGCATACAATCTCTTGCATCTGGTTCTTAAGAGATTCTTTGTCTTGGAATTCTCCATCTACCAAATCTCCTAAATTAATCAGCAAGTCATTCAGTTTCACAGTAGACTCTACTGATCTGATGACTTTATCAAAGTCTTTTCGTTTATTACAAATTGGCTGATTCTTAGAAAGTCTTTTCCAAAGATGCCAATCTGTACATAACCAAACAGTGTTTCCTTTCTCACGAGTTTCATCAATCAATTTGGCAATGTTTCGTTTGTCAGGGTGTTGTTCTGCATCTTTTAAACGATGCATCAAATTATCCTCTTTGATACGACGTTGTTCTTCTGCACGTTTCTCTGCTTCGATGCGTGCTTGTTCTTTCTTTGCGTTTCTTTCACGCATTACAGATTCACCATGTTTTGGCATAATACCAACTCCTTCTTATTTTGTAATTTTCTGTGATATAAGAATGTAGATAAATGCAAAAAAGAATCCCCCGCATATGCGGGGGATATGAAACTTACAAGATGTTGTCCATATTGATAATGTTTACTAAAGCATCTTCTACTGTGAATATCGGAATATGCTGCTTGAGTGCTCTGGCCACTTTGGATGAACGATAATCCCTATCGGGAATGATTAAGATATCCACTTTAGATGACCAGCTATCTGTCACATCATATCCAGCCTTTTCCAATGCAAGTTTCACGGTTTCATCACGAGTACCAGACAAGCATACCAATCCTTTGCTATCTTTAGATTTTGTCAAATCCACCAATAACTGAACGTGGCCAATTGTGTCTCGAATGTCTTTCCAGTTATTACGGAAACACTCAGCAATTGATGCCCATGTTGCTGGACCGATACCAATAATCGGTTGAATCAATATTTGCAAGAAGGATTCACAATTTCCCATATTGATTTCGTTCACAAGTGCATTGACAAATCCTTCATCCTGTTTGAGTCTGGTATCAAATATTGTTTCCCATGTTTTCTGGGAAACATTCAAGCATGGCAATGCACCAAACCATCTTTCTACAGGTACTCTTGTAGATGCACCTTGAATGGAACTCAAGATGCTAGATACTGATGTTTCTGCAAAGCCTTTTTCTAGTGCTAGCGCAGTGCCATCAATCTTGTACAAATCAGGAATAGATTTCACATATCCGAGGTCATACAGCTTTGTCAAAACACCTTTAGAAACACCCATCATCTTCATGGTTTCACAATAACGGATGATATCTCCAAGCTTCTTACTCTGGCATTCGGGATTTGTACAACGAACGGTTTTCAGGTTTCTCATATCAAGTGGATGTCCACATGCAGGGCATTTGGTTGGTGTGGGAATTCGCATACCACCATCACCTTTACCATCCAACAAATATGGGACGATATTGTGCATGACTCTTACTGTCTCATCAAAATGGAGATTCAAATCACATACTCTCTCAAATGTGGATAACCCAACATGGTCAACTGTCACGCCATTATCGAATGTGACTGGTTCTAAGATACCAACTGGAGTAATCTTACCTGTTTTACCCATCTGCCATTCAATGTTCTTGATTTTAGTTTCCTTGACATTATTCAGAATCTTGATGGCAATCTCCGTCTCACCATCAACAGATACAACAGCACCATCAATCGCATAATGGAGCAAATCATTAAGCGGATTATTTTCATCATCCGAATAGAGACAGCATACTGCAGTTGCACCATTCTCCAAATGACAGTCAATGAATCCTTGAATATCGGCATAATCATCTATCGCTGTCGTTTTAGATTCCCATTTTAAGTTTTGGGGAATCACAATGCTTCCATCTTTGAAGTAGAAACGTAAAGGAATCAGATTAATATGCTTAACATAGTTCTTATTACGAGACATGATAATGGCACTTGTTGCTGCTCTTGCATTTACATACAGCTTATTGAATCCTGTCTCTTTGAATACCTCTTCCGCCATGATTGCTTCAAACTTAACAGCAACAAGAAGGCTGTCAAACATGTGTTTGTTTGGCATCAGATTCCAGTATTCAATATAAGTTCCCTTGAATAACTCTGTCACATCCATACTTTCACCATTATCATAGTCTCCTCTGGTAAAGTACTTTCCAGTCTCCATATCTAAGCTGACACTACAACCATCATACTTCGGCTGTACAGTGACTTTGATATCAGGTCCAATTGGGATATTGAGACCCTCTACCCAATCTTTGTATGTCTTCTGATTAGGTCTCATTGGTGTTGTGACACCATATACCTTCGGCAGAGTCTGATTAGGTGTATCCGCAATCCCATCAGGTTTCTTTACCCTCATGAACGGACGAGCTTCATCACCATGTTCCTTGACATATTCTTCCACAAGGGCATCATAATCATCATCAGTCAGTAAGGGTTTTCCACGACTCCAGAGTGTTGTGAGATTGTCCAACAATTCTTTTGTCACATTGGCATATCCGAGTTGTTCATTGATATCACCAATTATTTTCTTTTCTTCATCAGTGTACTCATAATCGACTTTCATAATGAGTTCCTCCTTTAAATTGTTTGATTTTGGTTTATCACAAATGAGAATACATTACATCTCATTTGGTGCATAATAAGAGAATTTTTGAGGATGGTACTTTCCATCTTCCTGAAGATATAATGTCTGGTCTGCAACAATAATTGCCCAGAACAAAGAATCCAATGCAATCTTCCTATCATTGGCATCATCACTACTGATGCAATAGATGAAATCATCATTAACAATTGCATCAATAATTGCATAAATTTCAGAGCCACTCTCAGTTTTCAACAAAATTGTGAATATTGCATCATATGCATGTTGATCAGTGTCATGATACTCCTGCATCTTTATGTCAACAAATGATGCTTCTGAGAATGGCGGAAGGGAACAATGCACTGGAATATCTATCTCCTTACTACAAAACTTCCATTCTTTGATGATGTTTAATAACTTCATACTTGATACATATCCTTTCTATATAACTAATATTGATTGACCTCCGGTCAATCTAATCATATACATGTTCAAAAATGAAATAATAGTTTGATAAGTACACAACTATGGTGGGGGCATATGCCCCCACCTTCGTCATGCAATAAAATTTTAGGAGTTCTTAAAAATGACAAGCAGAAAGTTGGTCATTTCAAGTTGTGGAGAAGAGATTTGAACTCTTGAATGCATGCTTCAAAGGCATGTGTCTTTACCGCTTGACTACTCCACATTCTATACATTTAACATATATATTATTATGTTGCAATAAGCAATTAAATAATATTATATGAAAGGATTTGATTATTATGAAAAATATCACAAGCAAAGAAGAACACATGAAATGGTTGGATGAAGAAGAACGTTGGTCTTCTATTAATCCATACCTGGATATTGAAGATTGTTATGAGGTATCATCGTATGGTAGAATCAGAAATACCAGATACAACAAAATTCTGGATGATATCCATCATTCTACTAACGGGTTTGATTACATCTTCATCGCAACAAAAGAGCACAAACCATCATATCAACATATTGATGTAATCGTGTGTATGACATTCTGGGCATGGAATGTAAACAATCTACCAGTGCATGAACCAATTATTCCATCTCATATTGATGGAGATACCAGAAACAACAGAGCTTCCAATCTCGAATTTATTCTCGATAAAGAGATTTGGAAACCAATTGTTGGATACAAGGATATCATCGATGGAATGTATGAGATATCCAACCATGGAAATGTCAGAAATGTCGCAAAAAGATTTCGATGTCAAATTAATCTCAATCCATTATATTATCCAAAATGTGGATTCATGACACCGAATGGAAAGAAGGCTTATGATGTTCATCGTATTATTGCCAAAATGTTCACAATCGGCCATGATTCGGATCATAATGTTGTTAATCATATTGATAATACACGAATAAACAATCATTGGAGAAATATCGAATGGTGTACATGGGGATGGAATGTTGAGCATGGACAAGCATTTAGTCCTCAAACAGATATAGATGTAATTGATTATTTACGTTTATTATTGTTGAAATATAAAAATCCATTAAAAGCATATAATGCATTGGATAAATCCAAATATCCAAATATAGATTATGAAATGATAAGACATTATAAACATGATAGTGATTGGCCACGTCGGAGTTGGATGTTCACGCAAGTTGAACTAGAATCTCTAAGAGAAGATGCACGAGTTCGTGGACACTTTGATGAATCGGACATCAGACATTTTTGTGAACTACTTGTTGAATATAATGGAGACATAACTACAGTTTGGAAAATCTTAAAAGAAGAAGGGTATTTTATCAATCAGAACACCCTTGTTTGTATTAAGACAAAGAAAAACTATTCAAAAATATCTGACGAATACTTTACAAAAGATACGTTCAAGGACGCCCCCTAATGGGGGCTCCTGTTATTTGTTTTTTATAGTTGATCAAAGAAAACAAACATGTTCCAACACCATATACGATTTACACCTACCGGAGGACATCTTTCCAAATCGTCCCTTTCGAGCCACGGATACGATGTTGATTCATGTTTGCATATAAAAAAATTGTGATGTTCGTGCTACCAGTTAACACCATCTCGCAGATGCAGTTATCAGAGGTTGATCAAGCCACATCCACATCCAATCGAGTCATCATATACCTACGGATTATTTCACTACTCCCAGCAGTTCAACCAGGACCACTCGGTCACACCCGAGGCCTGGTGGTATTCCACACTTGTCACAGTATGGTCCGATTCATCCTAGCCATCTGTACAGCAACTGATACCACCTATTCTGTGGGCAGTCATGGCGCATATTTCAGTTCGATTGTGACACATCGTATGAAATTATGTTTTCGGATTCGGTAACATAGAAAATGTACTGGCCTAAAGAAAGAAGAAAACCAGTATTGAACTGACCGTTGGTATCAAAATGTAATCACGTAACACAAGGAAATGTTTGGTTTTATACCTTTGGTCAGATGGAGCAGATGATGGGGGACGATCCCACACTCCCAGCTTGGAAGGCTGGTGTACTACCGCTATACGACATCTGCATTACAGCGAGAAGAAAAATGAAAAAAACTTCTCGCTGAAGTAAAAATATAAATCTATGGTCATCTTTTCTTGGAGGATAAAAATGACAGGTGGTGCATCTACAGAGATTTGCACTCTGACGCTATAAAGCACAGGTTCCTAAGACCTGCGTGTCTTCTGTTCCACCATAGATGCACATTGATCGTTTTATGTCTTTCACTCCCTCTTCGTACGATCAGGCTTATGGGCCGTAACAGATTCGAACTGCTGACATACGAGTTATGAGCTCGTGGTTCTAACCAACTGAACTAACGGCCCAATTAAATGAAACATCTTAGATGAGAATAATGGCGGGAGTATATGATTTCATTTCAAATTATGAGTTTGACGAAGTAACTCCGGCGTCTGCATCATCATAAATGTTCCATAACAACGAGAAGGATTGGTGAGAATCACGTGTTCAGTGGGGTCACATTAGTCCCCGATGGTCCAGTATTAGGACGCGATGCCTATATACCGGAAATATGGCAATGTTTTATATACACGAAGTATCTGAACACCTGCATCACCAAATCCAATAATTCATTTCTAATTACTGGTATTTATTTGTTAATCAATTATTTCTTCTTTTCGATTTCATCCCAGATATGGATATACCGTTCCATGAACTGAGTTTCTTTACCTGTCCACCCACTCAGGAATGCACAACGATAAGCCATTTCAGGAACTAGCACATTGTCGTATCCAGCTGTCTGAATGGAGAATAAGTTAACTTTGGGATTTACTTCCCGACGATACTTCTCAAGTGCCTGATATACATTCATGTTCAAACTATGTCTGCTGATACCATTATATGACCAAGGATGAAGACGTCGTTCAAGAGTTAAGTGTCCAACTTGTAAGTCAGAATAGATGATGATGTTATCATACTTAATTTTCTTACTCAGAATCTCTTGGAAGAATTCATCTACGCCGGGTTCTGTGGCACCGCCGACATCATTATATTTACCATCATTGATTTTGTTTGCCTGGATCAATGCACCATTTCGTTTAGATACTTCAAACCATTTGCATGTCGTGCCAAACTTGACGATTTGTGCTTCTTCGGAGCACATACCAGCAATGACTGCACTTAAGTTATCAATCTCAGCAATCTGAGTAGTACCATATTCTGATGTGAAGGCACTCCATGCAGAACCACTATTGTCAGATAAGATAACAGTCTTACCGGGAAGCTTGGGCATTTCTTTAATGGAGATATCAATGCATTCTTCGAGTGCATCTAATACCCAACCCTTATAATTGATTTCTGCATTCTCCAACTGCTTGTATGCAGCATAATATCTGTATGGGAACTGCTTACCGGTTTTAACACCTTTCTTCAGTCTCAGCAGATAGGCTCTACATAAAGCATCATAAGTTACTTCAGAGAAGAAGTTACGGATATTACGGAGAAGAGCCATATGTCCAAGTGAAGTTGTTTTGTAGATTTCTTCCCATAACATACCAGCACTTCTCTTCTGTTCCCATGTCACTTCATTATCTTCTGCTTCGATCGTACCAGTCTTCATGAGTTCATCGAGAACATCAGAATGTGCATGGGTAAGACGAACGGCATTAATCATACCGATTTCTGCGTTCTTATATTTATTAACGTCAAATCTTGTTAAATCACTGAGCTTGGCTGCCAGTGAACGTTTCAAGATAGACGGAATCTTATTCTTATTACCGTCATTCAACCAAAGGTAGTATGCCAGCTGAGACATCGGTTCATCTGGACGTGCAAGTACCTTTTTCTGATATTCTGCAAACTTACCAGGATTTGCTTTTGTCCATTCCTGACGTTTTGGATGAATGGATGCACGAACCATGATAATCTGTGGATTCAATCGCATGTAATAATCATGACGAAGTGTAACCGCCATTTTCAATGTTTCTTCGAAATCATAATCCAATGCAGCATCGATGGCTTCTTCAAATACTTCAGTAGTTGTTTTACCATCAAACTCTTTGAAGAGCCTGTCGTTACCGAGTGTATCTCTTGTATCATACCAGCCGGTATCGATACCAAACTTACCATCCTTGATGTTAGAACGATAAAAAGATGCTTCACCAAAGAATGAAGATGCGGCAATCATTGTCAATCTCATTAATGGATTGATAGTGAAGGATTCGCCACCTTCAAAATTGATAACGGTATTTGCATTTGCATGGTATTTGTTGTACTCTTTGAGGTTCTTAACCTCTCTGCTTAATCTGCTCATACAAAAACTCCCTTCTCGTTAAAAAAGAAATTGATTCATATAAATTTAGATTGCTTGAGAATATTAAATACGGGGTATCGGTTTTGAGTAAGTCATAACCGATAAAACACTATAAAATGTCATCCCATGAGCGTGGTTCGACAAACCTAATTGAGGTAAAAATCTTAACAAAAAATATGTTCTTTATGAAGAAACCGTATTCGCTGCATCAAGCAACCTAAATTACTGGTGGTAGACTGAGTATATTAAAAACAGATTAAATGCCCGCTTAATATTTATACAGGTATCGTGGTCGCAACCCTGTTTCGAATAACTCCAAATGTTAATCTGATCTGTAGAAGTAACTGTTTTCACTGCTTCAGTCTACTAGTCCAAGTGACAGGGTACGATCCTGCGGCCTCTCGCTCCCAAAGCGAGCGCTCTCCCATCTGAGCTACACCTGGATATTATGGAGAACCATTTAGATTCCCCATATAGTTATTTATTACCAGTTAAATGCATAACCGAGACCATTCTTCAGATCAGCATTGAGCGGATCAGTGAATTTAGCGGACTTTTCAAGTACATTTACAGTTACAATAGAGAACTTTGTCTTCGGTTCTTTTGTAACAGGTGTAACAGTTGCTGCAAAGATATAATTGGTTCCCTTTGTTACCTGTGTTGCGAGTAAAGCAAACGGTTCTACCTTAGAACCAACAAATCCTTCGAATACTTCAGCAAATGCATTCTTTGCTTCTTCCGGGATATCCGTTTTAACATCAACCTGAGTACCACCCATCGGCATACCGCCTTCAACGATTCTTTCAATGTTGACAACGGATACGCCTTCTGGTTTTTCATTAAAAATAACAAGAACAACATTCTTTGTATCCTTACCTGTAACAACAAGCTGTTCTGCAAGAACTGCGTGGTTTGTACCATTTACCACCTGAGAACCGATATAAGCAATCGGGGTGTACTGAGCACCGAGAATAGTACCACTCATTTCAGCAAATGCTGTTGCAATCTTCTGTGGCATCTTATCGACTACTACATTAATTTCCCATGTTCCAACCATTGTAATCAAACTCCTTTTGTATAAATAATAATAATATTTGTCTATGAGAGTATTTGACAGAGTATAATACGCGCTCTATCCATCTGAGCTACACATCATAAGACATGCTAGGACTCGAACCTAGGACCACGCGGTTTGATCCGAAGTAACTCTATCAGCCGCATCATAGACTTAGTGGCCCCGGTGGAATTCGAATCCACACTGAACGGTGTTTGAGACCGCTTCCTGCTGCCTATTGGGATACGGGGCCAAATTGTTAAATGTTCCCCAATTGAACTTGTCTGGCATAATATCCTGAACAAGACTTTGAGCATGACTTTATCCTATTCTTTCCTCTTTTCAGATCAGAGTAGAATCTTTCTTGGACATCCGCTTTCCATATAAATGGCTGTCCACACACATCACATATCTCCCATTTATCAAAATATTTCTGTGGAGCATGATGTTTAGCATGTTCCTCTCTAGTCATACATTCAAGATTCCAGGAACAGTTGTAATATTTATTCTCATTCATATGATGAACAACGCATCCTTTTGTGTAGTTTGGATCAAATGTCATTGCAACAAGCTGATGTATTGCTATCACTTTAGCATTCCCATTATCATCTCTCAAATAGATTGAATCATAATGTTCTCCATCGTTATAGTGATATGGCTTTAAAATATTACCAAGATTATCGAAGACATTTCCACACCTATCGATTTTATAATTGCTGAAACCAGGGATTGGATGTGGCCATAAATCATATTGATTCATGAATTGTGTAAAAATTTCTTTCGGATCCATAATATCATCTCCTTTCAAGCGGGTCTGCCAATTTCCCCAAAGAGCCAAAAAACATTTGTGAGGGTATAAACCAGAGGAATGCGTATGCCATTTTCGCCAATGATACCAAAATGATATCATACAGGATTTGAACCTATAAATCTATTTTAAGAAGTAACTCTGATTACTGCTTCACAAATGTATTATTATAGTATTATGATTTGAAATAAAAAATATACAAGAAAAACACACCCCGAATGGAAGGGCGTGTTTTATTATGAGTACCCACAGTAAAGCCTGTCTCACGACAGTCCTTATGTGGATGATCATACGGCTGCTGTAGCTGCAAGAGCAGCATTAACGCAATCAGTTGCAACTCTGATTGCGTCTTCCTTACTGGAGCATGCTGCCATAGACAGCCAGTTTGTCACGAATGTGACACCGGCCGGCTTGACATCCAGCCACTCCTTAGGGAGTTTCCAGGCCGGGTCTGCGACCTGGAGATTATAGCTGCCGGGGTCACGGCCCGGGAACACGGCCATTTTCAGGCCGCGTTCCTTACAGAAACTCTGCCACGGCACGAATTTATCCATTACAAGAATGGCGTCATTCAATACTGTGGCATTTTCAGCCAGCCAATCAGCTGCCTTTGCGGCAGACAAATCTTTCCGAATTGCATTCTCGAGGGCCGGGGTCAGCCACTCGACAGCCTTCAGAAAGGCTTCGTCGGGATTCTCGTCAGAATCCCAGGTCGGATAAAAGTCCCGGACCGTCGTCCAGGCCGGGGTCCAGAGCATCCCCGTATCATGGAGGTCAATTGAGTGGATTAAACCACTCAGCGTGGGGAATGCCTCCTTCTTTCCCCACGCCTCCCAGAGGAGTCCAACTGCAGCGTGGACCTCCTCCTGAGGAGTGCCTTTCTTCAGGAGTACACTGCCATCCTCCTGCACCAGCTCCTGGTCTTTGACGGGTCTGAGCTGGTGATGGTCAAAGAGTGCGACACCATCGTGCTGACGGCCGACGTCAGCAATAATATGCTGGACATCAGCCTTTGTTGTGTCCGGATTATTAGTCCGGACAATTTCGATTTCAGGAAATTGCAATTTCAACAGAGCGACACATGCAGCATCGTCTGCGTGAAACATTCCACCGTGAACGGTGATGGATTTTACTTCCTGATCGAAATTAAAGAGATTAAATGTAGTCATACAGACTCCTTCCGATCTTGCGATCGTACCGACTTATGGTCTCGGGTGGACCTAAAATAACGAACAGAAATATTCAGTGATTGCTTTCTAAGTCTGATCCGTTATGTCGTATTTGACTTCCTATAAAGATAGGTGTGATCATTAATACTAGCAATTTAATATATTTCTATATCATATAAATAATATATATGTGAAGATTTAAAAAAATAGAAAATGGAAATCCCCGGCATATGCCGGGGATTGTTCGTTACCATTTCTGACCACCACTCAACCATGGGTTTACCACGCCAGACTGTTGTGGTGTTCCAGTCTGTTCTCGTTGAAGTTGTTCTCTGTCTGCTTTCCATATGGTCGGATATACTTGGTGTGTATTGAATGGAAGTGCACCCTTTACAAGCATATCTTCTAATATGGAAGCAAAGTCAGGATTTCCCTCACACAGATGTGCGGGTGTTGTTGTCTCACCATACATGTTATCCATGGCTGTTGCATCTGTATAAATATACATAACATATCATCTCCTTCTGAATGTGTTTTGGAGTATTGTTCTCCTCATTCATGGAAATGATATATCTATGAATTATGCATTTTGTATCACTTGAACCAATTGATTCAATGTTCCAATATCAGCAGCAACTACCTTTGCAAGTGTCGAATAAGATTTCGTTACGACTTTCATGTATTCAATGCAATTATTGTATACCTTTATTTTCGTGCGATAGATGGAGTTGTTATCATTCTCCAATCCTTCCAATTCACCAACAAAGTTATTTGTGATATCTGTCCAAAATGCAACAGTCTGTGAAATGATATCTAATATACAGAAATAGTTTTTGAAGCTGGAAATATCGATACCTTGTGGAGTTTTTGCGGCATTCTCAATACCATTTCCAAAATGACGCAACTGTTGTTCATCTTCTGGGAAGGAATCAAAGAATAAGTTTGCAACACCGGCAGCATTCTGTTGTGTCACAACAACTTTGGTTTTCATTAAATCCAATTGTTGTAATCGTTTCAAACAAGTTAATGCCGGAGGTTTCTGTTGATATTTTGGATCATGAGCTTGGAATATTTGTCCAACAGAACTAATTACATTTGCATATCTTCCATTTCTGATTTCAGACAACTTAACAACCTCTTGTGTCAACCAGAATGCCATATTTGCAAAATACATTAATGGTTCAATTTCCATGGAAGAAGTACGATCATTCCATAAGTATAACATCACACCATTCTTGAATAATGCACCAATTCCTCTGTTCTTAACAAACTTTGCCAATGCATAAATACGGTGGTTTGTTTTTTCAACAATAGAACGAATTAGATTTGTCACTTTTCGAATGAGTTTGATGATACCAGCAAATGCACCGACAATCAAATTGAATCCGGACATCTTTCTGGAATATACACGGTCTGCAGTTGTTGCAATTTCTTCTTGGAAGATCTGCGGCTGTGCTAGTTTCATGACACCTTCGGTAATATAATCATCCGTAGAATATTCCAATACAAACTGTACGGTTTCCATATACAAGAATCCACGTTCCATTTCTTCCACAGCTTCTTGGATTTCTTTATTCTCCACTTCAACATTACCAGCATCATCTTTTGAAATAGAAGTAACATGCAGATTGAATTTGTCAACTGCTGTTGCCATGGCAGAACCTTCATCCATGCCCATAGCCAATAATTCTTCATATTCTTTACGAATATCTGGATCCCTGGGCTTATATTCTTCACCCGTGATTTCTGCTTTTGCAAATAATAACTGCTCCATATGATATCTTTCTTCATCTGCAATATCTGAATACAAACGCTGAAGAATGTCCACTTTGGATGTTTTGGCAGCTTCCAAATAATCCGATAAAGCCTTTGCTTCATCTGCAACAAACTCCATGACTTTAGCAACTTCAGCTGGATCATATTGATTGTTGGGGAGATCATCTCCACCATGTTGGCCGAATGTGCTCATATCATCTTCATTATCATCTTCAATTGGAGTTTCTTCTGGAGTTTCGGTATCTTCGGTTTCTTCCGGAATTGTACCATTAATTCCATCAGTTTCCACAGGAGCTTTGTTGTCGGTATCTTCACCTTGCATGTCATCTGTTGTATCTGTGGTATCATTCATGTTGTCATCTAATGATGCATTGTCAGATGTTTCCTCTCCTGCTTCGGCATCTTCTTCTTGATAGTAATATTCATTCAACACAGACGTTTCATATTTTTTAACATCCTTTTCAATATCTTTAAACTTTGCATTTTCAAAAAGCTTTACTAATTTATCATCTTCCAATTCCATTTTTCTTTTAAATAAATCATTGTATGTGAAATCTGGAATAGGATCACTTAATGAACGAAATGGTCTGCGATAATCGATTGGTAATTTCTTTTTTTTGCATTCAGCATCAAATTCCAATCTTTGGTCATTTGCATAAGATGATAAACTTTTATATGTTGGAAAACGAAGAAAATTCTCAACTGCTTTGAATAGTTTATTTTTGTATTTGCTAACAATTTTAAACAATGTATCTTCGTCTTTTTTATCCCATTTTGTAGATTGAATATTCCATGCATCTATTCCCCAATATACTCTTTGAACTGCACCAAATCTATAGTCGAGATCTTTATCAGGGTCAACATCTTCTTCGGAATCTTCTTCTCCATCTTCCTGATAATAGCTGTCATTCATGGCTTCAAAGAAAGCATCCAGACCACGTGCAGAACCAGACGGAATTAAACGATTTGGTTTCTTTCTCTGAGTTTCGAATTGTTCTTCTCTCTGTCTACGTGCAAATGTTTCAATGGATCTATCCATCATTCATCAGTCCTTTCGGTTAATTTCATAAAGAACACGTGATCATCCTCATCACATACATTCCAACCATATTTCTTGTACATGTGGAATGCTCGTTTGTTCTTTTTGTTTACGGACAAGTAGGTTGCACCAAAGTCATCTACGGCAATCTGTAAAAGATCCACGCCATAATCATGTCCTTGATATTCCTCTGATACTTCCAATGCAGTAATCCAACGTTGTCCATTAATCTTCTTCTCAACTGCAACATATGCTACGACAATATGATTTTCATCAATATAAATTGCACCTTTTGTATTATCATTCACACGAACACGTCGTAATCCATGTTTAAACACACCTTGATCTTTGTATTTTTTGACGGATTGTTCCGTTAATGGAATATAGTGATACTTCTCTTTCAAGGTATTGTGATTTGTTCCCATATAAGATTCTTGTACAAATCCTTTGAGTGCAGATTCCATTTCTGATACAGACATGTGGATCTTATCATTATCGAAGAATGATTGATGGAATTGTAATCCTTCTTGGGTGAATAATTGTGTTGCGTTCAATAAATTGATGATATCAAATGCGGTATTATCATCCATTTGTTGGATCTGTTCATTAATCTTCATACCATCGTCAGATAAATATTTGTGATCTGATAAATATTGCCAATATGTTTTCATTGTCTTTGTTTGATGATTAATACGGATTTCATTCTTAATAAACTTTCCATTGAGATATACTTGATTGATGTATCCAACATACGTATCTCCATCACGTGGTTCAAAGGAAGACACATCAATGAGATCTTGTTTCATAATCTGTAAATCCTCTTGTGATAAATGTAAATCAAATGTTTGAATCAGATGAGATACAACATCATCCATATTCTCAACTAAGAAGACACCATTCTTCTCATGGGTCAATGATGTTTCGATCAATACAATGGAATCTGTATCATTTGGAACAATGGTAAACTGATGCCAGAATGACATGTCATTATTGTTTTGCTGTTCAACTGCAATAGACTCGGATTCTTGTTGGATATCTGTGTCTTCATCTTCTTCGAGTGATTGGGTGTGATCAATATTACAATTCAAGAAGAAGGTTTGACATGGCAATCCTCGATCCTTCAACAGCTTCGCAACATAGAAAGAATGCTCGAAACACACACCAAGTTTGGATTGTTCCATTGACTGAATGGACTGGGAATGATATGTGGAAATCATCTTCCAAGAATCTTTGAATGGAGATGCTGTAATACGTTCACCATTCTCATCCAAACATCCATAATGTATCTGGGAAGCTTGTTGGAATACTTCTTGACATTGCTGTCTGAGAGAGTTGATATCAACGGCTTCTTGAACATGCTCGTCTTTCCTTTTGGAAGGTGCTCCTTTGATACACATCTTGACATGAACTTCATGCGGTTTAAACTTAATGGAATCTTGATCACATATCAGATACTCTCTTTCGTTTTGATTCATCCACGGATATTTCCCAATAGATCCAGTTACATCTTTCATGTCGATTTCATAAACATATCCAACACAATCAATTGTCGTTGGTTTTAGATCAGGTGCCCCTTCAGCTAGCATGTGTACTTCATCCAAATAATCTTTTAATTTATCAGCAGGCCAACTCCATTCTTCATATCCTCTATTATCATAACCGGATCCTCTCAAATACTCATTCACCTTTGGATTTCTAGAAGCAGCAAATATGGATGCAAGCCCTTTATATGGCGTCACAAATAATGGCCGATCTAAATCAAAATGATCTCCAACGTATTCGGTCATTCCAAAATATACTTTATCATATTCGAAATCTTTTACTTTTTTAATCGTACTTTGATCATATCTATCACTTTCTTGGAAAGCCTCTTCTTTCTTCTTTTTACCCAAATATGGTTTCAATGATTCCCAGTTCTCCCAATCCATACCCAATTCCTTTGCACGTTTCACAATGTTCTTTGCCAATTCTTCTTTGTATTCATCAGGTGCTTTATTAAAAAAACGAACGGCTTGTAAGACATGTTTCTCATCCGTCAAAGGATACTTCCTTAATTCAGGAATCCCAAATTGAGAATCATCCAAATCATTTCTGTCATCGGTAGATAACTTTGCTTCTTGATACACTTGATCCCATGATGTAATCGGTTCTGTCATTGATGCAAGATGAATGTTAATCTTCGGAATGTATGGTAGCTTCACTTTGATACTAACACCAGGCACGAAATCACAAACCTCAATCATCGATATAAACAACATACGAAATGCTTGATACAAAGGGACCAATTTCACCATTCCTGGACTGGAATCAAATGTATCAATTGCTGTTTTTACCAACTTAAATCTCATATTTGTATTTGTACGAATATTTTTGATCCATGATGGTTCTTTATTCTTTTCCAAATGACCGGGTGGTAGTGTTTGCTTCAAATCATCAATGAATTGATCACGTCGATCATGTAGTTGATCATACATCTTTTGGAACGGTTCTCCACCTGCTTTTTTTATCTGATGTAATGTCATTAATGTTTTTTCCCACAATTTCTGATAATCGATAACTGCTTTATTGACATCTTTTTGATAATCCTGAATTAATCTTGTTCGATCAGGAGGAGTTTGTACTTCCTCTTGATATACATCATCTGCTGGTTCGTTATCATAGAACTTGTCTACATAAGAATCCATGATCTTATCCAATATCGTATGAGATGCCTTTTCTGTCAAGTTACCAACCAACTTATCACCAATATGATCATTAATGTGTAATTCACGTTTCTCATATTCCCATACATCCATCATTTTCTGAATAACTGTTTTCGCACCATCACGATTGAAATGTCGATTTAATTCAATAATATTATCTCGAATTTCATAAATCAATCGATCGATATATTGACGGTGAGACATGCTACGTTTTTCTGGTTTACGAGCAAATCCCAAGCGAGAAGTTTTGATTGGTACCTCGGTATAGTCTTCTTCAATGTTATCATAGATCTCTGCTAATTTATTATACAAAGAAGCCAATCTTTGCACGATTTCACGTTTTGTCATATGATTCATTTCTTTCCGAAGATATACAATCTCCGAATTGAAACTCATGGCACGTTCAAAGTTCTTCTTTTCCTCATATGTTGCATCTGTATGTCTCCAACCGCTGACACCTCTGCGTGAGAATGCAGCTGCTTCTGTAACAAATTCATCATCAGTCATATATTCTTTCACCAACTCTTCCATGGGATAGGGATGATCCTGTTTGGCCACATCATCAAATACCAATCTTGCATTCTCTACCATCCAATCCATATATTGATCATTCGTAGAACCATACTTCGGATGTTTACCAGTAAATTCCATGACAGAATATTTGAATTGGTGGAATCGATGTTTGTTACCATTGAATTGGAACATGGTCCATGTAATGGTTTTAAAAAAATCACGCAAGTTATTGGATACATAAACACCTGTCAATTTCTTGAATGAGGATTCAATCCAAATATGTTGACCATCGATTGATACAATAACAATGGTATGTGTGTCATAATCAGGAGGTGTTTCTGTAATAATGTAAAACTTACGACATTCCACACCATGTTCTTGTAACCACTTTTCTTCATATTCCACGTAATCCCAACAAACACCACCACCATACTTCACAAAATCATCTGGTGATAGTAAATGGTAATTTTGTTCATAGTCTTTTGCACTCTTAACGTGGTGGATTTTACCATCCTTTCTGGGTATTCCATATTTGAAATCTTCCAAATGCTTTACCAATTCTTCACACAGTTTCTTTACTTTCCTGACTGATTTGGGTTTATCTGATTCCATATGGAAATCATTTTCAAACATGACATATCACCTCTTTACTTATATTATACTATATACACATTGACCTCCGGTCAATTTAATACTATACATGAATATTTAGAAAATAATAGTTTGTTTACACAGGAACTACGGGGGCATGAGCCCCCGCATATTCCCATATGTTTTCACTCGTTTGTGATTAGAACCAACGGCCAATCTTCGGTGTTGTTGCTTCTGTATGCTTTGTATAGCCGTAAGTTGTGTCAGATCTTTCTTCCAATTCAATATCCGGGATGCCGTCATAAGACTTGAGAGCACCGTTACCACCAGAGATGATAGATTCCGGATTAAATGAATTGAATTTAGAATCAAAGAGGTCCTTGTAACCAGAGGAACCAGCATCATAGCTTTCCTGATAAGGTGTAGCACCATCAAGAGAGAATCCGTATTCGAAATCCTGTTCAAACATAATCTTTTACTCCTTTTCTATAGATTAGATAATGCATTATCTGATTTATCATACAACATCTTCAGATAGTCATTGATATATAACTGGTTCACAGAAATAATCAATCGATATGTCGATGTGTAATTTACTGTTGTGAAAATGATTTTACGATGTACCCAATCAATGTCATATCCTTCCGTAATCAGTGAATGGTTTTCACGTAGCATTACGGAGATAAATAACTTTGGATCGATGTGATTTTCCAAATGATAGTCAATCATTCGTTCCAATGTTAACCCCAATACCGAACCGAATTCGATTTCTCGTTCATTCCAGTCCAATTTAATGATTGGGCGAGAATGGATTTTCCATCCATATGGCAATGGAAAATCTCTCTCGTTAAATGTGTCCGAGAAGATTGGTATCGAGATTGAACACGGTCTTGGTTGTAACACCCGATATGGTCCTGGATTTGGAACGGATAAGTCAAACATACCAATCGTGTTAAACTCACATCTCAATGTGAAAGTAATGGGGCAATCGCTTTCCACTAAGTTATTTTGTTTCGTCACCTGGGTATAGTTTAGGTCTGAAATCTTACATAATAACGATGTCATGTAATAGGTGTAAAATGCATCCTTATGTCTTCCAGAAGAGAATCGATATGAAATGGGGAAAATAGAATTCATGTTCAGATAATCTAAGAAACGTGCAACGCTTCCATGTTCATCTTTCACAGGCATCTTTGCATATCGAGCAGTTTCTTCTAGGAATCCATCTGGGATTGCTAACTCCAAGGCAGTATCAATATCAAAAAAATGTCCATCCGTAGGTATGCGGTTAATCAAATAAGAAGCCCATTTCAATTGTTCTGTTGCACTCTGGAAAGATAGTACAAAATCAAAATTGACAACAACACGATTGAGTTTACCACGCCATTCAATTCCATCTGATTTGGAGAAAAGTAATAACTCCATCTCAGACCGATTCCGGAATCTACTCGATGTAGTTTGCCAAAGTGTTGTACCAAAAGATCCTGCAGCTAATCGATCATCAAGTCCGGATAAAGAAACACGTGGATTCACAATACACATTGGATATGGCATTGTCCGTATCTGTTTCGGAGTGTGACGCAATTGTCGATGTGCGATCTTTGTAGAAGGCATAACCGTTTCAAATGTTCCATTTGGAAATTGATCTACCATGAATTGAAGTATGATTGCCGTCACATTACCAATGGTATGTACCATGTCAGTACCACTTTGACATGCTAACGACAACTCATATCCATGTTTTAATCTTGGATCAGAAGGATTTAAACTATTATATTCATAATGCATCCCAGGTCGATAAATGTTTTGATCAGTCAATCCCTCATTAAATTTGTTTCGGTTCTGATCATTTAACCGAGCATCATTATAATTCTGGCTCATATTAAGCAGAATGCTGTGCACGCGAAATCAGAATAGACATAATATTGGTTAATGTTGTCATATCATAATAACGAATTCGTTTAAAATCGAATTCTAATATAGATGGACATTTGTTCAATATCATGATCAGTCTCCACATGTTGGTGATTCCATATTTGTCATAAGAATATAACTTTGGATTGTATTTGTATTTGGCATCGAAATCTTCGTACCGATACAAGTTTCCTCCAACATTATAGGAGTTTAATAATTCATAAAAATCTAATGGTAAATACTTAGTGATGATCTCCCATTTGTTAGGAGGTTGATAGTTATTCACCATCAGTTCTGTTTGCGGCACAGTCAATGTTGCACTTTCTGAGATATTTCCGATTGTGTATAGATCGGAGTTAATATAGCTCAATAATGAGGGAATCGAGGTCTTTTCATCCGATGTCATGGAAACACCTCCATTTATAATCTCACATACATATTGAATGGATCGTTGTCATCACACACCAATGTCGCTTGTAATTGTTCTTGAATCGCAATCGGTTCAGTTGTTCTTAATCTTACTTCAAATCCTGACGATAATTGAAATTGGTTCGATGTAAAATCAATAGAAGAAAATACTGGAGAAGTGACTGTAATGGTATCACCGTCCGAAAATGTACCAGTAGATGTGATTTGACAAGTGGATGTATGTGGGATGTTATAAGTAATTGGATAATACTGTAACAGCATTAATATGCTTCTTTCTTCTGGGGAAGAGGAGCAACGCCGCCATTAATGGTTTCGCCAATTGCATAACCGGAGTCGTTTAGAGACTTCGCGAGAACGTCTGTGGTAGCTGCGAATCTACGAGCAGATCTCTTCATCTGTTCCATAGCAGCCTGAGACAGGGAACCATTACCAACATATTGTGCAGCATATGCACCAGCACTCTTCTTAGTAGAATCAGATTCCAATGCATTTGTTACAGATTCACAGAAGGTCTTCAGTGTATATGCAGTTCTGATGTAGTCAGCAATGTCGGCAACACATGGGTTTGCAGATTCCATTACAGTCTGATCAGCAAGTGCAGCAGTTGCATATTCCATACTGATAACAAACTTGTTCAGATCGCCTTCAGAATAATCGGATTCAGATGTGACTGCATATTCAGCAACAAAGGAACCAGACATATTTGTCTTAAGACCAAATGCAGGAAGCATATCCTGAATGGATCTCATATAAAGACCAGCATTTGTACGAAGAGATGTACCATCCTTGAAACCACGGCTGAGTGGAGTTCTGTCATTCTTTGCTCTCTGTGCAATTTTCTTAGCAGTTACTTCTGCAAATTCATCAAAATCATTTTCTTTCAGACCATCCGGAACACCGGTAATCTTGGCAGCACCACAAATGGCTTTCCAGCTCTTGTCAGCAGCAGTTGCAACTTTGGATGTAGCCATTTCCATCAGATTGAGGAATCCATTAGAAGAACGGGAGAATGCTTCCTGAGCAACACCCAGAGCTTCTCTACGATCAGTTGGCAGACCTGCTTCTGTTGCGGCTTCCTGAATATAAGAAATATCGTTCTTGTCCAGATCCATGATATTTACTGATGCATTATAGATTGCGCCAGCTACATTAATCTGACCCATTGCTTCTTGAATATATGCATCCTGAGGACAGGAGTCGCCAGTTGCATAATCAAGCATCAAATCTGTAAACTTCATAATTAGTAAAGTCCTTTCGTAATTGGATTTTCACAACAGAGCATTTTGAGGAAGAGCCCCCTGATCCCCAATAGTCTGTGTAAATTAACATTGAGTTGATATATTATATATTATAGGTATCTTATTCTCCTTTGGAATAGGATTGAGAAGTGAATTGTCTCCAGCATTGTTCCAATTGGTCACGGATTGTATGGTAATCATATTGCATGCACTTATCATAATAGATGCGAAGGAACTGTGCACCACGTTCTGTCACTTCATTTGTTGTTAATACAGAATCAGATCCAATATGTTTCATTTCATCTTTTCCAGCAGGTGTTAATAAAGAATGTTTATCAAGGAATTTGTAAACTTCTTTGAATCTCTTAATGACATTCTTCTCATCCATTCCTTGATCTGTGTGCCAAGAAACTTTATCAAACTTTTGGAATGATTTATCGGAATAATATTGACGACGTGCAAAAGTGATGGAATTGATCGTATCATCAGAATTCAATACCACTTCAATTGACATGATCTTAGAAACAAGCTTGTCATCACCTTCAGGTTTGATATCAAGTGCTTTCTTTCTCAAATTATCAATCTTCCCAGGGAACACAATGGACCGATCAAGTTCAATTTGGATGTCCTTGATGATGGTAACACGAGCCACTTTATCGCTTTCATAATATACGATAAACTTTCCATAATCATCCATTTCTACTGTGGATTTTTTTGGTTGACCAAAATCCTTTTCCAGTTTCTTTTGTGTCTTTGTACGTGTTGCACCAAATTCAATATCCTCAACTTCATTGCCAGGTTTTACTTCCCATTCAATCAGTTCGTCTGGGTCTTTCCGTTTGCTATTACTGACTGCACCGGCGCCGTCATATGATTCATCCATTTCAGCATACCATGAAGATTTCAATTCACCAGTATCCGGATCAATGTAGAATTCCTCTTCCAATTCATCATCTTCATCGTCATCATCATCTTCTGAATCATCTTCATCATCATTGTCATTGTCATTGTCTTCATCGTCGATATCTTCTTCGTCATCATCTGTATCTTTGTCTTTATCGTCATCTTCAGAATTATCTTCGTCTTTGGATTTGTTATCCGTATCCTTTTCGGGATCATTTGCTTCATCATCCTCATCAAGATTGGTATCGGAATCATCTTCATCGGATTCTTGATAATATTCATCAATCAATTTATCAGTAGACACATGGAGTTTGGAACACAAATCTTCAAGGCTATTTGCAATCTTTACATATTTATTCTTATCAGATTCATCATGGATGTACAGATAAATTTTCCAATCAGAAATCTTAATTAATACATAATTGCCAAACCCGTCTCCCTCATCAAAGCTGAGGTATCCATCATGATCATTGAGATTCTTGAGTACTTGTTCAACGGAATATAATTCATTGAATGTGTATTCGGAGTAAGCATCATTCCCAGTTTTAATCTTTTTGTCAACAAATCTTTCACTCATTTCTCGCAGGTGATCTGTGGGATCCTGTTCTGTTGGAATGATCTTTCGATAAATGGATGGGAGTTTTTTACCAATTTCTTGTTCCAACTTATGAAATGGATCATTGGTACTTTCTTCATCATCGGATTCTTGGTAATACGAGGATTGCATTTCACCATTTTCATCCAGGTAGAATTCTTCTTCATACTCTGGTTCATCTTCATCAGAAATGACTTCAATGTCTCGTCTATATGGTTCAGCACCAACAATTGGACCATGGTCATATCGATTAATCAAATCATTTGCTCTGGATTTATAAGAATTGATGATATCAACCTTGAGAGAACGTTTTCTCATACCTTGATCAACGAGTTGATGATAACGAGGATCTCCCTCTTCCTTAGCCAGCATTAAAGCAACACATGATGTCACAATGTTCATGATGGTATCATCTGTCAATCTCATGCCATTGATTTCCACACCATTCTTTTCCGCAAGGTCTTGGAGTTCCTTTTGTTTACGATAATGAACAAGCATTTCACCAACTTTTGCAAACATGGCATCTTCCCCAGATTCCATTGTAACATTACCATCAGCTTCATCGATATCATATTCAAACAACCAAAGCTTCTTTGCAATATCACGGACATGACGAATCACCATTGGTTGAGAACGTTCACATTCTGTGATCATATCTTGTTGAAGATTGTTAATCATTTTGATTGTCTTCTTCATTAAGGATTTATTTGGTTTTTCATTCTTGGGGTCTGATAAGATTTCGATATTCTTTTCGATATTCTCAATATCCTGATCGATGACTCTCTTAAGACCTTGATAAGAACGCTTGGGATCATGCGCATCATCATGTTTACTGGAATAATAGGATTCACGACGTTCTTTCAATTCATTGAAAATGTTTGTCATTTCTTCCAAGATGGCTTCTTTAGACGCTCTCTTCATCAGTGTCTTATACAGATGCTCAAGATCTTTGGAAGAATTCGCAATGAATGTGTAGTAATTGTTCTCACCAAGACGGGATTCCATTGCTTCATCAATGTCTTGTTTTGCAGTCTTCTTAATGAGTGCAGCCGCTTCCTGATAACGATAAGATTCTGATATCTTATCACCAACCTTCGTTCCAGCATCTCGAATAGCTTCACCGGCTTTACGTTTTGCGGTACGTGCAGCTTTATCAACCTTATTCTTGGATTCAAAAGCATCGAGGATGGCATTACGAACATCCATTCTGGATTGTGCGGCATCTCGTGCCCATTTATCTTCCATATCATAGTCATGTTTATACGCACGAGGAAGTGTATTCAGAGTTTCTTTTACAGCACCACCAAAACTGCCAGCATTCTTGATTTTATCAAGGTCATCTGCAGCATCATCAAATCTATCTTTGATACCACTACCGATATCTTGGAAACCTCTCTTGAGACCTTTGACGATTTGATGACCTGTTTCTTTGATACCCTCTTTAAAACCTTCTTCTTCAACATCGATTTCTTCATCATCTTTGTCTTCGTCATCTTTATCTTTCTTCTTAGATGATTTCTTTTTGGGTTTCTTTTTATCATCCTTTTTGTCATCATCATCTTCTTCGTCATCATCTTCATCGGAAGAACCATAATCGAAGTCGTCATCAACATCTACATCAGCTGGCTCAATGGTTGCTCCCTGATCATTATCAAGATCATACTTGTCATCATATTTTTCACGATCTTCGTTTTCTTCCTCTTCTTTGGCTTGTTCCAGATAGAAATATACTTCATCATCAGATGCATTTAATACATATTCATATCCCTCTTGTGCCATGTTTCCGAATAGTAACCTAAATGGCGCTGTTAACACCCAACCAATCAATTTGAAAATTCCAGCAATCAATCTGAAGATAAGAGGTGTATATCTGCTACTACCACTAGATTGTGGACTATTTCTTTGAGGACTCGAATTGCTTCTCTGGGGATTCGGTTGTCTGATAGACGGAGGTGCGGGTTTTTCAATTTTGGATTTGTATTCTCCGAGGTATTTTTGAATTTCAGAATAATCTCCAGTTTCATGTGCTTTCTTGAACACGGGTCCCCATTTCTGAATCCATTCCAGACGAATGATTGCATCTTTTGCCCCAGTTCCTTTTTGAACAGATTGGTCGAATTGTGCGACCATTTTTGCATAAGCAACTGTAAATGCTTTTGGATTACCATGCACTTTTATTGCATCAATATTAAATTTGTAATTTTCAATTTCTGCTTCAATAGATTTAATACTCATCTTAAGATATTGAGTTCTACGCTCAGCAGCTGGATTATTTTTAATATTCTCTAAAGCTTTTAATTCTTTTTCAAAAGCAGCTTTACTATTCTCCAGGATTCTTTCATATCTAGTTATAACCATGACAATGGTATGTTGCTTATCTTCATTATTTTTGAAAAACTCCGTATATCTTCTATTGTATTCTTTTTCGATTTCTTCATCTGACTTACCGTCATTCTTCATTTTTACCAATGCCATATTGGTTTCCTTCAAGAACTGAACAAATTCATTTCTCATACTTTTTAAAGGTCCTTGCTGGAAGTCCCACATGATTCTCAAATGACGTAATGTTTGATCGACACCCCCATCAGTGTATATGGCTGATAACATATCCGCAACCAATTCCTGGTATCCTTCATCATGAATGACTCTATTATCACCAGCTGCCTTGCGTTCTTTCTCATATTTTTTTGCAACTTTTCTTACATATTTTGCTTCATCATCAGCCATTCCTCTTATCATATCTCTGAAATGTCCCTCCTCATGCTTCAACACACTCTGGAAAGTTTTCCAAGAAGAACGTAAGTAGTTTTGACCAATCATAATACGTGCATCACGTTCACCAGGATATATTGCACAATATGCATTTCCAATAAATTCCCGGCAATCATCTTTTTCCGGATCTTCTTCTCGACCGATAATCAGTTTTATTAATCGAGCTTTGCCATTTTTAATAATGTCAGACTGATACACACCCTTTCGTGGTAATCTGCCACGGTCATCGGGATCCCTTCTGAAACCGATTCTTTTCAGATTTTCTTTTTCATTTTCAAGTGTTTTATCATTAAATGATACGGCACCAACATATTTCATTTGATCTTCCTCTTGATATATCATTTCACCAAGTTTAATCGGTTCTGTTCCAAAATCAATCATATCGATTGCTCCTTTCGTATAAAAAATTTACAAATGCGTTAACCCCGGCACATGCCGGGGTTATTTACATTAACGGAAACAATTATACTGTTCGCCAAGTTGGGTTTGGTAACTGGATAGTGGAATACATTTCACATTGGGGATGACAACAGATGGATCATTAAATAATAACTGATACTGTTGATTCACAATCTTGGTTCCAATATCAAATAACATATTCAACTTATGTTCCACATCCGGGGTAGTGATTCTTATCATCTTTCGATATGTTGTCACATAATCAAGAAGCTGTTTCCCCAAATGTTGTAATTCCACCTCATCCAATCCTTCGATTTCTTGTTCGCGATTATCTCCTTGAATAATCATTGATAACACCTCACTTTCCATGAACAATTCAACAATACATCTTCGATGTACACTTTAATATTATATATAAAGGAGAAATGAATTATGTTTGATATGACAAATGAGGAAGCCATCATTCAAATGATCAAGGATAAAGATGAAGATTGTTATGTGATTCCATTATATGTTCACATCAATAACAACCGTTACAATCTTTGGGAAATGGATCAGATTAATGACTTTTCTCCATACTTCATCAAAGTTGGGTTTGGATCTTCTCGAGGATTAATGATCAAATCACAATTACCAGCTGAATGTGTGTATGAATTCAATATGGAATTGACATTACACCAGTATGATTATGACAAAGATGTTGATCGATTTTATTATGTATTCGAGACTGGATTCATGGAAGAAGAAGAATTGAAAGATGATTTTCATAAACAAATTCAAGAATACATGAATGCGATTGCAGAACATGTGAAGAAACATGTGGAAGAACGAAGAATGGAGGTGAGAAAACGAATGATGGAAGATGAAGACAATTACATTAGTACTGAATAAGTGAAACTATTATTTCATTTTTGAACATGTATAGTATTAGATTGACCGGAGGTCAATCAATGTATAATAATAAAGGAGTAATAGTATGAAGTATGTGTTATTTGTAATTGTGTATGTGGTGATAGACATCCCTATGAGTTATATAATCAATCAATGGATTGATAAATGGCTGCTCCGTAGAGCATATGACAAATGGGGAGTGGATAAATATCACAATATGACAAATAAACAAAAAGATTGGTTTGAAACCAGACAGACCATTCATGAATGCACATGGGATATGATTGTAAGCGTCATATTGATTGTGATACTTATCAATTTATTGGAATTTGGTCAATAATATGAAAGGAATGAATGTATATGTTAACAATGTTATTTTTCATTATCGTCATCATCGGTGGGACATTTCTGTTATTTGGAGGCGCTCTGATTATTCAATTATTGGAGAATCTTTGGAATCATATCAAAGAAATCTTCCATCGTCAGTAACATACAAAATTTGAAAGTGAGGTGAGCGAGATGGATCATGATGCATTAACAAAATTCAAGGAAGAATTATTGAATACTGGATTATTTAAACAAACACCAAGTGATCCAAATCAATATCGGTGCAAGACCTGTCCGTTCTGCGGAGATGAGAAATCTCACATGTATGTGAGAATCACATTAAGTGATGATACACCAGTATTGTATCATTGTTTCAAATGTAATGAAAGTGGAATCATTAACAAAGAATGGTTGGATTATTTTGGATTGGATATTAAAATACCAAAACAAACATATCGTAAGAAATTGGATATTGCTAATGTATCCACAATTGTGAATACCGTCTCTTGTAATGAGAATGATAACTTTGAAAGGGTTTATCAATACATCTATGATAGAATTGGAGAACGAGTTACCTTAGAACAATTACAGATGTTTCAATATATGGGGAATCCATTTCAATATGTCAAAGAGTATTTAGAACCTGAGATTCAAAGTGATTATTATTTGAAACAAAGATGCTGGTTTAAATTAACAAACGGGAATATTGCTGGAAGAGCCTATGATAAGAACGACAAGATGCGATGGTTTCGATATCAAACTAAGAATTGCGTTGGTAGAGGATTGTACACGATGAAAGAACCAATCGATTTGTATAAAACGATCAATGTGTGTATTGCCGAAGGTATCATGGATGTGATTGGGTTATATTATCATTACCCAATATCCAATGCATTTCACATTGCTGTATTGGGAAAAGATTATCAAGTGGGTATTCAGCATATGTTGAACATGGGTGTATTTGGTGACTCTGTATGTATCAAGATATTCAAAGATGCGGATGTGGATTTAAATCGTATCCGTATCGATAAGAACATTCGAAGATTATTCAAGAAGATAGAAATCTACCAGAACACTTTGGAATCCGATTATGGTGTTAAAGAGGACAAAACCGAAATTGTTAGAGTAACAAAATTATGAATGATAACGGGGGCATATGCCCCCGTATATTCTTTTTTATGGATTGCTGTAATGATTATATCCATTGCCATCAGTGTCATCAAAAGATGAACCATGATCTGGAATGAATCCTGTATAAGAAACCGTCACATCAGAAGCACCCCATGATGTAATGGTTTCAGATGTAATGTTATCTAATTCTCGATGCAATGACTCTATTGCAGATCCATTATCTGTATAACCCTGTGGCCAATCTAAGATCAAATTGAAATTAGACAGTCCTTTGAATGCATCTGTCTGAATTACTCCAAATCGGAATCCCAACTTTACATTCTTCAAATGAGTGCAACCATTGAATGCTTCTCTCTGTATCTCACCGAGTAATGAATAATCATTTTGACGATAACCCTTGTGATTTCTTTCGCCAATGATATGGTTTCTAAATGTGACGTCTTCTAAATAGGAATCCTTGAATGGTCGAGCCTTAACACCACTTGTTGGGCTATAATCTCCTACGTCCATATATCTGAATGGGAATGTGATGGACTTTAATTTTTCACAATTTGCAAATACAGAATCTCCTAAACGCAGCCATGTTGTATTATCAGATGCATCTGTATCCAGCCATGTCAAGTCTGGATCAAATACAACCTCTTCCAATTCATGCATATCTTTCAATGCATTATCATCTAATTCCGCTAATCGATTTGTGAATTGTAACCTCTTAATTTTTGTATTAGCAAATGCAGAATCATAAATTGTGTAAACTGCTCTTGGGATTGTAATTTCTTCCAATGATGTACAACCGCTGAATGCTCCTTGACCAATCGGATATGAATTATTGTAATGATCTGTATACACAGCTGGCAATCTGACAGTTTTCAGACTGGTGCATCCATAAAAACATGATGCTGGCATTCCTACAACTGTATCATCGTCGAATATGACGGTTTCCAAATTAACACAATTCGCAAATAAACCAGGCGTGATAAACAAACTATGATCATCATCATATTTCAATTTTACATGCACTTTATGAAGAAACGGATTTCCAGTGAACGATTGTTCAATTGCGGGACCCGGAGTGTCTTCCGCAATAATCATATCATATCGATCATCTGGACCATCAATATCAACAGCATCAGCAAAATGTCGAAATGCTTGTTGTCCACGATCATAGTGATATACATGATCTGGCATTGGATTCATGTTTTCATCCAATTTGATTAACGTAATCTTTGTGATATCAATTCCATCATATGGATCAGGTACTGGAGTTGGATTGATACTCTCGTCTTGTATAGTAATAGGATTTCCATTATATGGCATTCTTGTTTTTATTTTAACAAGAGATCCATTGATCAAATGATTTAAACGTCTTGGATCTCCATTAGATGGAAGGCTTCCACCAACTAAATGAATTGTTCTTGGCATACTAATCACCGACCTTAATTGCTTTATTTTCAAATTTTTTATATGCATCAAAATAGATGCAATTGTTATCCTTGTCATATGTGCATTCATAATACATGCCATCTGGCAATGTCGTAGATAACATTGCTTTCATATTACCAAGAATGAAGCAATGCCAAACGATATACACTGAGAAATTGACATCTGGATCACTTTTATCCAAATGATCCAATACATATTTTTTCACAATGGATTCTGCTTTACTTAAGAACTCTACATCATTCATTTACATCATCTCCCGGACAGATTCCGTGTTTCACACGATCTGCAAGTTCTGCTCTTTTTCCATCATTCCATCTCTCAAGGTTAGGGACGATGTAACCGGTGATCCTACGCAGTCGTTGAATTGGTTGATTTGCTTCTGGTTTGTTTTCCAAAACATATTTCATATCAACAAATTCATTACCATCTTCTTCATGAACGATGGTAAGTTCCAATTCAGTTACATTACAATTGGGAAACTTTTGTTTGATATAGTCCACATAATTCTTCTTTTCTTCAGGAGACATCGCTCCACCTTTTACTGTAATATTCATATTAAAACCTCATTTCATATATATATCATTAATATGATAGACATGATGATCGTGTCTATCGACCAACTGGGCTCCACTCCTTAGTTGGTTAATCAACCGTTTTGATCATCAACAATCCAAAATATTTTTCTTAGGAGGTTTTAATTATGCCGAAAAATGTCAGATTCGCTGAAGTTAAACTTAAGGACATTGAAAGTGGTGTTCCATTCAAAGTATACCATTGTCGTGTCGGAAAAGATTATGATATCTTTACAGAAAAGATGGGGGTGTTTGAAGGGTTACCAATGGAGATTCAACTGACCATCAATTACATCAAGGCATCTTATCAGTCAGATGAAAAAGCTAAGATGGAGACACATTTTCTCATTCGAGATTTTTATGCCGTATTCAGTATCGGGGAAGAGGAAATAGAAATGAGATGGGATGATGATTCCTTATCAGTCGCACAAGCTCAAAATAAAATACTCAGAAACAGTGTGTATGGGATATCTGTAAGACAGAGCATGCTATCTGCGAAACATTTGTTGCCGCCGCAAAGGAGAAATGATCCGTTGAAATTTGATGGAGAACTTACAATGAACAATATCATGTATTCTTTTTGGAAAATTGCAACTCTCATGCATTTATCGCTGATTGGAGACTGCTCTTGGCTTTGCAGCATTTCAAACCCTGCAGGAATCTTCTATGCTATTCATTCAGCATTTACAATCTCTCCGATTGCAGAGAAGTGCTACATGAGTATTGTTAAATCTAATGAGAGAATTGCAATAAATCAATTAACACAAGTCATTGAACATTGTCAAACGAATGATTCATTTAATAACAGACACATTGAAGCAGTCGTTGCACCAATCGTGAGTGCTATCCATGAATGTGGTAAACCAGAATTATTCCGAAACATTCCCATGGAAGTTCGAACAATACTGGTTTCGCATTTCAATAAAGGAAACCAGCATGAGATTGTTTCCGAACTCAATCATTATACAGATGGACGGTATTATGATTTGAATGATATGTCCAGGTGGGAACTTTAATCAAGGAGGAGTTTATTATGTCAAACAATAATAGCTTAGTAGACATCAAAATCAAGGATATCGAGAATGGTGTTCCTTTTACAGTACACTGCGGATACGATGGAATTCAAACGGGCTTTGAATCTGAAAGTGAACTAATGGAAGTCACACTCACAGTCAATTATCATAAAAAGACAAGGAATTTTAAAAATGCTTTTACAGGTATTGACACAATAGACGAATACTTGATGGCGGATGCAATCAACATTAAAATGGGAATGCATGACAGACACATTGATGTTGAGTTAGAAAATTCATTGACGGAAAGGAACAAACATCAAAAAATGTATTTATGGGGATGCCAATGTAATTCTTCACTCACGAGCATTTATCCACTCATGTATGTTCTAAAGAAATGCTGGCATGTTCTGGACAAGATGGATTTTTCATACATCATGTCATTTGAGGACTTGTCTGAAGCTTATGTTAGTCTTTACAAATCAATCATTCATGGAATTGTTACTTCCAAGAATCAAAAATTGGCAGAGGGGTGTGTCAACTATCATTGTGGAAATGATATAGCGTTTATATGGAATGATGTCGGTCAGGAATCATTTAACACATACTGTATGAAAGATTGCATTCTGGTTGAAGAATTGGTTAATCATCGACCGGAATTATTAAGAATGATTCCATTGCGTTTGCGAATCCTGCTGATAACCCATTTTAATGCAGAAGGGAAACATGAAATCGTAGCGGCCTTGAATTATTATCACAAAGGGGATTACAGAAACCCCGGGGAGGATCTGATACTATGAATATAGAAATGAGCATAACTGGTTTCACATCAATGGAATTAACATTGGATGATTTCCTGACTACAAAACTAGAAACCGGCGTCCCAGAGATTAGATTTGTTAGAAACGAGACACATGTTGGGTGTCATAAATATCCAAGTGTTGAAGTGACCGCAATCATTGATGGTATACCGAGAATGCAGCATGCACTCGGTGTTTATCAGCTTTCTAATTACGATCCCTCATCAGCAGTATATCAACTCACAAGATTTGATTTATTCATCCATCACACCAATAATCCAAAATATGATGTGAAGGTTCAGATTGAAAGACAAGCTTTAGCTGATATTGAGATTTTTCATGATGCTAATTTATTGGAGATGATGATTTATCCAATCTTAGATATTGTGGATCAAATCATTAATTTCAATTGGATGGTAATTGAAAACTATCAGCTTGGTTTCTCTGATATGTTCAACATTTTCAAAGCAATTCTGATTGGAATCGCAAAGAATCCAAATCTGGCCAGTCAGATTGGGAATATGTTGGTCGCATTGTCATTGGAACAAAAGGAGAAATATTTACAAGAGAAATATATGCGGTTATGTATTGCCATTTGTGAAACGATTCATACATCGACACAGTTGTATGAGATTTACAAATGCATCTCAACTCCCATGAGAGCAAAACTCATCGAGCATTTCCTCGATGACAATAAACCGGATATCGTGGCTCAATTGACACATTTCTCCAATCCGATTAAGATTGAAGATATCACAAACGATGACAGATGGACATTATAAAGACAAACAATTGAGTGGGCTTTCATGCCCACTCACACATTTAAGGAGGAATTCATTATGAAAACAATAGAAGATTATTTGGTAGAAACTACGATTGGTGAAATAAAGGATGGGAGACCAATTCGTATGTATTACCAAGGGCATGGGAATGTGGATGAGAAAAAAGTGTCTTTAATGACAAACCCAATATTCTCCGAACCAATTGATGGAGAGGTAGAATGCCCGTGTGACAACCCCAATTCAAACTTTGGTGCTTATGGTGCTTATATGTTTTCACCTAATCCGGTGTATCAAAGGGTGCCGATTCATTTTGATAGAAAGGATGCAATCGCATGTGATTTCTATATTGACATCGACAATAACCCTGATTCTGACACCCTTCATACCTTTAATATCAATGCATTCGGATTCGGTATCCACAGTGATGGTATCACATTATGTGGTTCATTGCATCCCACCAACGTTCTTAAATTCTTTGATGGTACTATGGCAGAGGTGCATAATATGTGGGCAAATGGTATTACCGACCCACTCACTGATGGGTTGGATTGGAATTTATATAATCATAACCATTGTGTTCGAAATATATCAATCGTATCCAGTCTTATTAAATCAGCTTGGAATTTTCTCAAAAGAGATAAACCAATCTGGGAATTCGATAAATCATTCATTGATACAGATAAGCAAGCTTGGAAAACAGTAGGCACAATGATTCTGAATTCAGAATACACCATACTTCATCAAACACTGATGAATGATTATATTACCGAAGTAGAAAATTGGTTTCGTAGAATGGAAGAATATGAAAAAGGTATGGGACCATCTGCCCGTGGATATATTATTACCGCTTATGCGTTTAAGTACGCATATGTATTCATGTTCGATTTCTTTGACATCTTGAAAGAATGCAATAAGCTGGAATTGTTACGCCAGATTCCATTGGATACTCGTTTAAAGATGATTCAATCGTTTAATGAACTTGGCAAACACGAATTGGTGGCTTTATTAAACCACTATCACAAAGGAGACTATAAGTCTCTTGACACAATGGAAGGATGGGAGTTATAAAGTTTATAAAAGTAGAGTACAATGGCCGGGCTTAGCCCGGCCTACATACTCTGTCGTATCTATCAATAAATAATGAAAGGATGTCTTTTTTATATCACCGATGAGAAAAGTGAGGAATAACTCATCGGTGATACTATTTGATGGAGGTCGTACCTATGCCAAGTACGCAAGTAACAATGCATTTGGTAGATGTATTGCACTCTACCTATATGTTATACCACATATACAATTATTTCTTTATTCTACACAAAGGCTTTTCCATCGCGACTTTTGTAACTGTTTTCTTTTTGTATACAATATGACTGATACTACTATTACTATATCTATTACTGTAAAATCCCTATTGTATACAATGTATATTATAATATTATATGGCTTCGCCTTATCATTCCGTCAATATGTAGTAACAGTTTTTATTATAAAATATTATAAAGATATTCTATTATTTCAATATTTGATATATATATAATTAATATGATAAAGAAGATAATAATTTATCTACTATATCGAGATGACATAACATCCCAAACTTGGGCTAGCTATATGCTAGTGACCTAACGGGATTCCTGTGCGTACAGGCCGTCGAAAGATATGGAGATATATTGTATCTATCATTATCCAGTTATACTCAAGCTCGCCATAGGCAGCTAGTCACTGTTGAACAAGAGGCTGAAATACCTCATTGATCAGGCTTGATATAATTGAAATAACCTTTAAGGAGGATTTTACTATGGCAAGAAATATTTTTGGTGGCAATCTGATTATGGACACAATTCAGAACGGACTCTGTGGAAACTGCGGTTATACCCCTGTGAAAGAACAGGTGGTCGCTCCTATCTCTATCAAGACCACTCCCACCACTACACCCCCTGCACCTGTGCCGGTACATCAGCAGCAGGTTCCCCAGGCACCGCAGGTACAGCAGCAGACCCCCGCACAGCAGCAGGGTGTGTATGTACAACCTTCCACCGGCGCTGCCATGTATTTGGGAGCGCATGCCTATGTACAGGCAATGCGTGCAGAGCAGCAGGCCCAGGAAAACGCTGCAAACATCACTGCGAATCAGAAACTTGCGGATGCCCGTCACAAGGGTCAAGTCGCATTCAATAAGATGGTTGGTCAGGCCATCGGAGAATGCGGTGAGGTTATTTCTGAAAATGCAAAGGCGATTCGTGGCCTGCAGCACCGCTGTGAAAATGCAGAGGCACGTGCCAAAGCACAGGCATCCGAGCTTGCAAAGCTTAAAGCTCAGCAGCAGGCACAGCAGAAGGCACAGGCAGCTGAACTTGCAAAGCTGAAAGCTGCACAGGCTGCACAGCAGGCTGAGATTCAGAAGCTGAAAGAGCATAACAAGGTGCAGGACAAGCGCCTTGACAATCTCGAAAAGAATATGCGCACGGCAAATGCATTCATGCAGAAATTCGGGAAAAAGAAATAATTCCCGTAATATCTACATGAATAATCTGCACACAGCTTCTACCGCAACAACTCCCCCGCATGTGCGGGGGAGATCTGGTTGCGGGTTCATGCTAACATCGAAAATGTTTTTATTGTTTTTTTTCATTTTATCGTATCCCATGTAGATGTTTCAGAATTGAATGCATGGAATTTGATTCCAGTATCTGCACGATCTTCCATAATGATTGTACGAGCAGATTCATCATATCCCGTCTCTTCATTGTAGATCCGGTCAATTGTGCTAATGCTTGTGGAATGGATCAATTGCATTTGAATGGGGATATGACGTGTATTTGTTTCATCATTCTCAAAGATGAAACCATGTACTCGTGGGAATACACATGTCCAGTTGCCAGTCGGAAATACATCTATTTCATTCTTTAATGTACCTTGACTGAGTATCAGTTTGAAGTCGTTATCCAAATATACATGTTCATCAGAAGTATCTTCCTCATGATAGATGGAGTTTGTGTAGATATTATAATCCAATATCAATTCACCTGCTGTATTTTTTGTAAACAAAGAAGGTGTCTCAGAACGGTTATCGGAATAGATGTCGATATCAGCCCAATCATTTGGAACACGTTCGATATAGAAAGATTGTCTTTCTTGATCGATATGATATTTCTCATGGAATGTAGATGTTGGATCAAATACCCACATCATGGGTCCTACATTCGGAACATCCCAAACAATCGTGGTATTGGCATTGGAATTGGTATACTTCTCATACTTTAATGAATTCTGAGGTAGTAATGACCAATCATCTCCAGCAACCAAATTATTGAATCCTCGTGCAATGACCATACATTCAAATTCCGTATTTGTCACATTCTTTGGTTCCATCCATTTAAATGCCAAATAACAATCAGATTGTAAAACACCATTGTCTTTCAATAATTTCCAAACATTCTCTGTGATTTTTTCAATTGGCTTTGTTACTTCTTCTTCATCCACAATAGTTGTCTCAGTTTCACGTTTTTCGACATTGTAACGAAGCACACCATTTCCAGTTCCCGATTTACTATGGGAACGGAATTTACATAAATCAATCTCATGTAATTTGTCAGTGGTTGATCCAATATCATCCACCTCAATTGGTGTCGATTTTGTGTCGATGATATGCACAAATGATGGTGTGGATAAGGTATCCAACCAAACTGGAAGATTGCGATCTTCATATAAAATGCTCATGACAGAAATCCGACGAGGAAGCACCATGGATGTGACAGCATCATATGTGGTCTGATGATATTGATCAGATGTACCTCCTTGGAATTCGGCAAGCTGTGTATCAGCAACCCACTTCTCTTCATCAGTATCATACAAATATAACCACAAACCATCATTCAATTTTACCAATGCAAATAAGTCTGTAAATAAACCACCATATGTTGGAATATGATCCATCAGATCTTTCAAATGTAATGTACATTTAAATCCAGTACCATTTCCAATTGCTGGGGAAGTACCATAAGATTTTGTATATTCACTGATAATCATACCATCACTATCTGTATTCAAATCAAAGTTGGAAATCGAAATGGGATCATATGTGGACTCATCCATGGAACCAACCTTCATTGCAGAAATTGTGAATTCTTTGACGCCTCCGCCACTTGTAACATCTGTTACATTATATTGGAATGCGAATCCGCCAATATAGATATAACCGATATCACCAAATTGATATCCAGTACCTGCTGCTGTGATCTTACCAGCTTCTACCAAAATTGGATCGATTCTATTTTCAAAATTCAGTAATTGATGATACATTTTATCCGATAAATCAAAACTGTTCAATTGAGATACATTTTCGAATACATATCCTTTACGTGTATACGATACACTTCCAGCCTTCTTAGCATCATCATATGCTGTCATCGACATGATTGTGAAATTCTTTTGATAACTTTCAATCGCCTTTTTGAAATATGTGGCTTTTGTTTCTTCCTCTTCCCATGCTTGGTTGATTTGCAATTCATATTCTTCATCGGATGTATTTTCATCTTGCGGATTATCTAATTTAAACAAAGCAAATGCTTTTTCCATTACTTCATCAAATGTCAAAGTTTCTGTAATTGTGGGACGAACCCAATGACTTCCCATTTTGTTATATAATCGATCCTTATCTTCCGTTGAGAAATTCACATCTGTTCTGACATAGTTTGGGTCAACAACAGACACTGGTGCAATACCAGAAATGCCAGTTAATTGTACGATAGATGTGGGAATATCACAGATACGAGCAACTGTTCTGTCTGGTTTTGGATATCGGGAAATACGGTTGTTCTCATATTTCGCTTCATCATTGCTGAGATAATAGACACGACCAACATCCGATATTTCAGATAAAGGATATAAATCAAATTGTAATCCGGTATCAATCGATCCTTCTTGGCCATATCCAGAACCATAATCCGCATCATAAATTGTTTTGACAATATGCCAATATCCTTGTTCGGGAACATCGTCAATTGTTAAATCTTGAAATGGTGCAAAATCTTGTAACGAAAAGAATCGAACACGTCCGGATGCATCAATTCCTTCATCACCAAACTCCTTTGGTGAGTGAATTCTACAAATGATACGATCTTGATCATCAATACACATCAGATGCGCCTTTGGATACAATTCTGGGTCACCACTATCTTGGATGATAACACCAAATTTACAATCAATAGAACGATGCATGTTTCCACCATAACCATCATACTCCATCCAATATCCATATGCAAATGTCAAGCGGTTCTTGCATTCATTGATATAGACTCCTTCATCTGCAATGAGGTTATCAATATCAAAGTTTATTTTCACACCAGTTGTTGGATCAGTATATTCACCAATCATGCTCATGCGCCTTGCCATTCTCGTGTCAGTCTGATATTCTGTAAATGGATGTCCATCTAAAAATTTATCAATCATTGTTTCACCATATGTTTTTGGCATATAGGATTCACGTTCAGCAGTGGTTAATCTTAGCCATTCTAATTTTATTCTCGCAACATATGCAGACTCTGTTTCTTCCGATTCTTTCGGATGTGCTTCTTTATATGCTTCCAGACCCTTCTCTTGTCTGATGCTTGCATATGCATTGAAATTTCTTCTGACACTTTCTAAAAATAAAACACCGAAAGGAGTGCCATCATAATATTCCACATCCATTGGCACTTCTTCATTGAATGAACATTCGGTATAGAAATCATATTGAATATCGGGATTTTTACCAAGGTCGAATAACAAAGCTGCTGTTTGACGTGAGCCAGGAACTAATGGATCGTAATTAGGTGTATTATGCAATGCATAAACTGCCATAAACTCACGAATACGATTTTCATCCATATCATTCAGCCATTGTGGTAAACCATCCCAAGTATTCAATAGATATGGATAATGTTGATAAGTGTCTGAATACGGATTCCCAGAACTCATTTGGATACCCGTGTAACCGACATCTTTTGTGACGTGTACATTCTGTATATTGCCAGAATAATATTGAATGTCCAATACTGGAATTAATGGATTATTTCCCAAAGCCATACAGTTTTGATCGAAAACACTCATTTTGATTCGATATGTCCTCTCATCTACATATTCCCATTCTTCATTTGGATGCATGGTTAATACACTATGCGCGGTAGAAATCGGATAAACATAATCATCAATCTTAACTGTAAAATTCAAAAACTTAGAAAAGTCCGCATCGGTATTATTAAATGTACCAGAATTAATTGTGACGATGAAATACGATTCGGAAGTTGGTCCATCTTGTGGTGTTGCATCTTGATTGCCATCAACACCAACGTATACTCTTGCGGAATATACATCAGAAGTTCCTTCGTTTCCGAAACACATCAATTGTGTTCCATTTACACTTCTGAATTTCACATTAAGAATTCTTGGGCCTTGTGCAAGTAATGTGGAATTGGCATCAAACCAGAATAACGGATATCCAATAAATTGATTATCCGTCACACCAAGTGTATGATAAGATCCATTTCCTTCATTCTCCAATGGAAGTGTTTGCAATGCGGATGTCAATGGATAATAGTAATATACATTTCCCGTTGCAATCATGGAATCTGTGGTTCCATCTTCCAGGCCAATCTGGATCGATTCAGTATAGGTATGTGTGCTTTCATCCAGTAACTCCACATATGCTTTTCTTGTGCGAATCCATTTCGTGGCAAACACATCATCTGTTGAAGTACTTCCAGCAAATGGAAGAATGACGGTTTTACAATCTTCAAATCGAATGCGATAATGTTTCGTTTTCGGTGAATCATCCGTCAAGGTATCATCTTCCGAAAAATTGGCAACATTTGTATTTGTTGGATAATTAATGGATGTGATACGTGCAAAACAAAATCCAGACACTTCACAGCAATATGTGAATGCCGATGGTTCTAATGAAAAAATATAGTCCAAATGATTTTTTAAAGAAACAGAATTCAAGTCACCATATACCTTTTCCTGTTTTTCTGATTCCACAATAATGTCAGAACCCTTGTTATCAATTTGACCAATATATTGATCCCGTGTGACGGGATCAATTAATGTCTTCTTTTTATCTGTTTTTAATAACCAATGTTTGCGTTCTTGTTCCGTAATTAACGCCAAACTGTTATAACCCAGATACCAATGAAGTTTATGAATCATTTTCATCAGTCTCCTTTTCTGATACTAATTTCCATCGATCAATGGATTCATTATAATAATATAATCTCTTCCGATGTAATAAGATACAATATTTGGAAATATCTTCCATTGTCACATCATCCTTCATATGAAATCCTTGCAAGGTTGCATCATCTGGCAACTTGAAAAAGAATAGTAATTCGGAATCGTACGTTCTACCTCGACCAGATCTGTATGCGGAAGGATATTGACGAATGGAGAGATTGTGCATTGCACCTGTTGGTTGTTCCGTTAATGGTTGATAACGGCGGTTTCGTGTTCGTAACACAACATCATCCGCATTACCCAATTTTTGTAATGGTAATTCGTCGTCATCCACATTAGGATGATATGGGTGTTTTGGTTGGTCGATCGTGCATTCTTCATAACCAATATACTTCCAAACATCCACATCCAATATTATGCTACCACTAATTTCCGTCCATAACTGTATGCCAGTGGATATTTGTGGAAAGTCTACATATAATACCTGATAATGATCTGTGATTTGTGATATATTATATGTCACTTCCACTGTATTCTCATATGTTGTGGACTTTGGATTGAACACATAAACAATCGGTTGCATATTTCGTATTCTGCCAGTATTTGCAAATATCAATTGATTCGATAATCCACCTCTACTATGAAGCTTTGCTTTATGTGCAACAGGTAATTTGAATTCACGTTTGTTATTGATATTGGGATAGATTTGATAAATGGAGATGTTGCGATGTCCTTCGTCGCCGACCTCTTGGTACGTGATATAACTTCCTTCATACAAGATGGCATGATGATCAATATATTCCATCACTGCATTGTCATATAATGCTTTTGCTTCACTTGGACGATTGTTCATCATCACATCTAATGTTTCATCAATAATTTCATTTCTTGCAACAGTTGTGATATTAGATACAATCCATAAATGTTGATAAGAGGAACCAAATGAATATTGGGAAATTTCCCATTGAAATTTTTGCATCATAATACTGAATAAACTACGATTCTTTCTGGTATCCATATCATCATATGGATTGCCAGTGATCGTATCACCAGTCATTTGACAAACCGAAACCCATGATAACCCTGCCAGGGACAAATACTTCTCACGCCAATCGTCACGGGAATCCCATAAAGATTGGATTCTTGTATCAAATGCTTCATCAGTTTCATCATCACGTTGTCCCAAGTTCAAATCTTCTACCATCAATGCAATGGCTGCTTTTTCATCTTCACGATATTGATATTCATATAACCAAATATTTCCCAAGATATCAAATTGAAATGTGAATAGATTTGGAATATGAGAATATCGAATATGCTGTTCTATTAATACGGGAGAATGATATGGCCAAACATGATCGGATAAATGGAGATGTAATCGTAAACCTTGGCTCTTGGATGCATATTGTGCCTTTTTAATTGTGAAACAATCGATGTAGGAATCTCTTGCATAAAAATTCATAACGGGAATTTGTAAATCCGGGGCATCTTGATTATATTTCGCAACCTCTGTCACACTACCTGTTCCATCTACCGCTGCCACAACACCTTTCATGATGTGTCCGGCAATATACCCTTGTACGGTATCTCCAACACGATAATCGACACCACCACTTGCAATCGTCCAATAATAGTCACTATCCAATGCTTCATTCCTTGCATGAAGCCCATCTGCCATTGTAATCGTCGGATTTAAAATGGTTGGTGCAAAATATGTCTTTCGCATGTATTCATAAGATAATGCATCATCCAATAATTCTTCCGCACCAAAGATGTATCTACCATTTTCATCATGAACAATCACACCATTATTGATGATTTGCCACACACGTTCACGATCTAACAATGTATATTCTTGCTCGGATCTGGTGTAATATTCATCAATTGTTAAAGTTGGTGCAACACCCTTGATGCTAATGAGCTGTCCCATATCGGTTGGAATATCACAAATACGTGCAACCGTTCGTTTTGGTTTGCTCGCAATTGCAATTTCATTATTCTCATAAGAAGCTCCATCATTGCTAAGATAATAAACTCTACCGGTTTCTAATTCTGGATCCAATCCCATCACACCTAATGAGAATACACGATTCCCATGATAGATAAATTTCTGACTGTCTTCATATCCTTTCTTGTTGACATCGGCAAATTCGTCACGGCTGATGTATCCGACATCAGATGCAATATTATTTATGGTTAGAATCTTATCTTCAAGCGTCTTGTATGTTCTTATCTTTGTATGATCAAAAACGATGGCTGATTCTAAATCCTCTACAATATCATTTATTTTGGTTTGTGGAATCGCACTATCGATCAGCATGGCTGCAACATTATTGTTCATCGCAATATTCTGATTGACATCCGTTTTATCTTTGATGGCGTACATCTCTGTGTGAGATCTAGATACATTCCTTGGTAATTTGTAAGCATAATACGGAGGCAAACCATCGAAATCTCCCAAATTGAAAATTGTTCCATTCTTTTTGATGACGGCATGCTGGGAATATTCTGACGAGGTATCTGAATGGATACCAATGGCAACATTATGTCTCAACCTGTCATCATCCGTGAACACATCCATTTGTGGTATTATTTTAAAAATGGGATTCAGCAATGGGGAAGTATCCGTGTATTGATATTCCATATAACCATATATGGGATTGACATATCTGGTACCATCATAATCCCAGTCACCATCTTCCGGTTCCCGGAATTGCCAATGTGAAAATCCCCATATGCCATCTTCCACAAATCGAAGTTTGATATGTTGGTTGTCAAATGTTACTTTCACAACATCACGATGATGATCTGTTCCAAATGGATCATTATTCGTATAACCAACAAATTCGATATAAGCAATCTCTTGTGTTCGATTGGTCTCGATATCACTTTTGGATCCCTCCTTAAATGCATAACGTGGATGCACCCGAATCAGCCAACGTATATCGGCAGATGCACTAGATGCTGGAATATTTTCTTCTCCATAAGCATATGGAAATAGATAATGTGTTCCATGTCCATCTGTGCCAGCTGTCAATATGGGCCAATCTTGATTTCCGATATTACCATTGAATCCAATTGTTGGTAACGATCTTAAATTGTCAAACGTCATCCAGATAAACGGTAGTTCTTCCATCCATGTTTCAAACGCAACAGTTTGCAACTCACCCTCAGTTGATATTGTTGAAGTATCGGATTCGATTAACATTTCTTCTAATGTTGCATCCGTGCTAAACGGTGTTGTATCCTCAAACCAATATGTGGTTGATGTCACACTTTCAGATGCAGCATGATATGCAACCAATGGAAAAACGTCATAGTCTTCCGATCCTTCGTATGTTTGCACATGCAAGAATGGAGGAGTTGTCGTTTTCCATACAACATGCTGGTATACTTTATTTTCAGAATCTGACAAGGCTCGCGGCAATATGACTTTCTTGACATTCGTAAATGTGAGATATACTTTGCGATTATGAAGAACTCCTTTTTTTAGTATCGCCATGACACAACATTCTTGTTCATAACTGTCTCTGTTATCTGAATACTTTAATTCAAAAAATTGTTTAAAAGCATCTTCACTCGTAGAAAGTAAATGAATATCGCCCAGAGGTGGGCGATCTAATTTCAACTTCCTTGTTTCTAATAGTAATTCAGAACCCCAGTTTTGTATGTTGCTGGAGTATTGTGTTTGGTTTGTTGCGGTATATCCAAATGACTTTGGTGTATACCCATTAAATAGTCTCTCGTCCATATGTAACTTCTGCCTCATGGAGTCTGGAGTAACATTTGGAGTTTGACGAATCACATTCATACGATCACCTTATTTCTTATTTTGATAAACATATAATTGACATGACGATGTACCAGACGATACTTCGTAAATTTATTCTACTATTTATAAGGAGGAAATTGTTATGCTCGATTATTGTATCTCGAACATGGAAAACCCGTTGGAACACATCACAGTTGACATGGGTGAAGACAGACCTCTTGTGGACTTTGTTATCAAAGCCATTAGTGGTTTACAAATCATCAATCAACTGCGACTGTATCCAATCGAAGGTGCGGATAATGCACCATTCGTTGCAATTGGAAATTGGCATTGGAATCCCCATCCCTTGTCAGGGGATATTCAAACCAAACGTCGTGAAACAGGAACAAAGCTGAAGACAAAGAATATCTCCGACAACCGTATTGGTGTATTGGATTTTGATGTGTATGTAGAAGCACGTGACAAGAATAAGAATCTTGTGTCACAAGTCATTCACAACACACTTCACATTCCGATTGCTGATGAAAAAGGCAGATATTATTTGGACAATCTCCGTTATTCCGAATATCAGCTTGTAGACAAATTATTGTATCCTGGTGGAAAAAATACCTTCACCATCAAGTCTCTGCTGCCGGTTGTCATTCGCTATGAAGATGCAACAGCCGTATCCATGGATGGAATGATTGTTACAGCCAAAGTTGGTATGGTAAAAATCTTCACTACAATGGAACCGATTCTGTCTTGTTTCATGCATGTGCCGGCGGTACTGAGTTATTTGGAGGTCTTCCCAATCTTACAGTTCTGCGACCATGTCTATGAAGATAAAAATGACTTTGAATACTTCAAACCTTTGGAAGATGTCGATATCTATATCAAGGCATACAAGAAAGGATTGAATAAGTTCGAATATGTCAGAACCATTTTGGTGATGGCAATCCAGCTCATCCAGTCGTATCATCCAAATAATATCGATGAACTGCGGAATCCACAGTGGTGGGTATATCAGTTAAGTTATTATGATGGAATGGTGGAACATCGTGGTGCTTGTCATCAGATGCATGTGGCAAGAATGTTGGACACCATCAGTGCTCAGGTATTACCTATTCCTGAGATTGATAAACGTATCATGATTTCATTGTTGAAATATGTATTGCAAACAGAGTTTGATGATATGAACTTCTTCTCATTTGAGAATAAGCGTCTCAGAAGAAATGAAGTTATCAGTACAATTATCACAGCAATGGTATCTGATAAACTGAAACAGATGTTCCGTTATGGTGCATTGGCAATGATGTCTGACATCGAGGGTTGTTTCAAGTTCTCACCTGATTGCATCTTGAGAAAGATGTATGAACTTGGTACGGTTCATTCCATTGACTTTGCCAATGATTTGGATTATCCACATCTCTTAAGCTATACACGTAAGGGTTAACACAATGGCTCAATCTCTCTAATATGCTGGAACACCGTAAAGCTTTCACTACCGAAGTGTGACAATGTGAAAGATGAATGACAATCGGCAATCAGCAGGGAAGATAAGATCACCCTCAACGACTATCCCTGACGAGGGAGTACACACAAAGCATGTGTGGAAACGAGAGACAACTTGATTGAGTTGAAGATATAGTCTGCTCTTGCATGAGAGTGTAAGAAGTTCATAAGAGAACTGCATGGAGTTGCGACCCATGTGAACACAAGGCCTAATAGCTTAGGAAGATTGGATAGACACAAAATTGGTTTCATTCACAAACAAATGAACCCATCTATGATTGGAAAGGTTGACTTCATCGAATCCTCAAAAGATGTTGGTCAGTCTGGTACAATCTCGCCATATGCCGATGTATCTGTATTCTCAGATGTGAACGTTAACAAGTATCCAAATATCAAGTTTGATTTATACAAGTTCATTGAGAAGGAATTCCCCAACAGAGCCCTCAGATTTGATGCAAACAATATTGCGGAATATAACCAGATTCTGGATAAGATGGTGATGTCTGTGTATATGGATATGGATTATCATATCAAACCAAAGGAGGTACAGCATAATGGATAAGATAACTCACACGATGTATCGTTGTTCTGTCAATAAACAAATCAAAGTGGAGTATCAATTCCAAAAGAAAACCGATGGTAAGTTTAGTACCATTCGTGAATTCAAGAATAACATGTATATTGAACCTTCTTTCTCGTTAACAATTGGGGAGCCATATGGCTCCCCAAATCGTATATTCATTGTTAGCAAAGATTATTGGCAATTTGTCATGTTATTGGAAAAGAGTGTCAGATTGATTCAAGAACATGTGTTAGAATTGTTTCCCGATTTGTCATCCAATGAATTTGAGATTGATTCCCGGGTTTTAGAACGATTCTCAACTGAAAAAGCAATGCATATTAATGGAATGACCATTCTCCCGTGTACATGGTCGAATGATGTAAATGAAACATTTCCAGCTATCTTAGTTAATACCATGCATGGTAGCTGTCGCATTCCATTAGAAGATGCTATGGTTATCTCAAAGATGTTATCCACGTTTGACCCGATTACTTTCGGATTGTTGATGATGAATATGTTTTAATATGTACGGGGCCATATGGCCCCGTGTTATTTTTTTGATTTTATATCTATATATAATTAATATGATAATATCATATGAAAATCAAAATAAAATATTTGAAAGGAGGATTTCATATGACAATTTATCAGCTGAAACAATTAGGTTATCATAACCTGAGCTCAAAATCCATGAGCTCGAATATGGTAAATGTTTGTAATCAGTACGGAATTACAGTATTGATTGCAAAACGTAAAGACCTGCGTGCAGCAGGTATCGATGTGCAGCACGACGCGAATCATGCATTCGCTGCTGCAAACATTGAAGATCGAATCATCGTCCTCAATCAGGACGGTTTAAACGATCTTGGTCTGCGTCTTCATGAGGCGTGGGCAGTGATGTGGCATGAAATCGGTCACATCGTTCTCCGCACAGAGAACGAACAGGAAGCCGATCTATATGCAATCAAACAGCTCAAAGCCGAACTCGGAAACGAATCCGGCATTGATGCATATCTTGGTGATATTTGTAAGACGTATATTCATCATATGATGCGACGTCATGCAGAGGGCTCCAAATATGCATTCAGATTAAAGTATCAGAAAGCCAATTACAAGAGATTCCTGGACGAAGTTCCAGCTCTTAGTGATTGCGATTTCTGAGAAAATAGAAAACAACTCCTTCCATTCGGGAGTTGTTTTTCTTGTGTTATTGTTGTGAAATTCTGGTATGTCGATTGACAATTGTATGGAATGCGTTTGTCATGGATTCACCCATGTTATAGAATATATTTTCATAATAAGATGCAGCCAATGCCAATCTGGTCACTAAACGAGCTGCAGAATTGGAACGATATTTATCAACACCTGTACATTGTGCAATGTAATCAAACATAGTTTGGTTATTTAAGAAATATGCCGGTTTGTTCATTGGTGTTGTTACCATCGTATGACATAAGTCTGTGATTTGCATTGTAACATTAATTGACAAAGGATATCCATTCACACTTAATGCATTTCCTTCCGGATTTTTTTGTACACTAACAGATGTGATCATTCCCAATCTCGTTCCCCACACACCCGGAATACTACATTGAATGAGTGGTGGATATTGATATGCTGCCGCAGAGTGCTCTGACATCTTTGGTAGACACATTCCTAAGATGTGAAATAAGGGAACAAGTACCTCTGTAAGATAAGTATACGGATCACCACGTGAAGCACGAAGTTTTACGGAAACAGACATGCCAGATGTAGCCGAAGCTTCGGTGAAAATCTGTGGATAAATGGTATGGTCACCCAAATAAGAACGAGCCATACTTGAAAATGCAGAAGCCGTAAATCGACCAACACCAAATGTCAATGCTTGCATGACTCCTTCTGCTGCATTAATTGCAGAACCAGCTAATGACACAACTTGGTCATCAATGACATTTGCGGATGAGTTTGTAATAAATGCCAACTCAGCACCAATTCCCGATCCTTGTTTCATGACGCTGGAATAGATCTGTGATTCACCAACATTGTTTGTGTATGATTCTGATTCTGTTACGGTATCAATCATAAAGGAAACATATTGATTTGTTTCTCCAGCCATGTTATCAATATTGGTTGCAGTTCCAACACCCTTACCATCCATATCGGATGTGATATAACGATAATTTGTCCACACATCATCTGCACCAGATTCATATCGAACATGCATGCCGATTGGATATAATTGGTTGCCGATACGAACACGTGCACTCTGTAATCCAAGCATCACGACAGCTGCGTTAATCATCATTTTCACATTATTGATGTACGTCTGCCAGTCTGCTTCAAAGGTGTAAAATGGTTGATTTACGGATAAAGAATGAATTAATGGAACACCGAGACCAACCAATCGAGAATCGAAGTTTTCCATGAATTCATCTGCACCACGGGAAATTTTATCCCATGCAAGTGATTTGATATCAGATGCTAAATCATTTCCATAATCACCATAGTCACCATATCGACTGGATAATTCTGCTTGATCAACATAGGTGATACGATTGGAACCTCCAACACCGTTGTCTTCTTCTGTATTTGTAATGCTTTGTGCTGTGGAAGCCACACCAGCTAATGCATCTTGTACAGCACCAACACCTGTTGCGGTGACTTCGCCACTATCTGATGTGGTTTCTGTCGCTTCTTCCGTGGTTGTTTCTGAAGTGGTTTCTAATGGAATCTTTTCAGCAGCCAATGCTTGTTCGATCAAAGTATCCATTTCTGCAGTGGCTATTTTGGATGGTGCACCTGCTGAAGCAATTGCATCACCTGATGTGTTAAAAACATCATATCGATCCAATGCCACTTGGTATGTTTTGAATTGACGAATGATATCTGCAATGGAATTATAGCCGCCTGTAAATAAAGCTCTACCAACAAAGAAATTGGCAACTTGTGCTGGTTTTAATACATTATTTCGATACCAATCTCCGGTAGCTCCTTCATTCTGACCATCCATTGATGAATCAATTCTCATATCACATAAATCTGATAACTGTGGAGGTGATCCAAATAAACGTGGAGAATAGTTTGGTTCTATTGGATTATTTTGAACAAATGATTCTTTTGATTTCGCTTGTCCTAATCCAGGTAAAAAGAATGACATATCTCATTACTCCTTCCTATACGTATAAGATTATTTAAGCGTCTATATATGGATTTTATCATAATAATAATAAAAGTTAGAATATACATACTATTGACGGGATAATAACGACGGAGGAGTTATTATCCCAATATAATATACATTGTATACAATAAGGAATTAATAATAGTTATAGTTTAGATATACTATATAGAATTCCATTTGTATACAGAAGAAAACAGTTACAAAAGTCGCGATGGAAAAGCCTTATATGATCACCCGCCGAAAGGCGGGTATTCTATTATTCTTTCTTTTCATATAGATATCATTTATATGATATAGAAATATATCAAAATAAATTTATTTATAAGGAGGCTTTCAATATGAAAGTTAGAACTGGAAATTTTGAATTTGTGACAAAAATTGGTGAGGACATCCGTTATGACACCATGAACAGGTTGTGCAATATCTCCAATGAGAATGTGGAGCTTGTGTACGGCATCGATTACGAAAAGCATGCCACACACCATTACAACAAGCTCAGCCATGTTCATAATGGTATGAAATATTGGGTAGACGCTATCATGCCAGAGCATGCGGATGTCAAAACCGGTTTCGTGATTCAAGTTCATCACGATAGAAGTGGTGAAACATGGGCAAAATCTAGTATTTCCATTTTTCCGATTGAAGAAGGGGATGTGAAAGAAAAACCCATTGTTCAGTTTGAGCAAAGATCGGGTTTTGAAAATCTTTTCCATGCAAGAACCGGGATTGTGCTTTCAACATGGGTGCATAAAACAATTAGATGCCCTGTGGTCCAGTACATTGTCGGGGAGATCAGTTTCTCTGATATCGTTGAGAAGTATATGGTGTACTCAAACATCCCGTGGGATGGTATGGCAACTCTGTTCTCGATGATTACAGAAGAAGAAAGAAAAGAACTCATCAATGAACATACCGACGAAGACAATAGATGGCATGTGACAGATGTCGTCTATCAAATTGAACTCCTCGCAAATGCAGAGTTAATGAACAACCTGCATGACTATGACGAGTTCAAAAGGAAGTTCAAAAGAGAAGATATCCTTTCTGCAATCAGAAATTGCAATCAGAAGGGAAATCACGAACTTCAAATCTTCCTCAATCACTGTGTCCCACAGGAAACTGAAGAAGATCGGAGAAAGAGATGGGAGCTGTAATATGCTCCTGTCTCTATTATTTCAATATTTGAAATATATATAATTAATATGATATCAATATGAATATCAAATTCATATTGGAGGTCCTCGGCATGACCGTCCTTAGAAAAGAACTGCCGGTGCTCCTGAGCATGACACCTAGCCAAAAAAGAACTGCTCACAACCCAGGTCCTGAATATGACCTGGATAACAAAAAGAACTATTCAAAAGGGAGATCGTGGATCTCTTTTTTTTCTTTTAACTTTTTTTCTTTTTTTGGCATGTATATACTTAATTTGACCGAAGGTCAAATTCATATAATAACATTAATAGAGAATTCATAATATTTTATATTTATGGATATATAAAGTTATTATGTACAGACACCTTAGGTCTTGTATAAAATGTTATATGAAAGGAGAAATGCAATATGCCTATTGCGAGTATCATCTCAGGATTAACAGCGCTTGCGGGAAGTGGTATGGCCGTAGCAAAGATGATTCGAGATGATAAACAATCACGATATCCGCCGGAATATCTCATGTATAAAGACATGATGAAAGATGCTCGGAAATATGGATATCCACCGATGGGAATGATGATGATGCAACAACCATTCATTGCTCCCATGGCACAACCGCCACAACCAATTATGGTACAACCAGATTTGGTGAGTCAGATTCTTCAGGAATATCAGAAACAACAGTTGTCACAAATGATTGCGAATATGGTCACACAAGCCATTCAGAAACGTTTGGGTCAGCCGCAACAAATGTATGCTCCCAGAAGACCGGATTATGGTTATCAACCCCAACCCATTCAGCCCATGTCGTATGGATATCAACCTCGGGTTCCACCGCCATTACCGAATCTTCAATATTATGCAGAACCGATGTGGGAAACGCCTGCAGATGGAGTCGTTGTCCAAACTCCACCTCCAGCACCATCCCCATATCAACTTGCCTTGGTTCCAAAACCGATTTCTATGCCACAACCACAACCGCAGCCGTATGTCGCTCCGATACCACCACCCCCACCGCCGCCAAGTGTGAAGTTCTGTCAGCCTGAACAATTTGTACAGCAGCCACAGCCACAGCCACCACCGCTTGTGATGCCGGGTAACGGAAATATGTATCAATCCCAATTATCATGGGAATCGTCGAATGCATTTAATGTCGACCAGAATGGTTTGCAGTCATTTATCTCACATTGCGACAATCGACCAAAGGTTCCTGATAATTATGTCGGGAACACATTGGACGTGTGGTGATAAATATGAAAAACCGATATGACATACGGATACGAAGTCCGACAGAGAATGATGTTCTTTCGAAATTAAAATTATCAATATTAATGGAGGTCTTATTATGGATATGCACGCATTATCTTCCGACAATGTAAACGCCATCTTTGATGGTATGGTAGCTGGAGCACAGCAGACACAAGATGCTTATCAGCAAACCATGAATACGTTCCAGAGTACTGTTGGTACACAACAGCCGATGAATGAACCTCGTCGTGCTGATTATTTCCAACAGACATATCAGCCGAGTCCCGGGTATCAGAATGGATTTACCAATCCACCTGTGATGCAAGCACCACGTCAGGATTATGGATTTGGATATGACGAAACATCATATGCAACTCCGTATGGTTCGATGTTTGGTGGAGCACCACAGCCCATCTCTCAGGACACACAATATTTTGGATTCTATAATCCCGCATATGGAAAGTGAGGTATCATTATGACATTCCAGGAATTTTGTGATAGATATGCAAATCCTGAATTGATTGAGATTACCTGTACTGATGAGGTTCCACGTGAATTCGTGGAACCCATCAACACTTTGGTGAATCTCATCCGTCTCAAGGTGCAAAGAGCAGATACTATCAAAATCTCATTCATTCAGAATAAGTTTGATGACATGAACGAAGTTCGTCGTATCATGAACGACGTGTATCATGGTGAGGTGAACGAATCCATCTCACAAGCATTATCCAAGAATCTGTATGGATTGGAATTTGGATTATTGACATCATCGGAAATGGCCATTATTAAAGTTCTGACCATTTACCTTATGATACAAAACGCAACCAATGAATATTAATCAAGGAGGAAATTACTATGAGTATCGTAATGCCAAGAGAAAACAACAAAGCAGGCTGGCAGCCGCTTCCCAACAAATTTTATGAAATCTCCGTTGGAGACATCCAGAAATATCTGGAAGATGAAATCCTCGGATTCAAGATTGCAACTGCATGGAAGAGATGGACTGGCATCTCTGCATATAGCAGCTACCTTCGCATGAGAGTTGTTCTCTCTCCCAAGGATATCGAAGTATCTGAACATCGCAACGATTATGTTGGTAGAGTGCTTCGTGAATATTCTGCTGAAAGAAATCTCAATAAGAATGTCATGGATTCTCTCAAGCCGTTCATGTATCCGGCTAACATGAAGCAGATTTATATGGCACAGAACTATGACAAGCTGAAGCATCTGAATGACCTCGGCGTTGTTGGTGACAAGCTGGATGAACTGGTGAACTGGTCTCAGATTAACTATGTTCGTGACAACAATACTGGCAAGGATTATTATAGACTCTATCTGGCACCTGAGAAGATTGTCTTCGATGGATTGACGAATGCAGAAACTGGTAAGATTGATGGTACTCTGTATATTCGTAGAATCTATGGTACAAAGGAAGAGCAGTTCCGTCTGCTGGTAGAACGTGTATTGACAAATAATAGCGTGACCGAAGATTTGAGTGTAGACCAGATTTATGCTCTCTGATAAGTGACCCATGAAAGCAATGGTGGGGCAAATGCCCCACCACTCTGCTTTATTTAACCAATATCACATGAAAGGATGTGATAACATGAATGTGATTGAATTAAATGAATTGATTGACTTGACAAATCGTTTTTTTGATCATGGAGCATATCCAACGTTGACAATTGGTGGTATTGTGGGATCACATCCTTTGTCCCATATACTGGATGTTGCAACAGATATGGTTCCTTTTGAAAGCATCCTGATTATTGAAGGATGTGAAGACTTTTGTTATATTCCCAAGAAACCAATTCCAAATTATATCCCATATCAACAATTGTTCATCGACATGTTTGTGGAGAATGTAAAGCCGTATGATCCATTTGCTCCTCGTCTATGGGACGAGAATCAACCGAAAATCAAAGCAGTTGATCAAGAATTCATCCGTCGATTTCAATTGGTCGTTATCAACAATGCACATTTGATTGAACCAGAAATGTTGCGAATGATTGTAGATGTATGTAAATGGAAATCTGTATTGATCGGAGATCCATTTGATGTGGGTGGTGAACCATTTATGGATGCACCAACGATTGTCAATTGTTTGGAAAAACAATCACCCATTATTGGAATGGCTCGTAAATTATGGGGCGTACCAACTTATGCGATTGACAAAAAAGCGCCTGGTACGGTAAATAGTGGAAGAGTCACTCGCAAAGGCATTGGTCGGTTAGATGGTAGAACGTATATCTCCAATCATCTGGATTTGGTACAAGCAGTACAAGATCAACAACGAAAACAAACCTTTCGTAAAGGTCAGAAATTTTTTGTAACAGATGACCGAATTTACAATATCATGGAAGAGAAGAATCATCAATTGCAACATATTACCAAGAATGCATTGTTGATTATGGGTCGTACAAATTCTTTATCACAGATACCACAACAATTCCAGATTCATCATTCAAAATATACGATAAGATGTGATGTGATCTATGACCATATTGGAACTTATCCAAATGAATGGGATTATCGTATTAAGGTAAAACCGGCGAATATATTATCTGTGGCAGATGCCAAATATCATCGATATTTCAATACGGTGTTTGTTTGTATTGGAGATGTGTCTAAACGAGAATTATATTCCGTCATGAAGAATTCTGTTAACTTGACACTATGTGGTGTGAAAGGAGTGAGTGAATGAAACTATTTGGATTCGATATTGTTCGTTGTTCAAAAGCAGACTATCAAGAACTCAACACATATCAGACAACCACAATTGAATTATATAATCGACTTGTGGAATATGGTGACTTTGTTGCGAGAATCATTGGAAAGCATGATGATAATGAAGAAGTCGTATTACAAATGATTTTTGAACGAACAGAGACATGTTGTAAATTGATTTTATTATATATGGCAAACAAATATTCTATTCCGATCACATCGTTATCTGTGTCGACACGAATGAGTCAACTTCGACAGCATGCTTCACAATTACAACAGTATATCTTACAACATCTCACTGTTCAATCCAGAATGGATGAACACCATGAAGATGATGAATACGAAGAAGAATATGCCGAAATCAGAGATGAATACGAAGATGTGAATGTGAAATATTATAAAGCTCGAGATCATTTGGCAAAGGTATTATATTCTGATATCACAGCCATGCTATCTGTTGTACAATATGATTTCTTCCAAATCATATTCGGAGTAGATATTATCCGAGATCGAAAAAAACGAACGAAAGTTCCTAAAGGTAAACCCGCTTTTGAAGTGAGAATCTTCAATGAAATTAAATCTAATAACGGAGGTAATCAATCATGAATGAGATGGAATTACAAGCAGCCGGATACACCAAGGTGTATGATTACACTCAATGGGGTCATGATAACCATGTGAATGTTATTACAGAACAAGCATTCAAAAAGCTTGTAACAGACACATTCAAAACCATTGTGGATGTTCTTAAGGAAACCTATGGACCATATGGTTCCAGTATTATGATTTCTGAGAATAACGAGACAACTGCAACAAAGGATGGCTATAATATTTATAATGCACTTGGGTTCTCTCACCAGTACAAGAAGATGGTATATCTTGCCATCAAGAATATCATTGAACGTGTCAACAATAATGTCGGCGATGGTACAACATCTTGTATTTTGTTGGCTGAAAAGATTTTCAATAAGTTGAATGAACTGGTACAGACATCAGAAGACAAGAGAAATATAAAAGAAATTCTTGATGGAATTGAAGAACATCTTTTTTCTTCTACCGAACTTTCTGTTGACAAGGGTGAAGATGGTCCCATCAAACCTCTCACGGAAGGTTCTTTATATGCATTGCTGATGGTAGCTGCAAACTATGATGGAGAGCTCGTGGATTATTTGGTAGATGCACTCTGTCCGGTTTGTCAAGATATCAATGACCCTCGCACACCAATTGTTTCCATGAATAATGTCATCGTGGATTCTGAAAAGATGTATGAATCATCTTCTACCACATACAAGGTACAAACCTTACCCGGAGACTATCGTGTTCGTATCAATATGGATGAAACATTTGCATTGTCTATCGAGAATAAAACCAAGATGAAGGTTGCATTATACGACCACACATTTGGTGACTCTGAATGGTCAAATCTGATGGCTGGAATCGGTGAAGGAAATGATGAAAATGTTATGATCATCGCTCGCACTTTCTCAGCGACTTTCATGAATAACATGTGGGTTCGCTATTGTGGCAAACGTGCAATGGTAAAAGCAAGTGTTCCGATTTATCTCGTGGAAGTAGACGCTGGATATTTCCAAGATGAAATTCATGACTTAGCTGCTGTATTGAAAACAAAAGCACATACCATTCATGATTTACAAATCAAGAAGGATGAACTTCCCGAAGTGGAATTATCCGTTTACAATTACAATTGTCTGGCATTTTATGGAGTGGAACCTCCCGAGGAATATGTGGATGTGCTCCAGATTAAATATGCCAATGAAAAGAGTTATGCAAAGAGAACATTGTTGAATGATCGCATCAGAGCATTGCAGATGAAGTCCAAGGATTCTATTATCACAGTACATGCAGAATCCACACTGGAACAGAAACTGTTATCTGATAAGCTAGATGACTGTATTGCCATTGCAAAATCCGCATTGGAATATGGTGTGGTTCCAAACATGCTGTGGTACGGATATCAACGTATCATCAAATTGAATGATGGGGAAGACTATAAAGTTCCATTAACATATAAGATTCTTGATGCAATTGCTGGAAGCATTAAAGAACTCGCAGACGATATCTGGTATTCAAAGCACAACAAGCCAAATGATACAGAGATTGTAGAATGGAATACAAAGAGAAATTCTTTTTATGAAAAGATGCAGGAAGCAGAATCTTCATATGATATTATCAGAGAAGAGTTTGTGGATATGAGAACACTTCCGACATCAGCACAGTATGACATGGAAATTATTGTGGCATCGATTTCCATTGTCAAGTATATCCTCAGTGCAAGAGCACTTATCTTTGATGCGCATCTCATGCGTCCTCAGGGTGATGAAGGGCATTTTCAATTTAACGGCGATTAATATGTATATGATTAATGTGAATGGGCGGGTTAATCCCGCCCAACATTAATTCAACTAACTTTTTTGACGAAAGTTTAGAATACAAATTGGAGATGAAAAGCCATGAAGCAATTGAAGTCAAACATTTATAAACACATCTGTTCTATCTTAGCATCTGATAGAGCAGATTTAAAGAGTTCCCAGAATCAAGTGTTATTCTCAAGAGTTATTTCGGAATATCCATCAAAGTCGGTGCATTGTTTATCAGCACATCGATTACTATCTTTCTATGAGAGAAATGTGAATAGTGTTTCACTTATCTTGGAGATTATGAAAGATGAAGGAGAAGACGAAGAGATTATTGAGAACATTAAATTCTTACGTGAGAATCCCAGTATCAAAGGACAATCTGAAGTCACAAGTTTGTGTGTCATCTTGGCAGATTATGTCAAGTATGCAAAGATATTAAAGGTGAAGAACTCCTTCATTCAAGCAATGGATATGTTGGATGATGATGAAGCACCTATTAAAGAAACGGTTGACACATTGTACAAGATGTCCAATGATATCATGAACGCATATAATGTTGCCAATGTAACAGCCACACAACATACGTTTGATACAGATGACAAGGATGCCATGAAGACAGTGATTGCATCCACATTGGATGCCCGTTCGGCTGATAAGTGTATCATCACATCTATCCGAGCTTTAAACCAAATCTTATCACCCGGATATCTGTCTGGATGTTTGTATGTGTATGCGGGATTGCCTGGTAACTACAAATCGGGTATTCTGTTACAATCTCACGTGGACACATGTCGATATAATGAACATCTAAAGAATGTCACACATGGAAAGACACCAATCTCCATTTATATCTCAATGGAAAATACCATGGAACAGACAGTTCGAAGATTGTGGAGTTTATTGTTTCCTATGGCTGATATGAATGATTTCTCTGTTGATGAAATTTGCGAGATGATTAATAGTACCTTAACGGAAAAGGGAATTAGAAGTGTCTTGTTGTATTATGGATATCGAGAGAAGTCCACTGCAGATATTGCGAATATCATTCGTTCATTTAATACAGAAAACACGGAAGTTGTGGCATTGTACTTCGATTATATCAAGCGAATCAGAAGTGCTCGTACAGATGCAGCTGCAACATCATCTGAGAAGAGTGAATTGCATGCGATTATGAATGAATTCAAATTGATCGCTGTTCAATTTAATATCCCAATTGTAACAGGGCATCAGCTCAATAGAGTCGCTGCACAAGCAGTTGATGATGCAACTTCACATGGGAACTATGATAAGTCTGCAGAAGTGCTCGGTCGTTCTCAAGTTGGTACCGCATTTGAAGTACTTGAAGTGTGTGACTTTTTGGGATTGATCAATATTGAGAATGCTGGTGATAATAAGTATCTGATGATTAAGGCAGGCAAACAACGAGACAAACAAGGTTCTTCATCAGACCAAGAAATCAATGCCATTCGACATCCATTCTTATCGGCAGATTCTTTTGCATTAAAGCCAGATATCATGGAAAACTGCTCTTTGTCTATTCCAATCTTCTTTGGTAGACAAATGCAAAACTTTGTTACAAATATCTGAAAATAATTATTTTCGGTATATGTATAATTAAATTGAGAAGAACCCATACCATGGGATACTCTTCTCAAAAATATTATTTTAAGGAGGGCTCGCGTTATGAGCATCTTACAACTTCAATCAAGGGTGTTAGGTCCGGACACCAACGTGGATTATTCCACAATCATCATGCAGTCGTATCCTGCATTTGCGATTCAGACACAACCGTTTGTTGGGTTCAAAATCAAATGTCGTGATACACAAGCCGGTCGTATGTATGGACAGCAGGAAGCCAGGGTTAGACAGATTGACCAGTTCCTGAATCCGCCGCCGAATGCGTATGGACAGCAGCTTCCCATGCCTCTTGCAGGTAGTGGTTGTATCCTGAGAGCAACGCATTTCCAGATGCCGGATGGGATTTGGGTGATTACCATGCCATCACCCGTTCGTTATCTGAAAGATGAGTTGGACAGACTGTTCAAGGTATTGCAGTTATTGGAACAGAGACTTGGTATTGTATTGACAGGAGAAGATTATGAGATTAATGTCTCCGGTATTTGTCCTGTTAACAATGTTGAGACCACACTTTCAAAACTGAATATCGGACCAAGTTATATGAAGATGTTGGAAACACCTTCCAACACACCGTTTAGATATGGACATCTCATCCGTATCAATGACACGTATGCTTGCTTCCGTACAAGATGGAAGCCTGGCATGCTTTATCCGACAAACCTGTATGAGCTGTTGATGACATTATCGACACTCATTTCAGCCATTTTTCATTAATCACAAGGAGGAACTTATCATGAGTAACTATGTAAATCCGGATTATCCGACAAACGTTGGAAGTTTTGCCAATCACACATGGCAGGGTCAGCAGTCATATGGCACGCCTGGCATGTTCTATTATGGTGGTATGGGTTATGGTACCACAGATGCACGCAGACCAGATGGCATGAATCAGCCTCAGCCGAATTATGGCACATTCACAAATCCGTATGGCTATACACAGCCGCAGTCCACACCTCCGCAGTCTCAGATTCCGACAGGTGTTGGTCAGATGCTGAGTGTACAGGAGCAGGGTGTACAGCCCTTCTCTTCCTATCCGCCGAATAACGGCACACCTGGATTCAATCAGTTTATGTATGATGCCAGAAGAGCTGATGCAAATGCTGCACAGGCAGTTGGTAATAATCCGTGGGCACAGAATCAGCAGACAGCAACACAGCCTACCGCAATGCCCATGACAACTCCAATGCAGCAGTATCCGAATGGCGGTTATTATACACCTGGATACAATGATGCATCTGCCATGTATCAGTATTCCGGTTATGGTCAGAATCCATTTGAAAAGAAGCCAGGTGTGAATATGTGGGATAATATGTACACACAACCACAGCCATATGTACAGTCCGCACCAAATCCGATGCAGTGGACATCTCCTCAGCAGGCTCAGCCACAGCAGAATATCTACAATTTCCCTCAGGCAACTCCTGGATATAATCCACCTCCTCAGCAGCAGGGAGCTGGTATGACATGGAGACAGATGGCAGAACACAGTTGGGACGGTAAATATTGATGACTCAATGCGGGAGCATATGCTCCCGCATTTTATTTGTTTGAAGAAAGGGAGTTATCATGGCAGAACAAGAAATGAGAACGTTCCGTTCCAGACTGAATAGTCTACCGTTGGATTTAAAGATAAAGCTCGGTGAAGTCTCATTTCAATATGGAATGTTGCCAACATCCAGAAGAGACAAAATCATCGACTTGTTTAATGAATACCATATAGACTTTAAGAATGTAGGAACTGGAACAAATAGGCATATTGTTAGATATGATGGATATGTGATTAAGATAGCATTAGACATGGAAGGTGTTGCAGATAACAAACAAGAATGGGTTATGGCTGATAAATTAGCACCGCATGTTGCGATGGCAAATGAAATATCACCAGGCGGACATCTGTTGGTTTCCGACTATTGTCCTGCGTTTACCACTTTCTATGAAATGTGTCTTTATCGTGATTCTATCAGAAAGATATTGGAAGCTTGGAGTAAACAGTTCTTGATTGGCGATGTTGGAATCATTGATAAGAACTATGCAAACTGGGGATTGAATGCACAAGGGAAACCCGTGTGTATCGATTATGCATATCTATTCCCAGTTGGTATGAACATCTTCTCTTGTATTTGTGGAAACCGTGGTATGGTTTTGGATGATTCATTCTCCAAATATAAATGTCGCGTATGTGGTAGAACATATCGTGACACGGATTTGAGAATGGCAATCACACAAGAAGACAGATTAAAGATGTTCCAAAATGTCCAAGGATTGGAAATGAAAGAGGCGGTTGAAAAACATCCGTGTGATGTCCAGTATCGACAGAAGAATCTGAATCCGGATTATCCGGATATCTATGAAGTATCAATGGATGTTGCAGAACATCTGTTGGCAACTGGACAAGTTTCGTCGTATTATGATATATGAAAGGAGAATGTTATATGCATTATTCAAAGTATTTAAGAGGAATTCCGGAACCGGTGGTTGAACAACCACCGGTACAAACAACGGTAGCATCCGACTTGCAATCCCTTGTTGCAACAGGAAACAATGTTCCCGTGACCGGCAGTATCAATATGGAATTCAAGGAAATGAGACCGGAAGACATTGTACTGGCTCCTGCGAATGAGAATCACTCACTGAGTTTTCAGGTTGACCAACCCATTCAGTCCGCATCTACACTTACAACACCCGAGAATCCCATTGTTTCCAAGATTGGTAAGATTCTTTCTGTTAGCGACCCGATTCGTTCAGCCAAGATTTCTAAGACATTGGATATCATTCTCAATGGTTTTGAATCCAATATAGAACCAGAAATGGCATTGAATGAAGATGAAGCAATGGAAGTGTTTATGGAATTAAAGAAGTTCCATGACATATATTTCGCTGACATTCCGATGATAGAATCTCCATCACAGATGTTTATATGGAACATTCCTCGCAAGGTATATGAGGATATGAAGAAAGCAAAGGAAGAAGGACTTCCAGATTATTGCAATCCATTACTTCCATTCTACCTGATGATGTCAGAAGAACCCGGGAAAACAACCGCATATTTTATCAAGCGTCTTGGTGACATTCGTTTTGACGAAAGCCCGACCATCTTCAATAAATATGTGCAAGAGTATCTGGAATCAATATCCGATGAAGATGAAGAGGATGATGAATCCGAAGACATCGAGTCTCTTGCTCAGTATGAAGATAACAATGAATGATATGCCGATGGGCTGGCAATGCCAGCCCTATAATTAATTTTAGGAGGAAATTATTATGAAGAAACAGAATAAAATGAAGAGCATCACATTTGAAAACGTAACCGATATCGCAAGGTCTACAATGACTGATATTTATCGTATCATGAGATTTTTAAGTGAAGACACTGTCATGAGATATGGTTCTGTATGTGAAAACACAGCCACTGTCTATGAACTGTACTCTGAAGCAGAACACACATCTTGTTTTCTGATTGCAATGACACGTGATAAAGAATTTGAATCAGCTGGAATTGACACACATCAGACACTCACTTTTGTGGTAATGGATACGGACATTGATGCAATCGTCTATCATAATCATCTGAGATTATTGGATGAACGTGAAGACGGAATTAGATTGAACAATCCAAAAATGGGATGGGTGTGGTATTGTATTGATAGAGGGTCTGATGACCATTTTAACCCATACTATCCTGGAAAAGATAATTCTGACACGGAATATCACAGACATGCTACCGCATATCAAACATTATTCGTGAATATATGCTATGATAACTTAATATCCAAATCTCGTTCATTATTGGAACCAGATTATGTCAGAGAGAGTGCTTATCATTACGGCGATGATGTGATTGATTACAAAGCTATGATTAAAGCATTTTGGCACGATATCCATTTCGACCCCCATTACAAAGAAGATATTGATGAGGGTGAATCACAGGAAGACAGTGATGACAATTATATCAAGATGGATGGGGAATATCACGAGTTTGAAGGTGGTGCCATTCGTTACACCAAAACTGGCAAAGGCAAATTCGATTTGATTCCATGGGAGACTGTAAAGCTTGTTACTGATAAAATTGTGAATGACGATTTATATGAAGCTTACACAACAGAAATGGATGTATTAATTGCCCTGGCTCAGAGAGATGCAGTCGAAGTCATCATCAATATCACAGCCGTGAAATATGGTGAAGGGGTGTTCTCTGCAGATGCGTTTGCATGGATGCTTCGTGACCTGGCTGTCCATTATGAAAAGGGAGCTGAGAAATATGGAGTTGACAACTGGAAGAAAGGCATTCCCGCATCTTCCTTCTGGGATTCTGGTTGTCGCCACACTTGTCAGTTTATCAATGGATTGGAAGATGAACCGCATTGGATTTCTGCTATTTGGAACATGCTTGGATATCTGTGGACAATAAATTTGAGTGCAGACCAGATTTATGCTCTCTGATAAATATATCATTCACGAGAAGGAGAGTGATATTATGTTTGTCACAAGTAAAAGATGCTTCATCAATTGTTTGGCACAATTCATGGATTACGAACAATTGACAAATGCAAATTATTATGTCATTGATGTGTCGGCCGGTGGAAACAGAGTGCAATTCAATAAAGAAGTGGTGTATAACAGTGACGGTTCCTCCTATATCAAAGAGAAACCCGTCATCAATATGCCAAGTATTACCAAATTTCATGTTGTGTTATCGGAGGGGTGGCTGGACCCCTCCGTCGCCATCATTAATACGGTTGATAATAACCAGCGAATTAGTCAGTTAACCAACATGGATAATCTGAAGATATTTCAAGAATATCTAAAGAGACCAGATGTCATTGGAAATGTATACGACTGGTTTTATGGTAATAGCCAGAATGCTCCACGTGGAAATGGATTGATGATTGTAGTCATTAACACAGAAGAACATGTTCGTGTATTTGGTCATACCATATGCGAATTCTTATCACAATATCTTGGTGAGGACATTGAATTCGTAGATGCACAAATGCGTCCAGAATGGGTTCCTGGATATCCCCGTTACAAAGGAAACAAAGAATTCGCCGAACGGATATTACGAGACCAACGAGATTATCAATTGTTGAAAGAATTCGAAGCAGGAATCTCATTTCGTAATATGGAGAATATCACGACTATGGTGAATTTTATGAGTCCACAGAAATTGATGCATCTGTATGAATTGTTGTTTCCCGACCAGCCGTTACCTCCGGGTAACTACACGACAGACCATATCAAGAAAATTATTATTGGGAAAACAATGGATATGATGCCGGAACAATCCAAGATTCCCAATCTGCATACTTCAAATGCTTATCTTGAATCTTTAGATGCGGAGATAAATCGCTTGAATGGTCATTGATGTTGCATGTAGTGGGGGCATATGCCCCCACAATATTTTTTTTATTTTGGAAGTGATATCATGTCTAGATTGGAACAGAGTTCAAAGAATCCAATGTCGGAATATCTATTGAAATTACAATTGATTATTACCAACACGGAATTCATGAACAAAGAAGAAGCTCGCAAATATGAAACAATGGAAACGAAAGTAAATGGATCCAAATATGTAAATGCAGTTCTGGAAAAGGATGCTTTCGAATCTTATGATTGGAATTCTTATGTTTTGAAAAATGCATTGGCTGATTTGGGATACGATTATAAAGAGATCATTAAGTATCTGGATCATCCAGAATTCATTCCGTATCCAGCAAAACAATTGTTGTTGAAACGTGCACGTGTTTCTCGTATTCGAGCATATCAAGAGCCAAACAAATATTATTTGAACTTAACAGGAAAACCAATGGTGAATGTAGATCCCATCATTCAAGTTCCAGATGACTTTGTGAAAACATATGATCAGGATGCTTCATTATCAAAAGGACAAGCAATTCATGATATGCCAAAAAAATATCAAGAACTGTTTATGAATTCAAAATACTATCAAGATTTGTTGGAGCAATATCCAAATGTAGAATATTTAAGACATATCGGAAGTAATGCAGTTCCATTGGAAGTTTCTCGTGTTGCAAAAGATGGAGATATTCTGTTGATCAACACATCCAAATTACAAACATATCATGAGACATACGGTAATGTTACCGTGTCACCAGATATTGTACATGAATTTGTAACGATATACAAGAAGGTGTGTCGTTATGTTTATGGAACACTACGGGGTGATTTCCAACAGATCTATCCGAATTATAATTCTTTTATTCGGTTATTAGTCATCTACATGACAATCGGACAATGCATGAATGCATTTATGAAGAAATCCACGAAATTAATTTATATGACAAATGAGATTGCCAATGATTATTTCACATTATATGGATTACCGAGTGTATTGATGGAAATGAGTTCTTTAATGAAGTTCTTAAAGAAATTCCGTATGTTATTAATGGATAAAGGAACCAATACAGTTTATCGTGTAAAAGACTTAATTGGATATGAGAACACGGATATCTATACACTCGTGATGGTAAAACAGCAAGCATTCAAAGATGGTTATCCATTATATACAAAAGATCCAGAGACAGGTAAATTGATTCCTCAACAAAATATTGTATTCCGTAGAATGGGCACAACGGATGATAATGTTTCTTATTTTCAGTTTAAGAATTCTATCAAGGAATATCCATGGCAAGAGATTGCATCCGGAGATCCACGTTGGTGGGATACCGCAGAAGTGAGAAAGATGATACAAGAAATGAATTACACCTTATCCAATTCCAAATATATCCAGTTATCCACCACAATGGATATGGATGATATCTGGTGGCAGTGTTGTATTCTATTACGAGGATTATTGGATCATCGGAAAGAAACCATTTACACACAATTGGCAATTTCTCAATCGTTAGGTGGACAATCCAGCATTAGTTTGTTTCAAGCCGTATTATTGTTGATTATCATGATGAATTGGAATCATACGGATTTTCGTGGTCGATATATGAGTGGTGGATTATATTTGCCAAATGGCACAATCAATGGTGTTGCTGCATGTCTGGATTTGTTATTCAATGGATTGCAAGCAGATGGTACACCAAATCCATTGAAGTTGGGTGGACCATATCGGTTATCATCCTTCAACTTTGATTTGAAAACACAAGAGCCGGATAAATATAATGCTTTATCAAAATATGAATATTTAGAACCAGATCGGCTCATGCCGATGTTAGACCGAATTATGGATCGAGAAGACGCAAATATCGCCGAAGTATTAATGTCAAATGTGAAGAATGTATTTGTTTATTTGGAAACCAAATTAAGAACAGCTTCTACGATTCATGAATTCCGTCAAGTAACAGACGCATATAATTGGTTATTCTTGGTGGATCCCGTTCGTAACTGGAGTGATTCTACCTCTTATGACACAGATGAATTGTTGGTACAATCTTACGGAATCACATTGGCTGAATTAAATGTATTGAAGTATTTCTTCTATGGTGATGAAACCGATGCATCTAAAATTACATTTACATTTCAAGGTAATCGATATCAGATCCCAGTGTATGATATATTAAATCAGAATGTATTGTCATTGCCATATCCATTCGATAATCAAGAATTTGTGAAAGTATGCAATCTTGCAGTTTCTAAATGGAAGAATAGAACACTTGATAATGCTGAGATTGCCAATGATACCATTCGTTTGAATTATCAAGATATTATCCAAGACAAGATATTGTTAGATGTCTCTGGATCACAATATGGGCCAACTTCATTTGAAGCACTATTGTATCGAGAGAATCCAAAGATCTATCGTGCATTACAACAAATGAAAGGTGATGGAGATCAGTTATTGATTCTGATGAGAAGTATCATTCGTGCATTGGAAATACAAACAAATTCTTCATTATCTGCATTGGAGTTTAAAGCAACTGGTGAAAAAGAATACATTCGTATCTTAAAAGAAGTCATTACTTATTTCAAATCTTATATGGTAGAATTCACCAAAGAGGAATTCCAATATATCTTTGGTGGATTATTCGATCATGGTGGCAATCCCAACATGTTGGCATTGTTCGATGAGATTAATCATGTCACACTTAGAATCTTACCAAAAGATGCATTGCACTTATACGATGTTTCTTATGCAGATGCACGTGTGATTATCAAAGACGATGTATCCAAGTTCTTTTATGATGATGCGATCTTCCGAATTAAAACCACATACAAAAAATTGAAAGAGTTTGGATATCCGATATGGTTTGATAACGGAGACTGGATTGACCAAACACCATTTGATGGATTAACTGATAATACAAAATTGATTGCCGAATTTCTTTCAGATTCTTCGGGAACATACAAAATCATCATCAATCAAGAGCATTCGTGATAACAATACAAGAAAAACAACTCCCGAATGGAAGGAGTTGTTTTCTCAGATCAACGTAACCATGCAGGCACATTCATTTTGTTCTGCATGAGAAACAGTCTGGTCCAATATGTTCTGTGGGCGTATTTCTCACCCCAGACATACTTCTTATCCGGCTTCTGATGACACAGAATAATCCATGTTTTCATAATACCGGAAAGCCAGGCTTCTTGCCCGGCTTTTGTGATGGCATATTCGTCAGCCATCTTCTCATCAGACGTGTTAAGTCTGAAGTGACCGACTTCGTGCCAGACCAATGCCTCGATCTCCTTATCGGAGAAAGAAGCATAGTCTCTCTGAAAATCGTCTTTGACGATAATCAGAGTTCGACATTCGAATGCCATGGCCATGAACCATGTGTTCAGACCAGCATTCAAAATGTTTCTCCGAGTTGTTTCAACAACCCGGATCCCACACTGCTGCAGTTTTTCCTGCAGTTCTGTGGAAAATCTGGACATGTCATACATGCCTGAGATTCTTAATTCGTTCATAAGTATACCTCCTTATGATCATGCTCTACTCGGTAAGAGCTTACCAATAATCAGATTTATTTCTGATATCATATTAATTATATATAGATATAAGATCAAAATAATAGAACGGGGCCATATGGCCCCGTTTATCTTTATTATTTTGAAATATCGATTGTGTGAACAATGTGTGAATATTGACCCGGTTGAATACTATGGGATATCATGAACATTTGTTCACAATTTAATGTGGACATCATCTCATTCAACATTAACACAAACATGTCGCGAGTATTTGCATCGATATATGCATCTAACTCATCCACCAACGCAACAAAGTGATTTGGAATCAGTGTGTGAGCCAATGCCAATGATAATGCCAATGATAATAATGTGGATTCTGATTGAGATCCCGTTCGAATATCATCGGACTTATTCGTACCACATCGGAATGGTAATGTGAATGTGGTTTCATCAATGACGGGTTTCAACAGTTCAATTTCACCATCATAAATGACATTCAATAATCGATTGGCGATTACCAATGCTTCATGGATTTTATCACGAATGGCAATAACAGGTTTACCCTTAGTGGATGAGGTGGCTTCTGCGATAATCTTATATCGTTCATCCATCAACAAATGATTCTCGATTTCATCAACAGTTCTGGTATATTGTTTATCTGCGTTTTCCAGATTCTCCAATTGTTTTGCAACCATTTGTACCTGAGATTGGATTTGCAAATATTGTGTGTTAAGATTCTCATATTCCAATTCTGCATTTGTTAATTGAGATTGTTGTTTGAACAATTTGTCATACCGAGATTGTACATCCTGAATATCGATATTCTTGATAGAAGACAATAGCATCTTTTTATGGTCTATCTCAGATAACAATTGCTTGTATTCAGAAACTTGTTTATTGCAATCTTCAATCTGCTGTTGTAATGAAAGAATTTGATTGTTTAATACATCCACGGGAATCTCATCTTTCATTTCAGAACTCATTAGATATTGAATGTCTTTGATGCGGGTTTCTACATCATGCAATTGTTTTACCAATTGCAGATAATGCTCCTGTTGTACTGCAAGTTCTGTCCAATGTTTAATTTCTTCCACATCGATACCGGTTAAGCCATTCTTTAATCTAGTAATGATAGCTTCATAATGAAATAAAGCTTTTACTTCTGGAGCGATTTCAATCCGAATTAACCGACACATGGTTTGATAATTCTTTAATGCATGTTCGAAATTCTCCAAATCATACTGAGTAAATTTACCATCGTTGACAGATTCATATGAGCGGAAGTACTGTTGCAACTTATCAAACACATTTCGATACATGCAGTTTTCATATCGACAATCTTCTTTGGAAACATAATCTCCCTCAATCGTACTTAACATGTGACGAATTCTGGATATCGTACTTCTCTCTTTTTCAGAATCCATTAATACACTACCTTCCTGAATCAAGAATGCAGAGATGTCAATTCCTTGGAGAATCATATCACAAAACATTGTTAAATGTGTCCCGTTCAAACATAACGTGATTTCTTTACAAGTATCATTCACTCCATTTGCAATGTGTAACATCTGTGACAAAATCGCACTTGATGATTGAATTTGTACATCACCCAGTTCCAATCCTTTGATTTCAGATGTCAGCTTTTCTTGTAAATCCACCATGTTTTGATAATCATTCACAATTCGTTTACGGGATTGCTGTTCTGTTTCGATATTGTGTTTTCTTTCATATACGATATCCAAATCTTTCATGAGTAACATGCTTTGACTATTGGCTTTGTTCATTGCTTCTGTAATTCGCAATTGTTCTTCCATCAAACTTTCATACAGATTGACATCATACTGACCAATTTCTGTCACGACATTTTTGTATGTTACCAGCTTATTTTGCAAACCCATCAATTCCCCAGATAAGTTTTGTTGACGTAATGACGAAATCATTCCAGTTAATCGATCTAATCTGGTTTTCATATCATTCATAGAATCTACCAATCCAGAATGTTGTGCACGTGTTTGTTCTAATGCAGTGCTCAATGTCTCATAAGAACCATAATTAGATAACAGGAATTCTTTTGTTCTTGTTAATGAAGTAATCAGTTTGCTTGTATAACGATAATCTTCCGTCGCAAGTTTGTGTATCTTGTCATAGATATCAATTCCCATTGCCTTGTTCATTAATGTCTTTCTTTGTGTGGAATTCATGTTGGCAAACGATGTTAATTGTGTTCCATTGATCACAAACTGGAATGTGTATCGATTAATTCCAAACAATCTTTCAATCAAAGCATTGCATGTATTCACACCACCATTTGCATTTAATTCTTCTCCATCTTTCATAATCGACGAAACAACAGTGTGTCCATTCTTGTTTGGATTGTAAGTGTGGGTGATGTTGTATACAGCACCTTCCATTTCATATACAATATTCTTGACTCCCATTTCACCTTTGAGGATTTGTGGTGTGTCACTTCTTTCATCCCCAGTCAGATTGATGGAAGAGAACGGATGCAGCTTCTGAATCAGTACGGTTTTCCCACAACGGTTTCTACCATATATCTGGATAATGGGTTTGTCAATTTTGTCAAAACAAAATTCAATTTCGTGTTTACCGGATGCGGCATACACATCTGCAAAGTTTACCAATTTAATATACATAATTTTCATAATTTTTCCTCCTTGGCATATATATGATTTTTCTGAATACACTCTAACAATGTATATTCAATAAAAATATTTTTGGATATACATATATTTATCATGTAGACGACGGGTACTCATCCGTTGTTATATATTAAATAATCTATATCAGAAAGGAAAGATGCTATCATGATGAATGATAACAAAGCAACAACACCCGAACAGAGACAGGAGCAGTATGCGATGCTGAGAGAGAATCAGCTTCGTCAGTGGTGTGCTCTTGGTAATCCCGTATTGGAGAAACAGATTCCTGAGATTGCTTCCCAGCTCCTCTGGAAAGAATTCAAACTCCAGTACTACAGAGCGACTGACCTTATTATCGTATTCGGACTTGGATGGAGACATGTCATTGACTTTGTCGCATCCCAGAAAGTTCCGGAATTCTCAGTCGATGTATGTGGAGTATCTGTCGAGTATACGACCGAATATTCCGAGACAGAGAAGAATTCCAATATCGTACCACAGTTGATTCATAAGCGGTTACCATTATTCCGTGACCGTCAGCATGTGGAGACAGTCGGTTCCTCCTACAAGCAAGAACTGAATAAGAAGTATGATGCATGGAGAACCGAGAATTTGACAGAGACGATTTCCAAACTGGAAAATGAGGTATTTGCAGAACTGCAGGAAACCTATGGTATTGATGTTGTCGTACCTCCGACTGTATTTGCAACGATGGCTGCGATGTATGTTGCAGGTGTACAGATTGCAATGGATACACATGAGCCGGTTAATATGTACAACATCTTCACCATCCGTGTGGCAAATGGTGATATCATCACACTTCAGCCGTCTGCAAAAGTAAAGCAGGACATGAAAGGTGATGCAAAGAAATTATGATAATAGATGGAGGGGCGTTTGCCCCTCCATTTGTATCTATTTTGAAAGGGGTGATGTCATATGATTGTAATGTAATCTATTTCAATCGCATATCAACAATTTTAAGTAATTTAATTAAAAGGAGAAATTTATCATGAGTAACGAAGTTATGAACAACACACAGGAAAACACATTTGCAGCAAGCCTTGGTAATCACATTTGCGTAGGTCTTGGTAATACTGGGACCAACATTGTGACTGAGATTGCATCCAGACAGTCCTTGACGGATGTCGATTTGTATTCCATCGATTCTGTTGTATCTGCAACAGCGATGAAGAACATCAATCGCATCAAGACAATTCCGATTATTACAGATGCAAAACAGGGTTCTGGCCGTAACAGAGAACGTGGTGCTTGGATGTTTGAAGAACATCTCGAGAATCATGCATTTGACAAATTGTTTGAAAAGTGCATGAATGCCAAAACTCCCATTGTTGTTGTCACATCTGCAGCAGGTGGTACAGGTTCTGGTTCCACACCGGTGTTCTGTAAAGGACTTGCAAAATATGCAATGGAACACGAACTGGTACCTCCACAGGTAATTCCGATTATCGTTTGCCCCAGCATGGAAGACCCGACAGCATATCATCTCAACAGCAATGACTTATTTATGGAATTGGCAGAAGCCGAAATCAAGACATATGCTGTATTCCGTAATGTTGCCGGTGATTCCAATTATGCACCCATCAACAAAGAGATTGTTGACTTGATTGAAATCATCTTTGGTAAGAAATATGGAATGACCAATCTCGATAGTATTGATGATTCTGACCTTGATACTATCCTCTGGACACCTGGCAGATTCGTGGCTGTATCCGCAAAGGCAAATGATATTACAAATCTGACACGTCAGATTACACGTAAGATGTTCACTGGTTTCCAGCCCTCATGGACAGATGAGGAAGCGAGACAGTACACCTTCATGTCTGCTTATAGTCTGAAATCCATGTTTGCAGGTGAAGACTTCAAACAGGTGTTCGATGAAGTCAGAAGCAGAATTCATTCTGTATTTGATGAATATCGTCATATCGAACAGGTGGACAATGGTGGTGAAGTAGAAGCCACCGTGATTATCGCAGGGCTCCCCAGACCAGAACTCAAAATGATTCAGACCGAATTCAATGGTGCTGAAGGCATTGGTGACGGTATGAAGAGAGCTGCTCGTCCGAAGTTCTTAACACAGAGAAAGCCGGTTACGACAAAGAGTAAAGACGGTAAGACAACCGTTAATTGGAGCAAGTAATTCCGAATATAATTGTATGGTAGCATGGGTATATTTCCTATGCTACCATCACTTATAGATACAAAATCAAAACAAGGAGGACATTCATTATGTATATGAATTCACAGCCGTACGCAATGCCTCAAGCAAATATGCCCATGCCTGTACCGGCATATCAGCAGGCGTACAACACCACATCCCCAACCGAATTCTATCAGGTAAGAGATGATGATAAAGTCATTCTCTTAAGTCTCGATGAGTATCTGGCAAGACAGGGTTATACACCGAACAATGTCAGACCAGAAGAATGGGTTCACATCATCGATGCAGCTGGTGATGTATTCTATTCTGATATCGCACAGAGACTGACAAGAGTTGCAAGTTATATCAACTTTGCACCAGAAGATGATGATAAAGCGAGAGGTCTTATGCACAGTCTCGCACATCATGTTCGCAATCCTCGTTTCATTGCAATTATGATGAAGCAGTTGCATCAGGAAAATAATCCAGAAGCAAATGGATTCATTGGTGCAATTCTGATTACTGCGGCAGAAATGTATGTGCAGGAAATGAGAAAACTGGATGAGGCTGATAAGCCGGCAGTCGAAAAGACAAAGAAAGATAAGGATAAGGCACCAGAACCTCCGAAGAAAACACATCTTGATGAGAATATTGTCGCATCCATGTATGATGCAGCATTACAGCTGCTGTCTTCAAAGTATGAATATGTCAAGAATCAAGTGATTGGTATTGGTAAAGGTGATGCTTTAGCAATCGCTGCCTATCTGGCTATGAATAATGAACTCACCGTGAAAGACATCATCAAGACAGACTTACCATTGACTGCTGACTTGTTTGAAAATGATGTCAAAATCCATTCCAATCCTGGTAATGTGATTGCTGCATTGTTACACTTACAGAAAGCAGAATATGCAAAGCTGAGTGTAAACCAGACAAAGTTCTTGGATACTCTGACGAAATGGGTATATGCAAGACTGGATGCATTACCACCAACAGCTTGTCTGAATTATCTTGTACAAGTATATCACACATCTGCACCGGCTGACGTTGTAAAGACGAATCTGATTCAGCTCAAGGATTGTGGACCGCAGTATCCACAACTGTATCAGGTTGTCAGAGCACTGAAATTGAACTAATTAAGAGGAGGAATTTATCATGAGTATGTTTGGAAATAAAGTATCCCCAGAAGTTGATAGACTGATTAAGCCCATCATCATGGATATGACCCAGATTGATATCGCACAGCAGCAGAATCCGATTATCACAACACAGAATGAACCACAGGATATCAAACGTCGTAAGAGACGTTGTGTTCATATCACATTCAATGGCAATGACTTTGTCATTCGTGCAAAGACGCTGGATGACGGCAGACTTATTTGCCCAGTGTGTGGTCAGGAAATTGGCCAGGACTTTGGAGAAGAAGCAGTGGAAGATTACTTCAGATGCTTAAAGAGAGTAAATCAGCTTCTGTTCTTTGGTATGTTGAAAGGTATGATGGCTGGTCCTATCCAGGGTTGTATTGCACTGAAGGAATTGCTTCCGGATGCTGCAAAGCTTCACAAGGAACTCAATCAGTTTGTCAGCAAGGAAGACAAGTCCAATAACTCTCTCGAGAATATCGGCTCAGAATATGCAACAAGCAATCTGCACAAGAACCTTACAGGGTTCCATGGCGGTTATTAATGATATGAACAACGGGGGCTTCGGCCCCCGTTTTTCTTGTTTAGTTTTTACACAATTGCATGGTAGATTGTGCAACATATAAATCATTGCCTTGATTGGTTAATAAATGATTTACAAACTTTGGTCGGTATAATCCACCAATATTTGCACCACGGATTGTTGTATCAAACATCAGATTATATCGGGTATTAATGTGCATATCACCAATGTCTGCACCAATGATTGACATATCTACTTTGGTGATTTTTTCTTTGATTCTTGCTGCATTAGATGTTGCAATAAAAGGATTCATGTGTTTGTGTAAGACGTTTGGGATATTTTCATTACCATAAATCTCATTTGTTTTATATTGATATAACTCCTTTAATGAAGCAGATTGAATTTCATTTGTATTTACATTTACAGCACCGATATTCTCAGCTTGCATCAAACGTTCAATATCGGATTCCGATAAGATTGAAATATTGTTGAATAGGATTGTCATCCAATATTCATTATTGGAATATTTTTTTAATCCAGCCATATCAGAATCACTGAGGGAACTGAGTACACGGATTGGAATGATGTTTTGATATAAATCAGAATCTGTATTCGTCAGATATAATTGATCGATATCACCATAGATTTGTGCACCTTTCTCATATAATCCATAATAAGTATCGAAATATGCGAGTGTTTGTAATAGATTTAGATTTGGAATCAATACTTGATCGAAACATGCTTGTTGATTTAATGGGTCTTTATAATAATGCATCACATTTCCTCGTTGGAATAGGTCATTAATGATAGACTCCAATCCCATATTTTTATAAATGGATTGTGTTTGTCTTCTCATATAGTAAACCAATGATTGATGATACCCGTATAATTCAATTGGTACTTTTGGTGTTTGATTCAGATCTGATGTAATTTTAACACCATCACGATATTGATCCATTGTAGATGTTGGCATATTCTTATTTTCAATATATACTTTCATGTTGAATTGGATATTGTGTGCACCATTCACAATCGTTGGTTTTGATTGGTCATCTTCCAATAAATAGATATTCCCATATAAGTTACCAACCATTTCAATCTCATCAGGATATTCTGTGATATTTTGTAACAATTCCAAATCAGATTGTAATCGAATTCGAATAATGGGAAAAATGTGTGTATCGTAATTATGCATAAAGGAAATCGATACAATCTCAGATTGGTTGATTTGATAATTGGTTCCATGTACGGATAATACCAGATTGACTGTATATAATGTTTGATATGTTTTTTCCATTGAAATACCTCCTAAATTAACCCCCGACATTTTTGTAATCTATCGGCTGATATAGCCAAATTCAAATAAGGAGTTGTTATTATGATTCAATTTGTACAAGAAGCTGCGTTACCTAAATTGTCGCAGTCTTCATTATATGCGAAATATGATCAAACATCCAATATCACACAAGCATTACGAGAAGAATTAGCAGGTGCTTCTGAGTTTGTGCAAACACCAGATGATTTAAAAGAACTTGTTGCTTTGATGAGATTGAATGGTGATGCAATTGTAAAAAAAGCAATTGATGCATGGGAACGTGGAGAAATCATTGTGATTTATAATCATGAAGAATCTAAAATTCCACCCGTACTTCCATACATTGTCATTGGTAAAGAAGGAAATCAAAAATGTTACATCTTTGCCAATCAAGTAGTGACACGTTTGAATTCCACGAACGAGTATATCAATTTAATGGCCACATTGGAAGCAGGATATTTGGCATTACAGATTAACAAGAAGCCAGATCAATTTATTTCCAATCGTAATGTCATGTTGATCATGGCTGATATTTTCCAATTCATGGTCCTTTGTCCATTGGAATTGAGAATGTATATGAAAGGTGAAAACTTAACAAAAGCCATGATGTATGCAATTGCATTCTTTTATAAGATTATTGATGGAGAAGCCATGTCTTATGAATCCATCAACTTCAAACGTCTGTTAAAAGACACTGTTAGTCCAGATCTTGCCAGACAAGTTGTATCCGAAGTACAAGCTTTGGATGGTCCAAACTTTATGGAATTATTGGAATTGATCAAACGCATTAACCCCGTCAGATATGGTAATTTGGATGCAGTATATGTGCAACACTTTGTGCAATGCTGTGGTGTTTATATCGTATTTGCATTGGAGAATCCAGCATATCTGTTTTTATTGATGTCTTCTTCTTCATATAAAACGAAACTAACCTCATTTAACATGAATAAACTGGTTGGAGTAATTTCAAAAAAATGTATCACACAACTTGTGTCCATGGTATAACATATTTCATATTCGAAAGGAAGTGATAATATGTCAAAAATTATTGATGAATTTACACATTTGGCAGATGATGTGACTGATGGTAAAATGTCAGATGCATTGGAAATTGCACATAGTGTTGGTGAAGCTGCGGAGAGAGCAGTCGATCTCGCAAAAGAATCTGCACTTGGACAAACAGTTAGTGCCTCTGTTGATGCTGCCAGCAATGTTTTGGGAAAAGTTGCAAATAATGTCGTACAGTTGGTAGATACTGCCACTGGAGGATTAGCTGGGGATTTGATTGATACTGCGATTGATGCAACAAATGACATTGTCACATATGTATCCAATGCAGGTGAAATCGTTGCAACAAAAGTGGATGAGAGTGTCGGTTCATTAATCCATTTGGCAGATGAAGCATATAATGATAAATTTGGGACGTCCATTCAGAATTGGGTTCCTGAATATACAAGAGCTGCATTTGATATTTATAATCCACAATTATTGACCGAGGATAGACCTGAGGAAGCAGCACCAGTAGCATACAATGATGCCACGTTTTCACAATCTGAAGTTGGTGTTGATTCTCATAAATTGGATCCACATCTCTCTACATTTTCTAATGAAGCAGATTTCATGATTGAACAACAGCGTGTAGATTCTCGTAATATTGTATCTTATTTGCAAGAAGGTCGTTTGCGAGAAACGGTACTAAGACCAACACCTGTTCCACCTTATTATGAATATGAAAAGACATTAACTCCAAAAGATCATCATCTGACAAAACATGATCCAACAACAGGGATGGAAGTTCGTGGAAAACATGGTGAAGCATTACCAAATACACCAACAATTGGAATTAAAAATCCGACTGCATTTGAAAGAAATTATAAAATCAATGCAAAAACAAGAGAAGATCATCGGCATTATGACCCGACGAAGCCTGGTGATAATACACATGCGTCATTTGGTTATCAATCAACCAGTGGTCCTGTGAATGGTTATCGGCGTTTTCAAGGTTCTACCACACCAGCTTATACGGAAGCGGAACCTTTACAGAAACAGATCCAAACCGTAGAAGATGGGTTGTATAAGTATGAGAAGTCTTTTAATGAAGATGGAACTGCTCGCGCATTATCTCCAATCGATCCATTTATTCGATTGGAACAACCATGGATTGCACAATATTCCAATGTATTTTCTTATAATCGAACCAAAACACCCGTTGCAGATTTGGAATGGCGTAAGGGATTTCGGCATATTTTTATTACACGTCCAGAGTGTTATATTTTAGCACGTGATGGTGCTCTGAGTGAGCAATGTAATAATGATGAAATCTTTTATACTTCATGGACTCGCATTCCACATATCTTGTATCTGTTATCACCATCCTATGTCACTTGTGGAGACGCACACAAAGATTCTCCACGTTACAAGGATAATTTCAATTATTTATTGTCCAATCGTATCATGGGTATGTCGACATTAGGCACAGAAATTGATCAGATTCAATCTATGGTAAAAGCAACGAACCAAGCAACTGTCACTCCTGGCGGTGCGGTTTCCAATGATTATGGGAATGCATTATCATTGAATTTCCGAGATACAAAGAATCTGGAAGTATATGAATGCATGCGATTATGGATGAGATATATTAGTAACATTTATCTTGGAACTTTTGCTTCATCTTATAATGATTATGCAACGAATAACACTTATAATTTCACATCTTATTCAGATGATAATGGGTACATCGTTGATTCTGGTAAAGGTAAAATTCCAATTTTGAAACAACGTCATTTACATCCATATGATCGTGCATTGGATTATTGTTGCACGATATTTGATATCGTCACAAATGAAACAGGTACTAAGATTCTGTATTGGTGTAAATACATTGGTTGCTATCCCGTAAGTGCACAACCGTCTTTGAATACACAGAACATGAATGAAGCGATTTCTGGTGAACAGACATGTGCCACCAGATTCTATTATCAAGGTAAAGAAGAATTGACAAACCGTGCATTGATTGAATTCAACTTCAATGCTGGTGTTGTGGATGAAATGGGAAATCCTGGAAGTACCACGATCAAAGAATCTTTACCATGGCTATTACGTGAGAATTATGCAGTGTCGTCGGGTACACAATATCGCAGTACAGCATATATTGGAGCAGCTGGCATGTTTACTGGCAGACCTTATATTGTGTTGGGCAAACAAGCTGACCATGTTACCAAGAAAGAAGCAACTTATTCACCATATCTGAGATTTATGCAGTTACAAGATATCGATGCTTCCAGAATGAATGCAGATATTACAAATGATACAACCACAACTGGAAGATTAGTTGCAGTTTATAATTAACGAAAGGAGTGATGAGAATGCCAGAAGTCAATCAAGATTTGTTGATCGGATTGGTCAATGATGTATTGGGTAAAGATGAAATCGAAGCTCGTAAAGATGAAATCGAAGATACCATCACTGGGATATTGAAATCTTATAATTTGTCAACGGATTTGTCATTTGTGGAAAAGATGGCAAAATTGAAGTTCCATACAAACAAGGGAGAAGAAGTTGATATCGAAGAACTTCCATCAGAATTGAAAGATGCTGCATTCTTACCGGTAAATACAATTGCGGATATCGCATTACGTCAAGATCTGGATATGATCATATCACAATTGCCAGAATGGTATAATGCCATTCAAGTCACCAGAGATGCAGTATGCGAAGCAGATACCGTTGATGGTAAATTATCACGTGTGATTCAATTTGATCGTGTGGCATTAAATGATCAACAGAAAGCTTCTAATATTGCAAAAATAGAAGAAGTAGAAGATCGAATGGAATTAAATCATATCATCAAAAATCATATTGTGTTTAACACATTGCTGTATGGAGAGTCCTATGTATACACAATTCCGTATGCAAAAGTATTCTCTGATTTATATCAATTCCGTTTGAATGATGAAAATAAACGTAAATCATCATCCGTATCTAACATGTTTGAAATATCATCTACCATGAAAGGATATGGATATGGAGAACAAACCATCGAGGTTTCTTTGAGTGACACCATCATCCAAGAATCCAATAAGCATAAAAATAAGAACAATACTGTCTTCACAGAACAAGAAATCATGGATATCAATCCGATGTATCATGGTCATACATTTCATGAAGATGGAACAGAGGATAAGAAATCACAAAAGGAATATGATGAACAATATGAAGCACAATTAAAAGAAATTGCAGATAATATTTCTTATATTGAACAAGATATTGCGTTACCTGTAATTGAACAATCTGCTCATGATTTAAAAGCTGTGTATGAAGCAAAATATCGTGAAACAAAGAATGATACCGATGTGAAAGCATTCTTTGAAGAAGTGGTAGAAGATGGAATGAAATCAGAACCAACCACATTTGACAAACACTTCTCCCGTATCAAAGGATGTTACATTCGCATCTTACCAGCAACGAAATTGATTCCCATTCGTATCGATAGAACTGTGATCGGATACTACTATGTGTCCGACCAGACTCGTACGGAAAAGAGTGGTGAAAGACGTAATTCAGGATTGAGTGGTTATACATTAAGAACACCATCGATTGGTTATGATACATTCTCTCCAGACCAGATGTTCTGTGAGAAATTGGCAACTAAAATCATCAATAACTTTGATTTGAAATTCATGCGTGATAATACGGCATTACATGAACAAATCGTTGCAATTCTGCAATCTCACAAATTTAATGAAGCGATGTTACGTTTTATTTATATTCCAGCAGAACATGTTTCACAGTTTACCATTAACAAAGATGGTATGGGATGCGGACATTCCATGATGGAACCTGGATTGATTGCGGCAAGAATGTATATGTTCTTGAAACTGTACACCGTGTTGTATCAGATTAACAATTCACAGGTTCGTGTTTATAATCTGAGAATGAGTGGTATCGATAAGAACTATCGTCAATTAGTACAAGAAACCATTCGTAAGTTTGCCGCTCGTAGAATCACAGCCAATGATATTTTCAATTATCGTTCTTCCATGACAAAGGTCAGTGGTGGTTCAGAATTGATTATGCCAATGGGTGCATCAGGTGAAGCACCAATCCAAGTATCATCGATCGATGCTGCAGAATCACCCATTTCATCCGACTTAATGGAACAATTGAAAACAGAGGCCATTAACTCCACTCCAGTACCAGCTTTGCTATTGACAAATGGTGCTGTATCGGAAATTGAATTTGCAAAGGAAACAGAATTGGCAAATACCAAATTCAATTCTTTTGTTTCAGGTGTTAAGATTGAATTGAATCATGATACCACAAAATTCTATCGTAAGATACTGAAATGGGAAACTGATATTGAACCAGAGTTATTAAAAGATATGACATTCTCCTTCCATATGTCAACATCCAAAACATTGAATGTGACATCAGAAAAGATTTCTACATTTGATGCTGTATGGCAACTTGTCATGAAAACCTTTTTAACAAAGGAAGAAAGACAAGAAGGAGATGGAGAAGAAGGAGACACACCAGTTGCACGTGCTTTAAAGAAGAAAATGATTCAAAAGTATCTTCCAGAAATTGATGTGGAAGACTTTGAGAATATGGCAAAAGAAGCACGTGATGAAGCAAACCAGAATAAATTGAACGAAGTAGATCCAAATAAGAATCTCTTGGATAATTCCGTTCCCGATGCAGGAGATGCTGGCGGTGGAGCAGATGATACGAGTGGAGGTGCTATGTTCTAATGGCAAAAGACAATATGATTGTTGAAAAGACAGCAACTGGAGCGATCATCCATCAACCCACTTTGGAAGTGAAACGTAAAGCATTGCAATATTTCTCTCTTCCAGATCCACAACGTGAATATTTCATTTATTCTGGATCAGATATCAATCGTCGACCAATCTTTGGAAATGAACATGATGTATTATATATTTCATCTGGATTCTTAAAAATCAAAGATCCTGTCATTGATAAATTAAGATTGCAAGCGACCAGAGTGGCATCACGTGATGGTGCTCCGATTCAAATTACAATGAATCGAAAACCCCGTTCTCAATTACAAGTTGACTGTATCCAAATGATGGTAGAAACCGGATATTCCAAAATGACATGTGAAGTGAAGCCTGGTGTTGGCTTTCTGGCACCCGTATCGAGTAATCGGTATGATAAATTACCCTTTGAATTGCTGGGACGAATTACTCTAATGCTCATTGTACTACAACATGATTCCGAACAGGAATGAGTGTGAATGTGACGAAAGTAAAAAGAAACAATGAGATGGTGCATGGTTAAATCCTAAACACTATTAAGAATGAGCAATCAGCAGCGAAGCTCCGAATAGGAGAACGTTCAACGACTATCTCGAAAGAGAGTAGGGAAACCGAAGCGGAGGGCATCCTATGTGAGGATGATGATATAGTCTAAAGCGGAAAGACTTTCATGGCATTATCCGTTATCAGTCAACTTGGAAAGAAGCCATTGATTATTGCTCCCACGGCATTACTGAAGAATCAATGGATTGAGAATTTTACAGATTTGGGTGTTGATGCAAATGATATTGCAACACGTATTTATGACGGACCAAATAAGAAAGTATGTGTTGTCACCATATCGGCAATTGAAAATGAATTACGTAAAGATTGGCAAGGCCTCATGAATGTATTGAAACAAGCGAACTATGGCATTCGTATTACAGACGAAGCACATCTACATTTGAAGGGTGTGTTGAAGTTTGATGCCATTGCCAATATCAAACGTAATTATTATTTGTCCGCAACACTTGGTAGATCAGATGAACAAGAGGATGATGTTCTCAATCGAGCATTATTAGATGCAGATCGATTCGTCGGTGATAAACGATATGAAGAATATCAAGATGAATATATCAACGTGTATCTCCAAGATATTTACTACAATGCTTCTCGTGAAATATGCGAGGAACATTTTCGATATGGCAAAAAGGGACTAATCAGTGCAACCTATTATCGTATGTTGATGGATTATCAACATGGCATTCCCTTTTATCGGAACGCGTGTCATATGGTGAAAGTTGCAGAAAAATTGAAAGTACAGGGTAAAGTATTATTGTTATTACCATTACTCGATGCAATTGAACGTATTAAAGAAGAAATGATGAAAGACCCATACTTCCGTCAATTTAAGATTGCATCTGTCGATGGCAGTATGAAATTATCCGAAAGACAACAAGCATTTGATCAAGATATCATCTTAGCAACAACAATGAGTTGTGGTACGGGTGTGGATATTTCTAATCTGGGAGCTGTTGTCAACTTCGATCAAAAATCTTCTTTGATTATCTTAGAGCAGATAGTTGGTCGTTTGCGTAATCGTGGATTCCAAACATTCTATATTGATATTTGTGACCATGTAAAATATGCAAGAGCATTTGAAAACTGGGGAATGAAGCGTCGACAATATATGCCTTACTTCCCGGGCGTAGCTAGCCGGATGCATCTGCTTCCTAAAATTATGTGTTAATAAATGAGGGCCCATATGGGCCCTCTTCTATTTTTTTAATTTTCTATCTATATATAATTAATATGATATAAGAAAATAATCTTATGCATTCGATCAATAAAGGAGGTAATATTATGATCGAAAGATACATTATTTGTCAAGAAATGCTTGACAAGATGAGACATATGGCAGATCTCATCGAACGCAAACCATTCAACAATCATGCAGAATTGTTGCAAACAATTCTTCAAAGGATTGAAGAATGCAGTGGGGAATTGCATTATTATTCCGCACTGGCGGATGCGGGAACACCGCATCCATGGTTTGAGATGCTGGAAACAAAGATCGCCGGTTATTATCACGGACTTTTACAGCATCTCGAAGACAACGGACTGGTAGAATATATGGTCGTATAGTCAGACCGTTGTAATTGGAAATAACACCCGGTTCCACTCCCGGGTGTTTTTCTTGTTAATTTTTTATATTGCCGAGATACTAGTGTGTAATCTATTCAAACTGGCTTTCGCTTTCTTTGCCATAAGAGATGAGTCCTCCTGACTAAATATATCGAGTACCACACGGGCATTGGTACTCTCGCTTTTTTGGATAGATATGAAACATTACAATTGTGGGGCCATATGGCCCCACATTATATTTTCTATTATTTTAATTTTTCATATAGATATCATTAATATGATATAGAAATATATCAATATTATTATATCTGACATATCATGTCATGAGAACCTAATAGGTCGATATGTTCAGATTCCAAAAGGAGGAATACTTATGACAAACATCAATATGAAAGAACTCGCCAAGAAAGTAGTTGCAAAAAACAGCTGGGGCGACGTCAAGCTCATCAGCTCTTCTGAAACGAACTTTGTGCTCGAACATTTTGGTGCCGAGTATGATGACAAGAAAATTCATCGCACTGAAGTTGAATATGTCAACTACGGCGATGAAACAGAGATAATTGATGTTCTCCGCATTGTAGAGGGCACACCCGTATATCATCTTGTGATTGTCATCAAAGATGAATCCGAGTGGGACACATCCGTGCAGTTCCCATACGGATTCATCGACATCAATTCGCAGTTCTCTGGGGACGTGGATTGCGGAATTGTGTCAGTTCTTTATGACCACATCCCTGGAATGTCCTGGCGCAAAGTGGAGGACAGAACTGTCACTTTGTGTGATAAGCTGGACCATGTCATCCGCCAGGCTCAGCAGCCCAGCTTCGAAGAAGCCATCCACAAAATCATTGATGAGACAATTGCGGAAGGTCCTGGGAACTGGGATGATGACGAAGATAAGGATGCATAATCCAAGTCTAAGTCATCAACATGACCTGAGTAAGTCGTTAAACTGCTCGATCGTTATATAAGTCCAGCTCATGACTTGAGAAACCGAGCGTACATTCCAAGGAGGAATTAATTATGGCAAATTTGACAAATGAAGAAATGAAAGCTATCGCACAAATCATTGATGAAGCTTTAAAAGACCTCGCTTCAAAGGAACCGTCTGATGAAGAATTGTTGAAACACGATGTTGAAGAATTCAAAAGACAGGTTAGAATGTATGGTGACTGGGGTGTCATCTTTTACACTAATCTTTATACAATATTTCATCAGTTCAAAACGGCAAAAGATTTGGCTGATGCAAAGAAATGCTTCTATGAGACAGTTACTAAAATGGGCCCTTCAGTATGGGAGCCACGTCTTGGGTATTTTATATTCCCAGAGGCAGACCAATGCGATGCTCATGTGAAAACATATGAATCACACAAAACAACGCAGTACCATCAGAATATTGCGAAATTTGCAATTGAAAATGGGTTGGACCCATTTGTTGCATGTTTCAATTACGACATGCTCAAAATAGGTGCCAAAAGAAATCGACGAGTAAAACAATTCTGCAACCTCGTTGAAACTAAAATCATCAAATCATAAACAATTCCCCGCCGAAAGGCGGGTGAGGTGAGTATATGAATTATCGTATATTGACCTCTCCCGCTTTTTTTTGTTTAATAAAATTGATTAATGCTTTGGAAGAATGCCATATCTGCAAAACTTAAATGATCTTCTTCAGGTTGTTGTTGTGCTCGTAATCGAGCATTATATTGATCCATGCGATAACCATATGGATCGAGACCACCGGGTTTCTCAATTCCCATACGTTTGTCTTGCACATTCTTATCAACTAAATCACGTAACAATTGATTCTCATATGCATCTGGATTTTCATAATAAACAACATTATTGACGACATCTTCTTGGACAGCTTTTTCATATTCTTGTGTAATCTGATATGCTTTCTCAAATGTTTGATACTCTTTATAGATACCAAATCTACTCAAATCATAGCCGTATGTCAACACATATAAGACATGACAGTATGCCATCACAACGTCATCATGTTCACCCTTGTCTGCTTGAATCTTACCGCCTAAGATTGTTAAGTTGGTAATATCTCGAACTAAGAATTTACAATAGATCATATGACGATAATCATGTACAAAGCGTTTTAACAAAGCCATCATATCATTACGCACTTTTTGTGTCACATTTGTACCGATATATTTTTTGATCTGAGCTTTTTGTTTCATTTTAATTTCATTATCCACAGTCTTTACCAATGCATTCTTTGTGATATCTAATTGAGGATCATGATAGAATCGATATTCCAATTCAGATTCTGCAACCCATTCAATCAATGCTTTACCAACAGAATTGGTTTCTGGACAAAAAATAGCTCTTGGTAACATTTTCGCCAATGTTGCAACAACTCGGATTAAATCCAGATTACATCCCAAATACGGGGAGCATACAATTCCTGCAATCTCCAAAGTATATGGATGAACAATCAATAATACCGTATTATCACCACCTGTACCAGCTGCAACGTCGATTCCCACTAAGTATGGAACATCCACATCAAAGTATTGATATTCAGCTTTGATATCTACTTTCTGTACAGTGTGATTGTAAACATACAAAACATATTTGTTCAATAACATAATTTCATGATCTGGATTTCGTACATTTTCAATCAAATAATCAATGTCTTCTTGTAAGAAAATACTCGTGTCAGAACCACGATATCTTTCCAACAAGATACCACGACGATACTCGGAAATATCATTTGCAATCATTGCTGCTTGGTATTGTTCGGCTACCCATGCTTCTGTTTTACGTAATTGCTTCCAATCATATTCAATATAAACTTTTGTGATTGGTGTTTTTGTACCATCAGTTTCTGTTAAATCCATTCCCGTAAACATCTCTTTGATTTCCTGTTCGGATAAATCATACATCTTTTCGGAAAACCGTGGTGTTGCTTCAATAATCTTCATGGCTTCTCTACCAGTCGTTGTTTCCAAGTTGCCAGGTGTCGATGCATACATCATACAACAACGAATACCCATCTTTCTTGCATTTTCACGGGCAGAGATCATAGCTGGTGCACCACCAGAAACAACAGCTCCGACATATGGAAGATATTCCCATTCGTCGACAAACCCTCCAAACAATGTATATCCTCTCAGTTTGTCTCGCGCTTTGTCTTCTGAATCCGCAACAGATACAATGGCGATACTGGTTCCATGTTCCTCGTATTTCAATGACTTTGTGCCAGGTGGATGTTTTCTACCATACCATGGATTGAGATATGGTGGTAATGCTTCAATATAATCACGCAAGATACCAGCGTTATCAGTACAACGTGTTTCCGTCAAGTGTAAGTATGGAATATCACAATTCTGATATTCGAATAAAAACATGTAAGATACGATGGAAGTCACCCATGTCGTTTTTCGATTTTGTCGAGGAACGCATACTTCGAAATCAATAGAATGGTCGAAGCACCATACCATGGCAGCGGCCATTCTGGATAAATCTGTTGGCATGTTACCGACACCACGAACGGGAATTCTTTGCACGTCTCGAAAAAAGAACCATGGATTTGCTTTACATTCCAATGTGATCTTTCCGATTTCTTCTGGAGTGATATCTTTTCTATACGGATCGATATCTTGTACACCCAGTTGAGGATATGCGACACGTAATGGAAAATACCAATTCTTGACGCCAACAGCTCTTAATTCTTGACACGTTTGCAAAAAAGAAGCATTCTTTGTGCCAAGGTCATAATAGCTATTGCCGATACGAACAACGTTAGACATATTGATCAAGTCCTTTCATAATGTTATCGGGGGCATATGCCCCCGATACATCACATGTTCAGTTAATTACTGATATATTTTGATTTGGTCGAGTACGGGAATCAGTTCAATGAACTTTCGATAGACGTGGTCCACATAGTCCATAGGGTAATGTTCAAACAATTTGGTTCCAAGGATAAATTGGAAGAATTCATTCAAATCGATTACTCCTCTGCGTTCTTCCTGATACTGAAGATAGTAGGAATTCAATATCAGTACATGACGTAAATCCGGAATGGAAATATCCACTGGAATATTTGCCATCATAACAGAGAAGATTTCATCGAATCTTCCGGCTGTATTGTATGAGAACATTTCCGGAGCCATTTTAATACCCATGAACTTCAGGACATTCTTCAAGTTATCCAATTGTGGGAACTGGTTATACTTGCTTGTGTCGATTGCCATGTCGTTTAAATGAGACATAAGAATGGAATTCTCTTCATACTGAGAACCACGGAAGTATGTGGTAATCTTGGAGAATGCTTGAATCCCAACACCTGCAAGGAAATTGTAAGTGTCATATTCACCAAACTTAATCGGGTTGTCAGAATAATGTCTCATAGATTTCTTACCAAACAGATGAGATTTTACAGGCTGGTCATACCATGTTGTCTTGGAAGTAGCAACTGCACTCATTGCTTTGGAAGGTTCCTGTTTCAGTACCCAGGTATACTGATACCCGATTGCATACTCCCCAGGAAGTTCAATCCAACGATGACGAAGCTTCGTATACAACTTGTGTTTCTTCATGATATCCGGCCATTTCTTATAACAAGTAACCAAAGCATCACGAACACAAACATCATTCAATGGCATAATCTGAATATAGATACCATTCTTAATGATATCATTATATACTTCCACTGGATGCTCATGATACAAACGAATCAGTTCATCACCATTTGCCGGTTCAAACGTACCAACAAATTCGGCTACCAACATCACAATGTCTTGGGGTTCGACACCCTTCGCATGGAGTTTCAATACATGTTCCCACATGCGTTCTTGCATAAATGTCATCGTTGCTTCATATGTGGCAAATGCAATGATTCTATTAGGAACAGCCAAACCATTTGCCAACATCTCAATGTGTTTCCCATCTTCTGTACGAGGCATGCATTCATCATCCACAATCTTTGTGATAACAGATTTGTTACCAAAACGACCAACAACCTTTTGTCCAACATGAATCGGAACATGCTTTAATACTTTGAAACGAATCTGGGTATCAACAATATATTCCTTTGTAATCCAAGCAGCATCTGCCAAATACTTTTCTGCTTTATGATACATATCAATCAGTGAGATATCATCCTGATACGGGTCGGTTACAATTGTGGAGATGAATGCATAGATTTCTTGATAGAAGTCCTGACACTGTTTCAGATAATAATTCATCTGGTCATTCTCCAATTCAATATTGGTGAAGATATCAATATCCACAATCTGCCCACGGGAATAATAGTTCTTATCGTTGATATGTGGTATCAATGCTTCTGCAGAAGAAGACAGATAGGAGTTTTCACGAATGGAACAAATGATATCGTTCTTAATAAACTCACCGATATTCGGGAATGGTTTGTACAGTTGTAAGGAACCATAATTGTTGATAAGATAAGAGTCTTTCTTCAGATTTACGGTTACGATATCCACCATGTCATATTCCAATGCTTTTGCAGCACTCTTGGAAATGATGAGTGCATCCTCTGTTAACTCTGGTAATACGGTATATGCAATTCTCAGATTACGTCCAGAGCAATAATGTCCATTGATATATGAGGATGACTGTGAAATGGGTGTGCCTTTTGGTAAGGTATCACCGATATCGTAATTACCAACGACACGGTCATACGTGCGAAATCCATATTTCTCAATCAGATTCTCCGCAAGATTCACCTGTTCACATTTATATTTCCCAGTGACCTTATCACGGAAAACATATACAACAGGTGAGATTGGTTCGTTCTTGAATTTCACGAACTTGCGGACGAGTTCATAGTCATTCCTACAAACCACATTCCACGAAGACCGCATGCCAAATGGGTCTTCTGCACCAGTATACACCCTGGGGAATTCGGGATGTGTTGGTACAACATATTGGGAAGTGTGGCGTGCAGCCATATTCGAACGAACAGTTGAGATTTTGTCGGGGAATGTCATGGCGGAGATACCAACTGTCGACAGTTTGTTCAAACCTTCTACACGGCTCTTAATATCCGACATGGTATTCATCATAATCTTCTTTTTCTTTTTCGGTTGTTCAATGGGTGTTGTTTCGGGCTTTTTCTTACTCATAAAACTTTCCTCCTGATAAATGAATTTAATGAATTGGAATTTGTGATATCACATCTCTGACGTAAGTTGCACATGGTGAACCTTCAAAGTTCCCCTCCTTGATATCCACCATAGAAAACGACAGGATGAGGTATACCGAAATAATGATGTATATGTCGGAATTGAAAACAATATTGGTGCATAATTTACGTAACAATTCATCGACATTAATCACAATTGCTTGATTATCCACACTTTCAGATGCATAAAATGCACAAGTGTGTTCATAATCCGGACCAAAGAAATTATCTTCCATCCATTTTGCAATCTTCTTTTCATTCACACGTCGAGATGCCATGTATTCTTTCCACTGGTCCAGTGTAATATGTTCGACAGTATATTCGATGACTGGTTTCATGACACCGACTTCTTTCAAATGAATCATTTCAATCATATGCATGAATTTATACACACACCAGTAGATCATGATATCATCCACAACGGTATCCAGTTTCCCAGGATTCTTTTTCATTTCAATATGAACGGGATGTGTTTCTGGAATAGTAGCATACAAATCATCCAAGTTGATACGCTTTTTGATTCGCTCATATTCCGGTGTCTTATGACTTACCACAACAATTTGCGGCACATGTCCATCCTGATTCTCCAGTTCTTCATCCATATTTTCATTAGGAATGAATAAATCGATTGGATGAGACGTTAGTTCAATATCATCCAAGATGTTTTTATAATATTCCACAAACCCATCTCGGTCAAGCAGTTTGTGTTTATTGTTTACGAGTTTAATCGTATTAAAGTAGATATTACAGGAATTCACAAGATACTGATGTTGTTTGTAAATGTTTGTCCACTGTCTATCTAACCCCATAGGTATAAGCATCATAATAATCTTCCTCCTCTATATAGATTGCCTAAGAACCGTTGGATTCTTCTTTTCGTATATAATAATCTTCACGTATCTCGGAATAATTTTCAACAACAAAAGTGATCCCACTTTGTTGAATTAACACCAATACGACAGTATCCAACGTAGTTTGTTGTGGGTATGTTTCCATTTGGAATTCACCGTCCTTGGTTGGTTGATCGGGTTATGTCAATTCTTCAACAAGTTCTTCCAACACATCCGAACTCAACCCACCGATTGGAGCGGTGGGCTGTAATGCATTCGGAGCTGTTGCTTGCTGTTGACTTAACCGCTTATTCTTTTCTTCAATTTGCTTCAATCGAATATCTCGAAGGACATGCAAAAATCGAAGCGGCATTTTTGCAAGCACATCAACGGAAATTATGTTCTTGAATAACTCTCCGTATTCAATGATTTCTAATCCAATTTGATTAAGTTTACTTCCATATCGCCCAACCTCCGAGATACGCGGAAAAGCAAGGTATTGGTGATGTTATCAATCGGAATGTGATTAGCTTCATAACCACAATAAGGACACTTAACACCTGAGATATAGAATTCTGCGGGTTCTGCCATTTCACGGGAATCCAATGCCAATTTCATAATCAGCATAGAATCCTGAAGAATGTTGATATTATCGATCTGACGTTCAATATCATCCCAGTTTGTGAAACGATATTCACGATTTGGATTTGTCTTGTCGGGAACATTGATTGCAGAAATTCTCATGAGACAAGCCATCTTGTTAGAGAAGTTTAGCAATGTAGGATCACCTTGTAATGTTTCTTCATTGAAGTTGTTCATATCCGGATCATCCGGTCTCTTTTCTGTGTATTTCTCAATCATTAATGGAAGTTTCTTTGTGATATATTCATATGCACTCGGTTCATTGATTTCCACAATGACACCAGAATTCGGAAGTTTGTAACGGGTTCTCTTTGTATTGATTTCCGTAAACAATTTCAATGCTTGTTCGCCAGGTGCTGCATCATAAATCTGACGATAGTTCTTGGGAAGTCTGTCTTCATTCAGATGAATGATACTTCTTGGAGAATATTTGAATGTATGACGGCGTTGGCATTTGGGGTTGCCACAAACGATGTCGAGAGGCTCTTCTTCATCAGCAGTTGCTGTTAACACAGCCCATTCCAGAATGCTCATATCCGCAAACTTTGTTTTCTTTAAGAAGTCATCAAAATCTGCAAATGGTCCAATGGAAACATTCTTGATGTGATTATAAATGATAGACCATCTCTGCATCTGGAAATCTACTTTAGAATTGGAAGAAGGTGCAGCCAAATCAATTGTTTCAAACCAGTTGACAGGACGAATAACGCATCTGTATCCAGATAGAGGAAGTGTGACAGGAACATCACACAGACTGGATTCATATGGCTGAATGATATTTGCATCTGTGGGAGGATTCTCAATTACCGTCACAGCTCTCATATCTTCTTCTGTCACTTCACGAACATGTACATTGACAACATTGGTTCTGGTGAGTTCATGAGCAACTTCTTCTGGAATGTTGACAGTAACAGGCTGACCAGGTGCAACATTGATATTGATGGTAGCTGGTTTTTCATACTGAGCTGTTGGTCTTGTGACATTTGCAGCATCTGCCGCAGCATTCTGGTCGGTATAAACGTTACCACTTTCCGGATCGATATGCTGCCAGTTCCGAAGAATAATCTGTTCAAATTCAGGTGTGATCTTATCACCGGTATTATAGTAAATACCCATAAGGTCACCTTCCACCTGCTGTAATCTTTCAGGAATGATGCCGCCATGCAGATGGTATTTTGCCTTTACTTGTTCAATCATTCCTGTTACGACAGCAAGATGATTTGCTTGATGCATGATTGCATCTTCTTGGAATGCGGGATCCAGTGAACGAGGTGGCATTACTGTCTTCGGCTTGTCGTTTGCATGTCTATCTTTCAAGATTGCTTCTTGTTCAGCTCTCTTTTGTGCTTCCAAATTTCTTCCTTCTTCTTCAATTTCTTTCTTAAAATCATTCAAACCATATTCGTCATCGTCATCATCCTCAATCGGGGGTGAGATTCTGGATACGGTGGGTTCTGGTATTTGAACCTGCGGAGTCATCATCGGTTCTTGTTGAGACTGTGTCGGTTCTTCTTCAGGTGCACCGAATGTGTCTCTGGCTTTGTTGATGATGTTTGCCAGTGGATCGATAAATCCAGTATTATCTGCCATAACTCAAAACGCTCCTTTATAAAGAATTTTTAATATACATATCATTGATAAGATATGAAATGAAAGGGTGTGTTTACACATGCATGAAAAATTATTATGGACCAATGACACTATCCAATATTTGTTTCATGGAAACATTATGGAATATGATATGGTCGCTGCTTCGTTATCCGTTTCAAAAAGATTTCAGCTGTTGGATAACGATACAATTGAACAGCTGAATCTGTTACCTAAGAAAGAAAGAACAAAAAGAGTTGGACTTATCCAGAGAGATGATAAAATCTATTCTGACAAGCTATTACAAGGTATTATTGATGTTAGAAAAACATTCTTAAGTAATAATGGTTTAGATGAAACCAATGTTTTATCATTGCATTCAGATGCATGTTTGTTCAACTCTAAAAAGAAAATACAATCCATTGCAGATGGAGTAGAATTCAGAAAGAAAGGACAATGGACAAGTTATTTGCGTTTTAACAAGATCGAGATGTTCTACGGAGATGGTGATATCACATACAAGAATGTCAACAAAGAAATGTTGATGGAACACACAATGGGGATCAACCAATATCTCATTAAAGTATTCCAAATGATTGAAGACTATGATGATTCTATATTGCAATATCTAGCAAGGTTTCAAACACAGTATCTACAAGACAAACTTCCCCCGTATTATTATCCATCCTTTGGTAGAGTCTCAGATTATAAAACTTACAATATGCAATTATTTGCGTTTGTTGTAAATGTGGTATTACAAGAAATGAGGAGTTGGTAAAATGTATAGAATCCGTTTTGCACCATATCTGTGCAATTATTATACGGCGAATCCAGAATTACAATGTTCACGTGTTTATTCGAATAAGCTGGAAGAAATTCATATGTTTTTGAAACAACACAATTTTGATGAAAACCAAACTTTCATTGAGAATATTCCAACGGATGTTGCAGAAGAAGATGATTTGGAAGAACATACCTTGGAATTATATTTGATGCAAAGCAATGAAGATGGTAGCCTTCATCAGATTTATTCAACAAGAAGATTCATCGATTTGGCAGTTAATTATACAGCTCAACGATTGAATGATACTTTGATACTTGGTGAATGTATCTTCCGTCAAGACATTGAAGTGATTAAACTAATCACAGAAAGTTTGGAAAGTATTCCCTGTACAGAGATTGCAGATTTCAATGCAGCCAATGACCAATCCGTTGATGATTGTGAATGGATGATTGTATCGAAAAGCGGGATGGATTGGTTAAGGGATGAGGAAGCAAATGGTCCATCGAATGATGTGACAGACTCTACCAAAATATGGGAAAGTATCTCACGAAATATAATGCCAGATGCACCGTTACCGATTACAATAGAAGCATATGTGGAATCCTTCGTTCAGATTATCATGAAGAATTATTATGGAGATTTGGATGATGGAGATTTCGAATGGGCTAATTAAGGAGGAGATGATACAATGGCAAAAGAGAAACAAACACCAACAGAACTAGTGTTGTCACACAAACCCAAGAACTTTAAATATCGATTTGTCATTAAAGATGATGCATTATTGAAATCCTTACAAGAGGAAGGTTTCAACTTTGATGAACTCGATACCATTCATGATGATGAATTAGTTCATATTGCATTACAAACGGAATGCAAATTATATGAACGAACCATTATTGGAAAAGCAAAAGAACCAACAACGATTGAGAATGGTGTTATCGTATCCAAGAAAATGGTAACAAAGGCAGATAAAAAGTTACAACAATTCGGGATAGGATATTTTGACCATAATCAAATGCATTATGTTGTCATGCGTATGTATTATGAGAAATTTGACATCATAGAAATATTTGTATTAACATAATAGAGGGGCCGTATGGCCCCTCTATTATATATAAATTGATTTATCAGCCGGAAGTAGGATTGTTGATTGCATTCATTCTTTCGGTGTAACCGTCGGAAATGTTTGTCCAAGAACCTTCTGTCTGATCGATTTGCTTACCACTGTAAATGTGTGTATGCTTAAACGGTGTAACGTTAACATCTCTAAGACCTTCACGTTGATCGAAGTTGCCTTGAGCACGGAATGCAGGATAGTTACCAGCAGCACTCTGAACAGCATCAAGAGTAGGACGATTACCGTCATTGAACATTTTGGTGTCAATTTGCTGATTAGACAGATCTTGTGCATTTCTGAAGAAGGCATCGCCAGCACCAGGATTGAAGTTCAAGCTATTGCCGAAGATCGCAAACTGGTTCACATAACGAGCAGCAAGGTCATTGATATAAGTGGATTGTACAAACTGGCAGTTGAACTGCAGCTGGATTTGCTGAAGTGCAGACTGACCTGTGTTTGTATGGTTGAAGATATCAGAACCAACCTGAGCAGCAGGGATACAACCCAATGCAGCAATTGCAGCTTCTACACGAGCACCGGATCTGTCAAGAGCGATGATCAAGAATTCTGCAACTTCCCATGCAGGAGATGGTTCCAAAGCTTCACCTGTACCTTCGCCAGAGCCGGTAGGACCGGTGGAGAATACAGGCTGTAGGACATTGTTTTCATCTTGAGAACCTGCAACGAGACCATGGTATGTGGTCAAACCAGTAATCTGGTCGGCGATACCATTTACCCACATATTATGCACGTTGGCAATCGGACGACCAACCAGTTCTGGAACGGTGATTGTCAGAGATTGACCTTGTTGTGCATTCTGTGTGGTAGCAATCGGAATTGTTCTACCAGCGAAACCACCCTGGATCTGAACAGTACCAAGCTGCTGATCCTGGATATTACACTGGATTCCCATGTTGTAATATTCAATGACTTTTTTGTATGTCCAGAATGGAGAGTCAGGACCGTAGGAGTTAAAGGCATTGAAATACTTCATCAGGAAGTAAGGACCACGATACATAACGCAAATAACACGGTTCGTGGTTTCCGGGTTCAAACTTCTTAGGGTATGGACGTCAGGGGTGAGACCACCCAGCATACCAGTATACTGGGTAAGGTCACCATTATATTCACGAATACCACTTTGAAGGGTAATTGCACTATTTGCCATAGATGTTCACTCCTTTCATTAAGATTCACGTCTGTTGACGTTCACGATAATCGGAACACGGAGTAACAGACCACGGAATGTGACATTGACATAGCATACAACAATTTCTCCACCATCGGTATTGATATCCTGTTCGAATTGGATATCGAGAGACTGTACCATGTTGCCAGCCCAACCGGAGAAGATATTGTTAACTGTTTCTGTCATAGAAGAAAGAATACCATCATCGACATATTCCAGCAGCCATCTGTCAATCTTGTTCTGGAGCAGATATACGAGTCTGGACAGTGTTCTCATATTGCTTTCCTGAAGAAGATCGGATGTGCCGGTTTCTTCTCTGTAGAGAGTTCTCTGAGACTTACGTTTCAGACTTCTGCTTTCATCCAGTACCCAGCTATTACCGCCAGATGTGTACAGAAGTTCTTCCAAATCCCAATCGGTTGTATCGATATCCGGGAAGAAGCTGGTGTATTCGTCCGGTCCAATTGTTGTGTAAGTATTGACGAATGGTTTGTTGATTGAATATCTCTGAATATGATCAAACATGTGGTCAACCAATCTCTTGGTGTAGGTATATGTCTGACCATTCAATGCGGAAGTATAACCACCGATATCCCATGATGCATTCGGATTGGTGAATCTGGAACGGAAGGATTCGTTCATCTTCTTGATCATTTCGATATCACAGAAACCAGAGTCGAGATGGAGAGATAGACCAGAGCCAGGACCAATCGGTCTCTTGCTTTCCGGAATGCCCATGTAGCATCTCTGAATCATCAGATCATACATTGCTTGCTTTACGTCGATATCAGTAGAAATGGTAGATGAAGCAATCATCTTGGAGTTTGCTGCAAACTCTTCCTTTTCTTCATCAGTAAAGACGGTGGAAGCATAGATATAATCTTCGATTGTCGGTGCAGAGAATGGTAGTGCTTTGATACCGAGAACGGTATTGAAGCCACCATCAAACAAGAACTTCGCAGGTACACGTGCAGGAGAAAGAATACGAGGATCCAATTCACCCTTGAATGCTTGTACCAGAAGATCAGAATATCTCAGTTTGAATTCAATCGAGGTGATCTCATTCTTGTCATAAGCGTCAAAGAATCCAGTAGTACCACCAATTACTGGCATACCACCCTGTTCAGATTCTGGAGAAATACCATAATTTGCAATGTAATAATTTGCAGGAATCACAGCAGTTGTTTCCGAAAGTCTGAATGTGGAATTAGACATACTGGAGATTCTGTATCTCTTGATGTATGTGTCGATAGAGTCAAGAACTCCAATTAGCTTGATCAATGCTTTGTTTGTATGATCAGTTCCAGCTCCAGTTCCAATATGATCATCTGCAGTGTTGCCAAGATAGATATAGTCATACTCTTGAGAATCCATATTAGTTGTAATATTGATTCTCGGAGGTAATGTGGAACCACGATATTGATTGTATGTTGTCACATCATAAAGAACCGGTGTCAGTTTATGAGATTCCTTATCTTCTTTAAAATATGCAATTATATCAACCAGGTTGTTGGAAGTGATCTTAATACCAAGGTCTCCAGCAGGAGTCTGTGAATAGTCATCAAGTTCAATCGGATTCAGATCGATAGCGCCTGGCAAATCATTGATTACGATCGTGCCATATTTAAAATATGCACCAGGGAGTATAGATTCATCAAGTTGCTGATTTTCTCCTTCTCCTTTTATGGCTGTTACAACCTTAGATCTCAAAACAATGATATCATGGATTGCAGATTTATTGTAATAAGATTCATAGTTCAAACATGCATAGTAGTTATTTGGATAAGCTTCAATGCTCGTGATATGTGCGCCTGTTGCGCTTGCATCATAACCTGTAATACGATACAACTTAAATTTTTTAATATTAGAAATCTTTTCAGTATAAGTAACTGCAATTGTTGTACCATAGCTTTCATAAGCATTAGTGGTACTATTGATAACATCTCCGGCATAACCAGAAGAATTTCCAATCTGCTTATTCAGGAAATCCTTCATTGTGGTTGTATCAGGAAGATCATCAGTAACAGTCTCTGTATATTTGAATACTTTCTTGATTGTGGTGGATGAACCTTTATCGCGTTCATATCCATCATTGGTGTGTTTGAAGTTATACAATTTTGGAATATTTACAGACATACATGCACCAGTGAACTGCTGAATGGAAGAAATGATACTGATAGAAGGTTGTGTGGTGTCTGCATTTACTAGATACATTTGACCGGGAACCACATTGTCGATTTTCATAATAGATTTTTTATCATTCTCCCGTATCTGCTTTCTTTTATCAGCATCATCAATTATAGTTCCTTCATTATTTTTTCGATCTTCGACAAAGATTGTTTTCGCATATTCTCCAACAGTGCTTACATTCAATTCTGCACAAACAGAATTATCTGCTACATATGCAGTGTTTCTACCATTGCCTGCTTCCCAAATGTTTCCAGTGTTAGTACTGCTCAGAACTTGATTTCTACCGTACAGATCATTCCAATATGGATAAATCTTTTCATCAAAGATTGCACCAAGAATTTCATTGGAAGTAGTCTTATTAGACTCAGTATCTTCTCTACGACCAGATTCATGGTCTTCAACAATAATGTTTGTTTTATCCAGTTGAGGAATGTCAGAATTGAGCATGTCCACTGTATAGAACGGAATGTCGAGATTATCAATCTCAACACCATTATTGTTATAAAGATATTTACCGAAGATGATATCGAACTTATTTACGTTCATATCATTGTAAATGAATTCATAAGAAGTTTCACGCTCAGCGTATTCCGGCGAACGGTTTTCTCTGTTGTAGTTGAACACTTCTTGCCACTTTGCAAATACTTCTTTGATGGCATCTTCATTTACATAAGGAATCATGATAGAAGAGCCTTCCAGTCTCTTATTCATCTGCACGTTAACTGTATCCATATTGGATGTGATACCATATGCACTCAGTTTTGTTTCATAATTGATAAGAGCAGCTGTAAACCTTTCAACTTCAATTGAAGTAGAATATCTATTATCCAAAGTACCAAAGTTGTAGATTGCGTTAGCAAATTTCTTTCTTTGGGCATAGCTTGGTTTATTGATATATACTGAGAAATTATTGTAAGTAGAACCTCTACCAGCTGACACATATGTCATGAGAACAACTCTGTGCCAGTGTTGATCTGTTGCAACGTCAACATCATCAACAGTATCACTCTTCAGTCTTGTGAAAGTAGCTTTTGCAAGACGTTCTGTATTCTTATATGCAGCAAGATTGATACCAGCAGATGCGAGATCGGTTTCTACTGCTTGTACAAGCTTGACTTCCAGTCTTCTTTCTGTTGCATCTGGGATTCTCCAATACAGATATAATACAACAACGCCATACTGTGCATCAGGAGGTGTGATACGGAGCAACTTGACAGGAACATTCTGTGAAATCAGACTGGTAGGATATTCCACGCTCTGTCCATATTTTTTGATATCTTTTTCAGCAAGTGCTTCTACACCGAATGCTTTGTTCAGTACATCAGAACGAGTAACTGTTACAACACGATTATCTACACCCATCGGCATACCAGTCACAACGATGGTTGCCAGTAGAGATGGATCGTATGTTTCAGTAACACCGAGAGTTCCAGTGTATGCTGAATTATCTACAATATGAACAAGACTGTGAGGAAAAGAATATTTCATTCCAAATCTTGAATCAATCATATGCCTAATCTCCTTTACTATAAATTTGAATAGTTGTATCAGAATCTACGGAATCGGGTATAGAGCCTGAACAATTATAATTTTGTGTGTATTGTACAACTACTTTGGAACGCCCCATATGGGGCGTTCACATATTTTCTATTTTTTTTTAATTTTTGATATATATATAATTAATATGATAAAGAAGATAATAAACTTTATCAAATCATCAGTATTAACGATTCATCCCTCATCAAGGGAATGCAATTACGCAAGTAAATGAATCAGACTTAGAAGATGATCACTGATATAGATTAGAGTCTTTGATATCATATTAAACCCTTCAGGTTGTCATAGCGAGTGTTGAATGCATATATACCTTGGATCTTGTATAAAGATCGCACCTGAGCAAAGGGTATCCTAAGGAGGATTTACTATGGCAAGAACAATCAAAGCAGCAGAATTCAGAACAGTTGATGGTGGAGGTCTGTACGTACCTGTGGCTATTGTAAACTATATTCTGAAAGTTGAACATGAGGAATTCACAGATGAAGCAATTGCCTGGAGACTCTGGAGAAAATCAGCATGGACAAAGGCTCATCTTGATGAGTCTTTTGATCGCAAAAGTCTTAGAGCTTTCCTCAGATATGCAACTGGTGACAATGACTCATCCCACATCCTGCACCATTTCCATGTTCACAGAAATATCGCCGATGTTGAATCCATTTGCGACATGGTTTACAAAATCAAGAAAGCTGTAGAAAATCATGCATATACAATCGTGACAATTAGAGTTAACGACTGATATGCTTGCTGAAATCCACACCTGCGTGGCCGCCGTCAACGCGCAGGTTGTGGATAAAGAAAAGTGGAGAGTATCGCCGTCGCTCTCCACTTTTTCTTTTTTATTTTTTTCTCAACTCGTAAGTCCGATTCAAAGAATCTTTTGCATAACCAGCTTCACGATTGATTTCCGTAATGTCTGATACGGGATTCGGATAATCGTCCAACAATTCTCCAGATTCAGAAAATGTTGCAAATTCCGTATCTTCATCAGAATCCCCGATCAACACAACTGTTGTTGGATTCTCCGTTTCATATTGTGTATACTTGTCTAACTTTCCTAAACCAATGGCTCCATTCAGAATATCTTCTGCACGATCGATATCCGAAGCAATGGTTTGTGGATCATAAGAGTCATTATAGTTAACGGGAACCCCAGCTGGTAATTTATCAAAGATATCATCCAATACAGAATGTCCGATATCCGAACCAGTTGTTGGTAATACTCCAGGATCACCACCTTGTGGAGTGCCACCACGTGCAAGCTGTTGCTGTTGTTGTTTCAATCGTAATTCAGAAATGTTTTTCTTGATATTGATCATTTCTTTATTGATACCGGTAACAGCAGATCTTGCGGCTGTTAATGCTTGCATTGCTTCAATGTCATTTTCATTTAATCCAAACTTATCTTTGTCTTTTAAACCTTCCATCAATTTCTTTTCGAATAGCTTTGTGATACGAACCTGATCAGCTGCTGATGTACGTAGTGCAGCCAACTCAGCCGTGTAGATTTTGTTTGGATCAATCTTATTGTCAATAATTGTTGCGGGTGCTCGAGAAGACTCATCGAATGATGCGATAATCCCAGTGACACCTCCCCAGTTGTCATGTGCATATGGGGAGATATACT